TTAAAAAACATACAGATATAAAAAATAAAATTAGTAGTATATAACGAATATTGTTTAGGCTACATTTTGCCGGAATGTCCTAATATGGTTTGTACTTTGTCGGATAGTGTTTTGAAGGGTACGACAATAGGGAATTATACGAATATCTATAAAACATAAACAATTTAATAACAATAACATAAACTAATAGGAGATAATAAAAATGAAAGCAACTAATAGCACAGACACTTTGTTCATGGAAATTTTTAACGAAAATAATTGTCTTTGCGCTTTTGATATCACATTTGACAAGAAAGATAAAACGTTTCTAACTACAAAAACCAAAAGTTCAGCTTATTATTTTTGTAACAACGTTTTGATAGATATAAATCTAAGCAAAGCGTATGCTACTGATAGTTATGTTTGTAAAAGTAGAAATGTGAAAATATCTAATCTTTTTGGTAATTGGAATAAGCATATATGTATATCTTTTGACGTTTTCAAAAAGGTAGTAGGAAAAGACTGCAAAGTTATGGCTAATTGTGACAATAAAGAAGGACAAGTAATCGTAACAATTAAAACAACTAACGGTGAAATTTTCGAATGTCGCTATAATGATTTTAACAAAAATATAAATATAGAAGAAGTCTTTCCTATTTTGTATAAAGAGCTAAAATTAACAGTTAAGGATGGTAAACAGTTTGCGAAAGACATAAAAACTATATCTAAAGTTTCGGAATTTGTTTCTTTCGAAGTAGAAAAAGGATCAGACCGGTTAAGAGTAAATTATATTACGGAGTTTGGCGTAAATGATAGAGAAAATAAATACGGAGAATTTCATGTACAATTGTCTGAACCGTCTAATTTTACATGTAGAATGGATAATAAGATAAGCAGGGTTATTTCTTGTTTGAATGGTTGGAATGGTGAAATATATGTTACAAAAGAAAACTATAATTACAAACTTTCTTTTGTCTCTGATAGTTGCGTTAATTGTTTTATGGTTAACGCCAGAAACAAAGTAGATTATTTCCCAAACCAATTAACGCCTGTTTCTTGTGAAGAAGAAGAAACAAAAGAATCAGACACAAATATTAAGCCTATAGGAACTTTGGAAAATCAAAACGATACAAACCTACAGGAAAGCAAAGAAAGTGCCTTAAATACGATAGGAATAAGCAAAAACGAGTGGGAAAAGATAGAGTTATCTCTAAAAGATACTTATAATATAGTGTATGAAGACGGGATAATGTCTTTTGTCCCCAAAGATAGCAGCAGTTTTATAAGTAAGATTTATATCTGGACTTATACAGAACGTTTGGGAATATATTCAAAAGTAGGTGTTAGCACAGAAAAGGATATAAATACAAACATTCCTTTTGTAGAATTTTTAGAGCAGTCTTTAGTGGATTTAAAGAGACACGCCACAAATAAAGTATTTTTCTTCATGGAGAAAGACGGTTATCGTTGGAAACAACCGAACGCGCAAACATTTCACCTATTCAAGAACGGGAAGAAAAAGACGTTTAAAGACGAGTTCGAAGCATATAACTTTGTTCGAGACAAAGAGAACAAAAGATATTTTGACTTTAATGTCTCTGACTATACGGATGATATGATAGAAGTAACCGGACTCGACTTGGAAAGCATCTCATCTAAAGTAAAACAGGATAGCCCAAAAGAGTTAAAAGTTATACAGGATATAAAGCTATATGATAAAACCGGGAAAATAGTGTTTACTTATGATAATGGAAACACAAATACTATAATAGAAACAACTTTCAACGGCGACAGTGTGTTGCAAAGTGTATTACAAAAGATAAACGAAAGCATGTAACGCTATGATCCGGTTAAACAAATTCCTTTCCTTGTTTGTCTCTAAAAGGCAGATAAGGAAAGAAAAAGGAAAGAATAGAATGAAGTATTACACAAAAGACAATGTTAAGTTTGTAACATGGAAATACAATGCCGGCGTGCCGTGCTTCTATTTGAACAAATCTGTAGATATTGTGAATGTGCTTCTATTGAATGATTCAAAAAAGTTACAAGGTTTTTTCTGTAAAGGATATTTTGTAAAGAATATCCTAAAGAAAAACAAAAAGAAATTTTTGCCGGGCAACTTTTATCAGTTCCTTTATAAATTGGTATATGTCGGCTACAAAATAGAAAACGGAGAAAGACTGAAAATGTATCAGCTTAAAGAGGTTGCATATTTTGAAAGTGTTTAGCCTTTCCAAAGAAAAAGATTTGTATATCTTTGCTATGTGTAGAAAATTTTATGTTTGTTATATTATTAGTTTAGTTATTCAATTGGTATTTAGTAGTTTAATTAGTTTATGTTATTATTTTGTCCTTACCGGTACGCGATGTATAGGTAAGGACTTTTGTTTTTGTCCTTTCTTTAGTGTAGTTTTGCCACATAATAAGAACAACCATTAAATTTTTGTCAAAATGAAACTACAAAAGTCTGTAGACAAACCTTCTATAGTTTGCGATAACTGTAGATACAGAATCGAATGTCCCTATGTGGACAAATCAGAATGTTTTGAATATAATAGTGCACAGCTTTCTAAATCTCAAATAGAGGAATTGAATAATGAAGAAGGGGAAACAACTTACTAATAAAGATTTACCGGCTATTTCCCAAAAGGACTTTGTGGAAATAATAGAACAAGCTCCAGAAGTGATCCAGACCGCTTCCAGTGAGCTAAAAAACGCTTTTGTCGCTTTGGAAACGGCAGAAAGGGCACTTTCTGAATCGTCTTACCGTTTCTTTGTCTTTGAAGGTAAAGACGGGGAGGAGATTACAGCCGATTTGAAAAGTTATTCTGCGAAGGGTTTTATCCTTCGTCACGGTGGAAAAGAATCGGACGTAAAGAAAGCACAACGACATAAAGAAATGTATGTTATGCCTCTCATAGAAGAAATAAAGAGGTGCAAAGAGGTATTCAACGACATTTACCGAAAAGAAATGCTTTCCTCCGTTACCCCGGAGATCATGACCTATATCGTGAAGCTATTCGGGGAGATGAACGGCGTTGATGATGTCCAGAAAATCCTAAAGGAAGAAAAGAAGATAAAACTTACCCAAAAGGAACTACAGGCTATCTTTGCCAAAAAGAAAGCAGAAATCGAAAGCAAACGTGCTGTGTTCCTTGCTTCATCCAATCAATACAAGGTAGCAACGGAAGCTGGGAGGCTACAGATCATCAACACTATTATAATAGACCTACAACACCGGTATCAAAAATATTTGGCAGAAGAAAAGGAAGAAAAGGCACTTATATTCGAGCGGGAAATAAGAAATATGCTCGAACAAGCTCGGAAAGAAGTAAAAGGAAATGAACTAAAACTGACCGTAGACGGAAAAATAGACATTGTCGCTACTTTGCACGGACAGGAAAACGTTTCCCGTGTATTCCGTACACTTCCTATCAATTCTATCATAATAGGACTTGTCGCTGCAAAATCAGGTCTTGACCCTACAGTATTGGTGCATCAACTTGCAACAAGCTACTACAAGGACTTCAACGGCTTCAACAAAACTATTCTGGGTAGGGAAAAGATTATGCTCCCGGGTGATCTGATCCGTGCGGCCAACTGGGAAGAACTGGAAAGGCAAAATCAAAAGTTCTTAGACGAAATGACACCTTATGAAGCGCAGGAGCCTACTTATATAGATGATGAAAGAAAAGCCTCTGTAAAGGACAGATTAAAGGCTTTACGACTTAAATAGGAAAGGGAGCTATGACGAACAAGGAAAGAAAGATAAATCTCTATATAAAAAGAGTGGAAAGGTTTAACGAGCTTTGTCCTTCCAACGGGTTCCTGTGGGGAAGTACGATCATAAAACCTATTACAAGAAGGAATTTGAAAATAGCTCTGTCGGAAGAAAAGGAAGAAAGTATAGACCGGAAGATAAAAGGAGTAGAAAAGTTTATAAAATATCTGGAAGGGGACGCAGGCAGTGACGGAAGAAAAAGAATGCTGCCGGAACTGAAAAAGTATCTGGTAAATGTAAAGGACGCGAAAATAAAAATATCCCCATCTATAAAAGTGTTTGTAAACGGGGATATAAGATCGCGTTTGTCTCTTTTGGAAAAGAAAGACGGAAAATGGACTGTATCGGATTACCGGGGAACAGTATTGAAACTAAAAAATCAAGAATCAGCCCTTCAAAGGGAAATCCTATTCAGGTTGAAAGCAAAATACGATCGGTCGATCGTACCCAATACAAAAACCATTTTCCGGGCTTATTCTTAACCCAGGTACATCTCTCCATGTAGTTCCGGGTATTTGGAATCCTGGATAACATTCTTTATCTTTGTCTCATTCCAAACAGGAACAGCATTCTTTGCCGGGATGATCACAGGTTTCTTTTTGGGAGTTTCAACATTCTTCTTTTCGTGAAGCATTACTATTAGTTTTTAAAGACGAAAGGGCTAAGAACCGATTTTTACAGATTGAGTTCAAAGCCCTTTCTTGATTAACGTAATTAATTAACAACGAGATTGTTAATGTGCCTACTCTGTTAAGGATTTTCGGCATCCTCCTTTATCAAAAACTTTAGATTTATATAGAGGAATATAGAATAGATTTTACTATTTCATGATCTCACCTCCTTTCTTTTAATAGGGTTTGCAACTCGATTGACTATGTGAATAATTATACAGGAAAATCAGTTATTCTATTGTAATCCAAATATCTTCCTTTGAAGAAGAAAGTTTAGAATATACTTTTTCAAACGCTTCTTTGATAGAAGTAAGCCTTCCTATTTCTGTATTAAACCCTACCCCTATACATCCTTCTACATTGTCGGCTGTGGCGGAAGAATGAATCAAAATGCCAGAGAATCCTTTTACTCCTTCTAATCTTGGAACCTTCCCTTTACATACATTCATATAAAATTCTTTTTGGCTGAATTTAGGTGACACTATGTTCACAAGAACTTTATATCTTCCGGTAGGAATAGCTGTTTGTCCATATATTTTTTTAGATTTTATTTCTTCTTCTGACATGCTTTGTGTCAGTCCTCTGTCGGTGTCTTCAATGGTGTTACAAATAAATTCACCATCAATATACAACCTTCCTATTGTATATTTTTCTTTTTTCCATTTTCTATCTACTTTAATTTCCATAACTAATTGATTTTAAAAAGTTTATAGCAAATTAATCATATCGTCTACCGTCACTTCCTTTAGGTTTATGTCGGGATATTCGTCTTTGATCAGTTCGTCTATGTATTCTACATCTTCAAACTTTTCCTGCTGAATCAAGAGGTTTCTAAAACCTATGAGATAGTTAAGTCTTACAGAATCAATTCTTGAATCTATTGCCATGCAGTAGTGTCTCAAGTTCTTAACTCTCAACCAAAGAACAAATACAGTCCCCAATAGGAAAACCGTTATTATTCCCAGTAATACAATGCAAATTGTCGAAAATTCCATGTCTTTTATCGTTTGTAAGCCATTTTTTCTAACTCCACAGTAGTTATATTCTCCGGGATTGTTTTAAGGCGTTTATAACGTCCTCTTTCAATCCGTTCTATAAATCCCGCTCTGTAAAGATAGGTAATAGTTTTTCTAAGTGTACCGTTAAAGAATAAATTACATCTCGACACATCGTAAAACTCAAATGGACGGTCTATGGAATTAATATGTCTAATGAGCTTTTGAAGCTCTGTTTCTTTCTTTCTGCTCATGTCTTGTTGTTTTTAAATTGTACTTGTGAAAAAGTAGGAAAACATGTTATGAAAATATTAAATCTATTACATTTCTTTATAAGTTTCAGAATATACTTTCTTAACAAAATACATTCGTAATCCTTACTGGGTTAAACAATAACCCTCTATCGATTATCCTTTGAATAGATTCACAGGAATCACCGACTACTTTTCTCATAATGTTTAATGCACCATTGACATCCGCATTAATAAGTTTTCCTACTGATGATTGAAACAATCCTCGTTTCTTTCTTCTTCCTAAATAGCTCTTATGTCTTCCTATCTTCTCAAATGCTAATGAATCACATTTTGAAGTATATGATTCTTCATGAATAACTATTTCAATACCAGCTAACTCGCATTTATATTCTAAGTAACTAACCAATCTCGCAAAAGGGATTTGTACAAACTTTTGGTTATTCTTTTTGCCTATATTTACATTTTGTTTCCATCCCTTGTTATAGCCTACAACTAATTTTGTTATCTTAAAATCAACAAGCAAATCAACTATCTTTCTACTAATTTTATGAAAGACATCTTCTATGTACTGTTCTCTATCATAATATAATTTCTTTATTCGTCTTGTTGTTCCTTTTATCTTTTGCAAATCCTTGATACTATTTAGTTTAGCAAGTTTCTTATTGAAAAATAGATTGTATGATTTGATGAATTTACCACTAAAAAGGATAACAAAATCCTCACTGATAAGAGTTACCAAATTGTCTATTCCTAAATCAATTGAAGCAATTTTTTCTTTTCTCTCTTTAGGTGTTTCAACATCTTTAACTTCGTAAATTACCTCGACTTTATATCCTTTATTTAATGGTTTTATTCTAACTTGTTGGAAATCTTTTATCAAATCAGAATACTTCTCATATTGAGGAATACTTATTGAAAGCTCTTTTGATAAAATAATTTTTCCGTCTTCAATCTTACAACTTTGATTCGTATAATATAAAGAAAATTCCGAACCTCTCTTTTTGTAACTTGGAAGTCCAGGTTTTTCTTTATATTTACTGGGATACTTCTTATAATCTTGGGCTGATTTATAGTAGCTTTTAATGTTTTTATCCAATACCCTAAGAATCTGCTGGGAACATTGTGCCTTTAATAGTCTATAATTAATATCTCCATCCAAGTTCTTGGTTTTCTTCATAATAGAATCAAGTTCAAAATAAGATAACCACTTATCTTCTTTAGAGAGCGTTTCTCTGAAAATATATAACGCCTGATTGTACAAGTTATTGCTAATCTTGCACAAGGATGATATATCTTCATTTTGTCCTATATTGAATTTATACACTAATTTCATTTTCAAGATTCTTGCTGATTAATTCAAGTTTACTCTCTTCTTTTTAGAATACATTTCAATCTATCTCTATATATGTTTCTATTTCTGTAAGAGTGACGGATTTAATAACCAGATCATTAATATCTGACAGAAAATCAAAATACAGCTTTGTTCTTTCTATGGCTTCCGTATCGGAATCGGATTTAACCATCAAAACAGCTTTCTGCATTTTTACTTTTCCTTTAGGGGTCGCTTCTGGATAGTAGGAAACGACTTTGAAAAATTTCTCTCCCTCTCCTACTACAGAAATAATATCTGTTTCCTTGATAGGAGAAATTTTAAAATCTTCATTTGTTTCTTTTGCCCCCCAATCAGTAGTGATCGCTTCTACTTCCGTATAGGTGTAAGCCCTGACAAGAATAGTTCTTTTAACAGGTATTCTTGGCGGTTTAAAACCGTCTGGATTGTCTGTCCAGTAATTTATAGTTGATTCGAAATACATACTGTCATTAGATTAATGATTGTAAAATAATTCCTTTTGTAAAATCGCATTCTTCGCTACCTCTTGGAATGATAACGAAATTCTTAGACGGTGATTCCATCTTAAAATTGTAGGTTATTTCCGGGTCGGGAAGGAAAGATGCTTTTTCTATGTACAGAAACTTTTTGGCTTTCTTTCTCCATGCGGGAAAATCATAGGAGAAAAGCGGTATCCCTTCTGCCGACAACAAAGACATCCAGTTTCCCCACATATCCATTACAAGAAGTCCTGCTGTTGCCTTGAAGCTGTCGCCGGTATTTAAAGTAAAATTCATTACATGGTTGTAACCGTCTTTGATACACTCTGCAAGCTCCCTCCCAAATTCTGAATGATTTTTTAATGTGACTGCAAGAGTGAGATGCCCGGTTTCATATATCTCATCACATCTCATGGCTCTTGCGTCACTGTCTAAAGCAACAAGGACATCTTTTGTGATTCCGTCATTCTTCCCCATCTTCCTTTTTATTAGGGATAAGAAGAACGGATGGTACGCCATTACAGCCTTGGTTCAAAGGTATCTCATTCCATTTGCCTTTTGTAATGGCTTTCACTTTCAAGAATACATCCAAAGGAACACCCAACATTAACGGTTGCGGTTTATAGGAATGATCCTTTCTCCATTTTGCCATTTGAAGCTCGATGTTTGTCTTTACAGCTTCCATAGAAGGTAAATAAGATCCCAGCTCTTCTATTTTGCTTGCATTGAAAAGCGAAATTTTCCCATTTTCATGAGGAACAATGATATAAAATTTATTCTTTTTCATCTTCTTAGTTTTTGATGTTGCAAATGTAACATTATACTGTTACATAATCGCTCTTTTATAGTTAAAATACGTAAAATTGTCAGTTTTTCTTTCTTTTGTTTGTTACTTATAAAGGCGATTCTTCTGTATCTATATGGCAATAAACCAGTTCTTCCTTTGCCCTTGTAATAGCAACGAACTTCAAGCAATCCTCTGCATACAAGGCTTTAGGTGTCTTTGCAAACTTGGAAGGAATTAATTCAGGATTTAAAAAGAAAACCCGTTTTGCTTCCAACCCTTTGCTTTTGTGTATGGTAGAAAGAATGATGCCTGTTTTGTCATCAGAGAAAATGTTCTTGATCTTTTGTTTCAAAGCTAAAAAAGAACCGGGAAAACGTTTGTACAGGGTTTCAATGATGGAAACTTTTTCTTTCAATGCCAAATAAGAAGCATTGTTGATAATAGCGATTTCGGATAAACCTCTTTTTTTCAATTTAGAGGCTTTGTCTTCCAATAGGAGGTACAGGTCATCCAAACAGCTTTGATTATCCATCAGCCGACAAAGATTTTCCCCGAAGTCCCGTCCCATGATGGATGCTTTCTTTCCCTTTTCCAGTAACATAATAAAAGCAACGACTAATGGAAAGTTGTTCCTACAAAGAATGAAATCCCCACTTTCGGCTTCAAAGATGTCACCACTTCTTACAACACCTTCTTTTGCTGTGGCGGCACATTCCGTACCGGGAAACACTTCGTTTGCTCTTTCAACAATTTTCTTTGCACATCTGTAAGTAACAGAAAGTGGGAGGCAAATTGTATTCGGCATTTCTTTTATGGAATTGAATACGTCCAAATCGGAACCCATGAAATTATAAATAAGCTGTTTTGAATCTCCTACAGCAACAAATCTTCCTCTTGGTTTGATATATCTTTGTAAAATTTCCTTTTGAAGTGTAAATAAATCCTGACAATTGTGTACAACTATACCGTCATTTGCATTTTTACCTTTATCAATATTTGTGGTAAGCCCACTTGTAATGATAAAATTATGATTGTCTTCCACTTCTATATCAAAGACCTCTCCCATTTTTCCTTCTTTTGCAATGTTGGTTACACAAACATTACCTTCGTTGAGAATAGACATGTCCCATTTATATGATCCGGCAAAATGCTGATAATCTTTTGGTATTTTATATTTCATTGAAGGATGCACATAGGGTGTAATGTTTTCAAAAAATATTTGCCAAGAAGATGCACTAATATATAGATACCAATAGGTTTTCCCGGATGAAGAAGATTTTGATTCACGTATTTTATTTTGAATACCCATGATGGTCATTCTTTTAGAAAGGATTCCAATAAGTTTTTTGGATGTCGCACAGCTATACAGATAAACGCTTGATCCGTTGAAGGAGCCATCATCCATATATAAAATCGCCAATTGTTTAAATGACAATCTTTTTAGGATATTCTCTTTATTCATTTCCTCTGGATAAAAACATATTCCTCTTGTGCTAAATCTATAAGCTATTTTTTTGGAAAATCCATTTTCAGTAAGTATTTCTATATCATCGTATCTTCCTAACAAACAGCTTTTCCAAAAGAGATATTCCAATTGCTTTTCTCCGTGTATAAAAGAACATCTATAAGTATTTAAAGATATCTTTTTTAAACTTCCATCTCCTATGCTACTTATTAATACAAAATCTTTTTGGTCTTGATTTAAACTTCTGTGATATGGCTGATCCGAAGTGCTTGATATCAGAATTTCACCTATACTTAATTCATCTGCCCTTTTCCATCCTTGCGCAGTAAGGAACAAATGATTAAAAGTACACTCTATCTTTCTTTTCCCGGCCACAGTAATTTTCATTACTTCCCTGTGTCCTTTTGAGCTTGCGTTTAGAACTTTTTTTAGTTCAAACTTTCTTTCTTGTTCATTGTAAGATTTAACTAAAATTATTTCACCATTGTTTATTCTACTTGTAATTTCATCTATCCTCATTTTCCCATTACTTGTTGCAACGCAAGTTTTGCCCACAAAACATTCATCTGCCATAACAACTTGATACTTAGGAAAGTTCATTTCATCCACAAAATTATATGGAATCCATAACATATCTGGAAAGTCCATTTTGAAAGATTTGTTGTCTTGTATTTTGGCACAATCCTTTCTCCACCTTTCATTGATTTTATTCAGATCATTTATCATTAAATTTTCGTAATCCAAATCATATTCAATACAAAGCGCAGAGACATTTCTTTCGTTGATTTCACAAAGCGACAGCCTAATCTTTTCCCACAATTCTTGTAAGGCAAAATAATATCGCATTTTCTCTTTGTACTCCTTTTTTCTAAAATCAAACAATTCCATACAAAGAGAAAAGCATTTGTTTTCTTCAAGCTGCATTCGGAATCGAAAATTTTTCATTAATGTACGAAGCCCCATTGAATGAAAAGTATTACACTCTACTGTAGTAGGCAGTTTTGTTTTTAGTTCTTCCGCAATGCTTTTGTTGAAAGCCATAAACAAACAACTTGTACCTTCTTTTGTTCTATTGCATAACTCTTTGAGTGTAAATGTTTTACCGCTACCCGGTGCAGCTTCTACTACTATGTTTTTATTGGTATTTTCGTAAGCATCGAAAATAGCCAATTGATACTTGCTCCATTCCATAATTCTTTTCGTTCGCTTTTATTGTTGTTAATCTTCTTTTCTTAGATAATGAAGAAACTCGAATGGTTTTCTTGTTTCTTCCAGATAATGATCGTCTTTATCGTTGGTAAAAGCCTCTTTCTCAAAAGAGATATTTTTATAAGCCTTTTTAAAGCTCCAATAACGTATTGCTCTAAATAGGTATTCTGTTCTATACCAAATAAAGAACGGTATTACCAATAATTCCATCTGTTGTCGCAGGTGTATGCTTTCATGATTGATCGTTCTCTTTCCTATTGGCTTATATTCTTTCCTTACAAAAATGAAAGGAAAGATGGTCATTGCCACATATCCCTTGAAAGGGATCAATTTATTGTATATAATTATCTTTTTCATATTCACTGAATTTCTTGTAATCCGCCAAATAGTCAGCAATGAAATTTCCGCAAACAATAGGATCATTGAAATCTTTCCCATGTCCCGGAATCCATTTGACCTTTATTCTTAGTTTTGTATGTTCTAAAACTTCCATGAAGATTTTCTCCCACAAATCCTGATTTTCTACACGTAAGCCCTCTCTTACCCAATCTACAAATTTATACCTCAATTGATCGGCTACATATTGGCTATCTATATAGAAGGTAACGGTTGCCCTTAAATCCTTTCGAATAGCTCTTAGAGCCATCAAAACGGCTTCCGTTTCCCTTCTGCCTATAGTGGTATGAGAAAACCCCTTTCTTATGTGATATTCTTTGTCTTTCCATTTGATGTAAACGGACGATCCACCCAATCTTTTAGGGTGTTTTGCATAGCAACTGCCGTCCGTCCAAACTTCAAGAACCTTTCCTTTTCTTTGCTTTTTCGCCATAATTCTTTAGAATCATTAAACTCGAATCGTCCTCAAAACCTTTGTTCAACATATCGGTTACTGACTTCTTGTTTTTCAACATTTCCCACAAATCCTTGTCTATGGTAGAAGATGAAAGTAAGTATTGTATTGTAACCGGATTTTCCTGCCCACTTCTCTCTAATCTTCCTATTACCTGCACAAGATCACTTGGACGAGGTGGTAGTTCCAAAATAGCCATATTCGAACAAACCTTTTGAAGTCCATCCACTCCTGTCCCCAAGCATCCCATATTGGCAAATAAAAGTCTCTTAGAAGGTTCGGAAGAAAAGTCGGATAATACCTTTTCTCTTTTCTTCCCGGTCGTCTCACCTATGACAAGCAGGCTGTTTTTGAAAAGTTTTTGTATGTCTTTCAGAATAGTGGAATGAGAACCGAACACAAGCAATTTATCATCTTCGTTTGCTTCTAACCATTCTTCTATCCATTTTTTGATTGCCTTTACTTTCCCTTCCAAAGAAAGCTGCTTTAAAAGGTTCATTTTTACCAGAAACTCCGCTCTTTCAGCTTTTTCTACCTTTTCTTCATCCTTGAAATGATTAAAGATAAATTCCAATAAATCTTCTTCCGCAGCCTTGTAAGCCTTCTTATTGGTTATCTCACATTCTACCATGTTTTCGGTTACAGGTGGAAGCTCTTTTAAAGCATCCCGTTTGCTTATGTGGAAATAGCAACATTTAGTGAGAAGATCATTCAACTCCTTGATATTGGAAGCTCCTGTCATATCCATCCCCCAAAAAGTTTCTTTTAAATTACAATACCTTTCAAAGAAATAGCGGTGGTAAGGATCATCCGGCGCAATCTCTTTCAACCTTCCTATAAGTGCAAGTATATTCAATAGTTCTACCGGCCGGTTCATGATAAGCGTACCGGTTAATCCTATGATAGCAGAAGATTTTCCTGCCAGTTTTTTGAATGTCTTGCTCCGTATGGATTTTCTGTTTTTCAGAAAATGAATTTCGTCAGCTATGACAAGAGAGAATTTCTTTTTCTTCATCCCGTCTAATCTTACTTCAATAGAGGTTTTGCCGTTCTTTTCTGTTCTTTTTCCCAGAATGTCGTAATTGATCACAAGGACATCAACATCAAAATCTTCGGCCGGCGAAGTAGTGGAAATGACAGATACACTTCTATTCGGATTTGTTTCTTTCCACTCTCTAAGCCAACCGGATTTTACAGAAGCCGGACAGACTACCATACAAGGAAAAAGATCAAGCATTTCAGCATAGAGAACAGAACATAGACTTTTACCTGTCCCCACAGAGGAACCATTTACATGGTTCCCGTGATTGATAGCATAGTAAAGATAATCCATTTGATAGCTTCTCGGCTTTTTTAAGAGAGAAAGCCCGTCCATCAATAGTTCTATATCCTTTCTTGATAAAAGTTCCTCAAAAGGCTTTATTTCAGCTTTACAACCTGTACGAACAATAGAAAGAGGATCAGTTTCTTCTATTCCACAATCCGCTACAAATTCTTTGAGTAGAATTTCTTTTGCAGGATCGGATTTGACATACAATTCCTTGTTAGCTGTATTTCTTTTATAAGAAGAAATGAGTTTAAGTCTAAGTAACGCTTCCTTGTCCAATCCGGCAAAATACCAATAATCCTTTTCCTTGTAGTAGTACGTCATTTCTTTCTATTGTCTATAAATTCAAAATAATACTTGTCATTCTTACACTTAATCTTCTTTATGATACAGAAATTCTTGATATTGACTTTTCCGTCTTTTTCCAATTTGTCAAATATGACTTCAAAGAGTAGGGAGATAATCTTGTCTACAGACCGCATGGAAATAAAACTTCTGGCATTTGTTCTAAACCCGGCTTTATTCAATGCTTTCATGAAGTTGAAAGTTACCTCCCTGTAAATCTTATTCATTCGTTTTATGTCAAATTAAACTACTCAAACTGATCGTCTTCATTAGAATCATAAGTTTCTTCATCCTCGAAGTCGTTGATCCAATCTTCTATTTTTCTTTCCACCCTATTTTAATTTCAAATTCTTCCGGTGTCAAAATAGGAATGTTCAAATCCTTTGCTTTCTTCACTTTGGACGAAGAACTTTCCTTGTCTTTTGTTACAAGGATTGTAGTGTTTTTAGACACGCCGGAAATAACTTTGTGTCCTTCTTTTACAAGACGTTCTTCCCACTGTTTGTTCCTGAATCCCGTAAAGCAAACTGATTCGGGATTGTCGTTTTCTACCGTTTCTTCTTGAATAAAAGAAATAGAGACAGGTGTACCGCTACAAAGATAGAAGAATGTCTTTAACCCATCATTGAAAGCCTTTGCGGTGGTTTCAGCAATACCATCAATAGAAAGCAAGTCTTTTAAAGGAACTTCTTTGTTTTCGAACATATAGTCTATCTGGTTTTTGGATAGACTGTTGAAAATCATCTGACAGGTCTTTTCTCCTATTACACCGTTAAACACATTATAGGCAGTCAAAATCCTTGCAAAAGGAACTCCATCATCTACATAGGAATCAAATTGCTTTCGTAGCTTTTTAGAAAGACTTTTTCCTATTCCTTCGATTTTTTCAAGTTCCTTTTCTGTTGCATTTACAATGTCTTCAATAGAGAAAAGCCCACCTTTATAGAGCTTTCTTACAGTTGCTTCCTGCATTTCTTCCGTACCCAATGTAGCAAAGAAATAGACAAGTTGCTTCACTGCTTTTTCATCACAATTTGGGTTCACACAAACAAGATCGGTTAGATTTGCATCCCATCTTAACGGTTCTCCGCAAGAAGGGCAAAACATCATACTGTCACACATTCCTTCAAAACATTCTACACTATATTTTAGTGTTTCCAAGTGTTTAGGAATAACATCTCCGCTTCTTGTAACCACTATATAGGCATTGGGACAGATATGGTTGTCAATAATGTATTTGGCGTTGTAACCGGTACAACGTGTGACTGTAGCACCATCAAACTCAACCGGTTCAAAAACGATTACAGGTTTGCTTTTGCCATCTTTTGAAATACCCCATTCAATAGAAGTAACTTTGGTTGTGTATCTTTCTTGCCAGTCGGGATTTTTGTAAGCAATCGCGTAACGCGGATTCCCATTGGGAAGTCTACCCAAAGCATTACGAATATTCTTGTCGTCCACTTCAATTACAAGGCCGTCACATTTAAAGTTTTTGGTAAGATCAAACAGTTCATTCAAGTAATTGAAAGCGGATTTTTCATCATCAAAAATAGAAGCAGAAGTCACCCAGTATTGTGTTGCATACGGTTCGTAAACATTGTAAAGCTCTGCAAGCTGCAAAGATTTGTCCCTATCCAAATCCATAATACCATACCGGATATAGGCGGTATTCCCTAAAACCTGCGGATTCATTTCGTCCGCATTGAAAGCTCCTGCCACAGAATTTCTTGCACTTTTGTAACCAAGCGTTTTTACTTTTTTAAAAAACATACCGACAGGGATAATGGCTTCACCGAAAGTAAAGCAAGATTTCTTTCCCATAGGGTTGCCATGATTGACATATTCGTAATGATGATCGCTTCTTTGTCCTTCTATCCCATCACCTCTTGTCCAACATTCATTTGTCGATTCGTCCACCAAAAGGGAAATGCCGTCATATTTGGGTGTAATGACAATTTTGTTAGTAGGGTGAAGTCCCCATACATCTTTAACCCATCTTTTGATTTCACTGATTGTTTTTACCTTTTCCAAAGAAAACATAGGATACGGCAATTTTTCCATCCGATCACCCTTTTTATTTTCTTCAATGATAGGTTTTGTCAGGATTTCGCTATCAGGATATTCCTTTTTCAACTGGTCGATCAAAAGATCATACTCCTTATCGCTCATAATAGGAGTGCCTTCTCTGTATTTCTGGTTGGCTTCTATTATTTTGCCTTCCAATTCTTTTTGTTTCTTCGTCATGATTTTATTTGTCTAAGGATGAAAGAAATGCTCTGGTATTCTCTACAGAATCACACTTGTTTTCTTCTTTTTGCTTGCCTTTGATTTCTATCAAAATCTTATAGGCTTCCGGGAAGTTGTCTTGTAATTGCTTTTCTGTGTTGATATGGTCGAGAGCACAAGCAACTCTGTTTCTGGTTTCGTTTCCCAGCTTTTTAAACTCACACGCTTTCTTGCTCCATTCCAAAATATCTTTTTCGAAATAGCGTTTAAAATCGCTCAAATATTCATTATAAAACATTTTGGGCATCCCTATTCCATCAAAAGGAATGGTTTCATAGATACAGACACCCTTTATTTTTAGAAGATCGTTTATGGAAATACTTCTGTAAAACAAAAGTGGCTGCATGGACGGATATCTATCTACAATAGATTCTATTTCTGGCGGCAGAATAGCATTCACTCTATCTTGCAATTGTGTTCCAATTTTCGCCAAATAATCACTCAATTTCTTTTCTGCTTTTTGGACAAATTTATTTCTAATCAGTTCTTTGTCCGATACTAATAGTTTAGCCATAATCTCAAATTCTTTTCGTTACTTTTAGTAATATGAATAATGCAATCAAAACCGTAAAAGCACCCATCCCTATACCTCCCATGAAAGAAAGCAATCTATTAGGAGCCGCCTTTACCTCTTCTTTCAAGTTTTCGTTTTCTTCGCTTACTTTAGACAACCTTTCTTTGAGGCTTTTTACAACCAATTCCAGACTATCGCAAGAAGCTACTATAACAATAGTGTCACCTTTCTTTTGAACTGAAAGATTAGCTTGTCCCTTACTTGTTTCCCTCTTTTCCCCATCTTCCATTTTTTGAGGATTGATAACGAGGTTTGCAATTGAATAGGGAATTTTTACAAGCGTATCTGTTAGCTCTCTTTCCCAGAATAGGGAATCTTTTAGTGTAAAGTTATAGTCTGTCTTTTGGGAAGGACGGGATTTGCACCCGCCCAAACCAATAAAACAACAAAATAACAAACAAAAAGCAATTACCGAATTTCTTCTCATATCTTTTCTTTTATGATTGCCGATTTCAAAAATCCTGTTATCCCCATCCGAAAGGATTTCAGTTTTCCATTCCGAACGACATCCAGTTCAATGTTTCTAAAATCCCTTGCCACTCTCACACCTTTGATTGTAGCTTCTCCTATTCCGGGAAGTTCTATTGTTTTGTCTCTTAATCTGTTCAGGATACAGTTATTCTTCGAGTTCATGCGGTTTTAATACGCTTTTGTAAATCACGAAGTTCTCATGTCCGAAACTGATAGAGATAGAATCACATTCCTTTATCCATCCTCTTATTGTTCCTTCCGAATAATTGGAAAGGTTGGCTTTCAGGATAATATCTGTAATGTCCCTTCCGATCGCTTCATTTTGGTAAAAGTCCCTTGTCTTCCCGTTGAAGTTGTCTAAAAGGATGGCTCTTTCCATCTTTCCGTCTGCCGACATAATAGCAAGAACAGGCTTCTTTCCTATTCGTTGCATATGACTGATAGCTATGTAAGAATTACGTTCCATGGTTAATTACTTATAGTTCAACATGTTCTTAATTGCTTTCTCTTGATAGAAGCGTTTTCTATCCTCGCTTCCATCTTTCTTAGAAAAGTTGTTCGCTCTTTTCTTCAATATCTTCGCCTTGCTTTCGGTAGACATCATCTTAAATTCTCCTATAGAAATATCGGGAACCTTTTCGTTCTTTTCTTCTTCATAGGAAACTTGAATGCCACATACCGGGCATTTGGGAAGATTTGAAGGGACAAGTTTATTGTACCGAAAGACGAACTTTGCATTTGTCATGGGAGATTTTATCCCAAACCTTTCGCAGTTTTCATTGCCACAATATATTCTTATCATTCTGAATCTGTTTGATTTTGTCCTTCAAAAGAGAAAGTTGCCTTTCCACTTCTTCCAGTCTTGAAGGATCGTTTACATTACTTTTGAGGTAGGAAAGATCGTGCTCGATACTTTCCAGTCTGTCCAAGAAAGACAAGACAAAAATGTTCAAATACTTATTTGTCGCCATAGTCGAAATTATTTGTTTGTTACTTATAACGGACGCAAATGTAACAGTATATTATTACATCTCCAAGCATTTTTGTACATTTTTGTCTTGAAATTGTCAGATTTCTAAATCAGCCCCTTTCGTCTTGCGTATTCGGCAATCAGAATACCATCCCTATCCGGGTGTTTTAGAGGCACTTCCGGGAACAACCTTTTTCCTATATCCAAAGAAGCCTTTTTAAGCTCCGGTGCGCCTGTAATCCCCTTTGGTAGTAGCTCTCTTTGCCATTCCTTGGAATCCACAAAAATGTACGGTACTTGATAAAGTTCCAATACGGTCAGTTCCGCTTCCAGTGCACGCATAGCGGAACAAGTTGCTTCAAATCGTGCAGGGTTCTTCATGGGACGTTCAACAATCGCAACACATGGCGCGTGTTCTTGCAGGTCTGCAATAATTTCCGCCAATACCTTTACATCCACACGAGAGATGTTTTTCTTTGCTTTTGTGTAGTCCTGACCGGGAATAACAGGTGTTTTTACCATGTTGTAATAGGTGAGGTCTTTTCCTACTATTCCAATCGAGCCGGTCACACCGTTGTCTATCCCAATGTAAAATTTCAATTCTGTTTCTTTGCTCATTGTTCAATACGGCTTACACCGTTCTCCTTTATTATTTTAAGTGTTTTGCACTTAGCGTTTTCATTCGAAATATGGGTAGTGATCAAAATAGGATACTGAATAAATTCCAATGCTTCGATCACATCATACAGACTTTCTTTCGATAGACCTTCCGTGATTTCATCAATGGACAGGAATTGCAGACCTCCCCATTTGTTTGTTTCGTTTATCATATTCTGGATAGCGATGATAAGGGCTATTTCTACTCTTGCGCGTTCACCACCACTGTAGTACCAAAAGTTTTCCGCTTCATCCCGGACGACATACGGAGTTATTTCTTCTTTGATATCTCCGTCCGCTTTTGTCTTGAATCCTTCTATTAAGATACGAAGGTCGCTATTTTCTGCTTTCAGGATATTGTTCGCTCTCGATTGGATATTTTTCAACTGTTCCAACGCAAGGTACATCTTGAAAGACTTAAACCTGCCGATCCATTCTTTTTTCTTAAATAAAAGGGCATCCAAATCGGAAAGCTCTTTGTCGTATCCGGCAATCGAAAGCATAATGTCTTCTATTTGTTTTTCCTGTGAAGACACATCCACTTTCGTAGCTTTTTCTTTCTTGATTTCCTTTATCTGTCTTTCGTTGTTCTTGATATCAACCAAGTTGGATTCAATCTTTTCAGACAAAGTTTTCTTTTTCCTTTCCAAAGAAGAAATGGTACTTTTGGTCTGTTCAATATCATCATTGATCTTGTAAAGAGATGTATTGATTTCCTGTGCCGACTGACGAATCTTGTCGATTTCATCTTCTTGTTCGTTTTTCAATTGAATGAAAGAAGAAATAAGCTCTTCGTATTCTTTCAAAGATTCGTCCAAGGATTCCATCTCAGAAATAACTTCTTTTTCCTGTTTCCCGATTTTTACTTTCTTCTTTTCTTCCTGCTCTAATGTAGTGTCTTTCAATGTAAGAAATTTGTGCTTGCATTTTGGACAAGTAACCACACCGGATAAGTTTACAAGGACTTTTCTAAGGGACACTTTTAAATCATCATGAATTTTTGAAAGCTCTTCTTTCATTTCCAAGACTTCATTCTGATTTGCTTTTGTCTCTCCCAATTCCTTTTTAACGGATTCGATTGTCTCTTGTATTTCTTTAGTAGAAGGCAGGCAGTCTTTCTTCTTTTCTTCTTCTTTTAAAAGAGCTTCCAGTTCTTCCAAAGTGGAATTATTTTCCTTGATACTTTTATCTGCACGACCAATTTCATACCGGAAAGAATCAATTTCTTCTTTCAGAGATTTTACCACACTTTCTCTTTTTTCAATACGAGATAGTTTGTCGGCTTCAAAGTCAAAATTGGCAGCATCTTCTATTACTTGTTTCAGTGCGTCTATACTACCTTCCGCACGATCCCTTTTACTTTGAATAGCAAGTTTTTGGGAAGATAAAGTGTCCAGTTCTTTTTGAATGATGTCTTTTGCTCCATCCAAAAAATCGTAATTGATAAACCGGCTGATAAGAGCCAGCTTGTCCGTATTGGAGCTTTTAAAGAACGATTTGTAGTATTCCTTGCAGATAAGGAAATAGCTTTTCAAATCTTCCGGCGAAATGGCGATCCAAGAAAGGATATAGTTGTTCCCGTCTTTTACGGTAGCAAGTTCTACCGGTTTGCCGTTCAAAGACACATTCAGTTTACTGCTCCCTTTTAAGGGCAAAATACGCTCGATAGAGAGAGTTTCTTTTCTTATTGGACACTCTATATCTAAAGAAACTTTTGCTTCCTTCTCACCCCTTCTAATGAGCTTTTTATCCACACTGCTTCGGTAATTGTTCCCGGTAATGGCAAAATAGACGGCTTGCTGCATGGATGAGTTATGTGTAGGAATGTAGTTGTTTGTAACAAACATGCCGTCTTCACCGGAAACAGTTATGCACTGTTGTTCTTCTGCCCCCAAACAAGTAAAGACAATCATCTTTCGGGAAGGTTTGCCCAAGCATTCCGGCACTTCAAAAAAGACTTCTTCGTCTTTCGATCTTTTCATGATTTCTTCAAGTGAGATCACATACCAGTCTTCGCCTTTATGCAAACGTACTTTCCACAAATGACTTCTGTTGCATTTGACTTCCGTCCCGTCAGAAAACGTAATCTTATAAGCGATGTCAATATCATGAAAAGGAATAGCCCTTACCACTTGGTACCCACCGGAAGGGTGAAGAATAACATCTCCTACCTTTATTTCTCTCATTTTTACAAATCCATTAGGAGTAAGAATATCTGCATCCATTGTTAAGGCTTTCCCGCTACCATTACTTCCTTGATTGTCGTCTGTCTTGTTTAACCCCACAAGTGCAGTTACTCCGTCTTGAAATTCGTATTTAAAGTGTTCGAATGACACGAAATTTGTTGCTTCAATTCTAATCGGCTTCATTCTCGTCCTCCTTGTTTTCAAATGTTGTTTCTTTCTTTCTGAATGCGCTAAGAACATCCTTCTTGACTTTTTCAAACAGTTTTATGTCTTCCAAAAGACGTTTTCTTGCTTTCGGGAACCCGAATCCTATTTTTTCTTCCCCATAGTAGATGTAGGTTCCCTTTTTGGAAAGTACACCCAAATCAAGTCCCATATTTACAATTTCCATCACCTTGTCAATGCCTACCCCAAACCGGATAATGATTTGACAAGTTTTAAAAGGCGGTGCAACCTTATTCTTTTTACAGGTTATTTTCACCTTATTGGAAACTTGTGTTTCCCCTTCCTTTTCCGACCCCACACGAGCAAGTTCAATTCTCTGACTTGCATAGAAAGGGATAGCAAAGCCTCCCGGTGTTGTAGTAGCCGCACCGTATCCGCCTATGTTAGACCGGATTTGATTGATACAAAAAAGAATACATCCGGTCTGCTTACAGATATTTTTCAAAATATTTACCTGGGAACTTAAAAGACGTGCCGTAAGCCCTATATGCGCGTCCCCTGCTTCTCCATTCAAAAGAGCGGTAGGAACAAGACCGGCAATAGAATCAATCACAACAAGACCAATAGATTCTTCATTGCACATTTCCTTTGCTATTTCAAGCACTTCTTCTGCGGTAGAAGGCTGGGAAAGAATAAACTTGTCGGGGGACAAATCAATTCCTATCGCCTGCATGTATTTTGGATCAACAGCGTTTTCCGTGTCAAGATATCCTACCGCTTTTCCTGTTTTCTGCACTTCCGTTGCCAAATGGAAAGCAATACTTGTCTTACCGGAAGAAAAGCCTCCGTAGGCTTCCACAACACGACCTTTTGCCCATCCTCCACCAAGTATTTCGTCCAGTAGGTAAGAACCGGAATGAACAAATTCAATGTCCTGCCTTTTCCCTGCCACAGCATCCTTGCCAAAACGATCTTCTATTCTTGAAATAAGATCACCCAAACGATTAGGTTTTTTAGTTTCTGTGGGCTGTTCCTTTGCTACCGTCTGGATTTCTTCTACCTTTTTAGTTTCCTTCTTTTTCGACATACAGCAATTTGTTTAAGATTTCCTTTCCCTCTTTTTCATCATATCCGTTTTCTTTACAGAAAGACGAAAATCTATCTTCTATGTCCTTTGCTTCCAAAGTCTTCACTTCTACAGTAGGAGCAAGGACTTCTTTTATTTCTATTTCCTTGAATTTCTTTTTGATGTCCACACCTTCTTTTGTAAAAGCATCTTTATCAAAAGCATCAAGTGAAGATTGTTCTCCCCAAACCTCTACCCTTACACGAGCGGTAGGGTTTTCTTTCTTGAATTTGTTAATAAGTGCCACCGCTTGCTTGTATGGTGTTTCTTCCAAGTCGATTTCCAGTTTTTTGAATACTGTTCCTTTTGTGGAAGGAATAAGGTCGACTTCCAAATCAGAATCCAGAAGCCAAAAACCTTTCTTTTCATCTTCCCCGAAATTGTTCTGCTGGACACTTCCCAAATGGTAAATGTTACTGCCTACACGTTGATAGTTATGATAGTGTCCCAAATACACTTTTTTGAACATCTCGAACATAGAAGGCTTTAGCTCACTTTTTACCTCTGTTCCATCCATGTTTTTACTACCGGTTACAGCAAAGTGCCCAAATAGGATGTTTTTCTTTCTCTTATCCCCGATTTCTGCTAATTCATCAAGCAAGATATCGTCAGTAAAAAACGGCAAGAAAAAGCAATAAACCCCTTCTATTTGCATACCGTCCAATTCTTCCACCAAAGTAAAAGAAGGATGATGTTTAAAGGCTGTAAGAAATGACTTTTGACTTGAATAGGATGTTTTGTCATGATTACCGGGAATACAAATTATTTGATGCCCGTTTTCATCATACGCTTCCAGTATTTCATGAAGTGTAGAAAGGCACACCTCCCTTTGGGATACCCTGTTGTCAAAAACATCACCCAGCCAGATATGAGTTTTAATACCCTTTTTGTCGGCTATTTCCATTTCTTCCAGCAAAATATCTTTTATGGTAGAAGCATTTCCCTCTGACAGATGATGGTCGGTTGAGATTATAGCTAAATATTTTTTGCTCATGTTTGTTTCGTTAGAAAGGAAGGGGACTGTATTTCAAGTCCCCAAACCAAATTAGAAAAAATATGAAAACTAAAAAAGAAGAAATTATTTCTTTTTCATTCTGGCTTTCAGCTCTTGCAATCTTGCTTTAGCCTTTGAAAGCTCTTCGTCCTTGTCTGTAGCATCTTCATCGACCGGGGATTCTTCTTTTGATTCTTCCTCGTTTTCCGATTCACCGTCCGGTTCCGGATCGGCTGCTGTTTCAGTAGGAGCTTCATCATCAAAGTCTTCCGGGAAAGGAAGTGCCTCGCCAGCTTGCGCCAGATCATACCAAGAACGAACTTCGGCTATTGTCAGATCGTCCGGCAATTCAGCTTCCGGGTATTCTTCTGCAATGTAATCTTCCAAGAATTTTTTCATCTTTGAAAGAGGCGGATAAGAAGCTACTTTTGCTGCTTTTTCTTTTGCCGGTGCACTTGCCGGATTCTTTCTCGGAGCAGATTTTTCTTCTTCCTCATCTTCGTTTTCCGGTTCTTCCGCTTTCTTTGACTTAGAAGTGGATTTTGTCTTTTTGGGAGCTTCATCTTCCCCCTCATCGTCTTTGCTACCCTCTTCCGGGATCAATGCAGCCATCTCCTCTATTTCAGTAAGGAAGCCATCATCAGCAAAAATATCGTATCCGTTTTCTTCGTCAAAACGCTTCAACCCGTCAAGAGCCATATTGAAATCTTTCTGTGAATAAACATCCTTGTAGATTTCTTCCAGCGTAGGAACTTCATTCAAGAAATACTCCATATCTTCATCAGGAATAACAGTTTCTTCAAAGAACTCATCCCAAGTTTGTCCTTTTTTCGGAATACCGGCAGACAAAGAGTAGGTTTTCTTTCCTTTATCATCTTCCCCCATTGTGATCACAAGCGGGTATGCTCCTTCCAATTGAGAGAAAATATCGAAAGAAACCGTTTCATCGTCCGACATTTCAACCGAAATTTCCTTTATGCGGTTCATCCATGTTCCGTACAATTGCAAACGGGCAAAGTCTTTTGTTCCTTGGTACACATAGCAAACATACGCCAAAGACGGGTTGATACCCCATACGAACTTGTTTCCTTTTTTGTACCCCATAATAGGGTTAAGGAATTTTCTGCGTTCTGTATCGTCCTGGTATTCTTCGGAAGCCTTTTTTCTCACATAGTCGCAATACAGGACAATAGGGTCTTTCCCTTTCAAAAGATTCTTTCCGTGAATGTCGGCGCAGAAAACATTCTTGTCTTTTACCTCTTTGCCGGTCACCTTACCGTTCGCATCATAAGTAGGAACTTCTACACGCAATTTGGACATCTTACAAGCTACATAAGCCTTGCCCATTGCCGGAACAACACGAAATACGTTCTTTCCTTTCTGAACAGTAGCAAAGCCTGTATAGCTCTTACTACCTTTGTACATTGTCTTTTCAGCCTGTTTTACTTCTGCTTCTACATCTTCAATTGATTGCTTCTTGAATTTCGATTTGTCAAATTTCATAATTCTTTTTAATTTAATTGATTGATAAATAAATCGTTATTTCTCTTTTACCTGTTTTAAAAACGCTTCAATAATCTGCTTTTGTTCTTTTTCAAACATACCCACAAATTCTTTAAAAGAAACAGGTTTATTTGCCTTGTCTTCTGTCTCAAAATAGGGTACTCTTTCGGCAATTCCTTTTAAGTCTATACCATAGGCTTCTGCCGTTTCATACTGCTTGCCCGTTTCCTTTGCTGTTCTGATTCTGTACAAATCCCATAGAAATGGTGCATTCGTACATTGAACGATTTTAAACTCTTCCGTTAGTTTGATTTCCATATTATTCTTTCTCTTTTATGATTAAAAATGTATTGATTTCACCTTCTACCAAATTGTCCAGAAATTCTTCCGGTGTTACCTTCGGGACAAGTCCCGTCAACTTTTTGTCCTTTGACTGCAACGCCCAATAGAGACTGTCTATTTCTGCCAAATGCTTTTTCTTTTTGACCAAATCCTTTTGCATGGCATGTAGCTCTGGATTGATTGTCAAAATATCATCCAAAGAACTTTCCGTAAGTTTCACAAGTCCTATGTCTTCCACTTTAACCTTTCCACCGTTTACAATAGATTCACGTCTTATCTGTGTAGCAAGTTGTGCTTTATAGACATTAAATTCCACTTTTGCAGATTCATACTCTGATTCTGCTTGTGCTCTAAGAAGCCCTACTTTGTTCAACAGGACGGAACAAGTGGCGATTTCCCCATACAAATTTGCATGGTCTATGGAAGTCACCGCATCCATGTCCAATTCGTTTTTCAAATCATTGGAGAGTAAAACTATTGCTTTATCTCCAATATTCCTTACAAGTTTCATACTCCAAGTTTTATAAATTTACTGTTACTGTTTACTTGCAATACATATTCTTCTTTAAACTTGTCAAAGTTAGCCTTTCCACTTAGAAGAAGGATGCTTTTCTTTGAAGATATAAAGAAGTCTGCGTTCTCCTCGTAATCGTCCGGGAAAATAACCACACGAAGGAATTTGTAATTGCTTTCAAGCAAAAGATTGGCAAACCGCCCTTTCCTTCCTTCTCTTTCTTCCACTTCCAAAACATAACCACCTACCATAACCATTTCATAGGTCGATCCGTCATAGTTTTGCAAATCTTCCACATTGTAAAAAACCCCGTTTCTAACTTTTGGTTTTAGGTATTCCCTTACCAATCCTTCGTAGTCAAAGAAAGCAAAACCGGACTTGTTCTTTTGTTGTAAAAGCCACCACCAATCCTTTGCAATCTTTTTCTTTTCAAAAGCAAGAAAATATTCATCCTTCTCTTTGTCGATTTTGATCTTATTCTTTTCCCGATACTTTCCAAGCATGAACTCCCTTGCAGAAAAGATATTGGAAAATTCCCTTGTTTCATCCATCGTATCGAACGCACCGGAATAGATAAGATTTTCAATAACGGATTTGTTCACTGCCGATCCTTTGAATGTATGACGATCAATAAATTCAGCCAAAGAAAAATACTCCCCGTTTTTGGAGCGTTCTTCCATAATCTGATTCTGTGCCTTTTCTCCTACTTGCTTTGTTGCATTGATCGCCCAATAGATACTATTATCTTTTTTGTCCGCCACAATGTTTATATCAGACTTATTGATGTTTACAGGTTTAATCTCTATCCCTTCCGTCTGTTGCATTTCATTGACGTATTGGGGAAAGTCATCTTCACTTGCACGGGACAAAGCAACCGACCAAAATTCCAAAGGATGATGCACTTTCAACCACAAAGAATTATAAGCATTGATAGCGTAACTTGCTGAATGACTATTACAAGTTATAATCCCTTGATCTGTGCAAAAATTATGATTCGGATCATCTATTTCCACATCATAAACATTCTCTATTTTATCTGGATCAATACTTATTATTTTCGATAGAGCAGACGGATATCCTTTCTCGCCTCTTTTCATCCTACCAAATTCACGATAATGAATTTTCTTGTGACAAGAAGGGCAGATAGCAATAAGATTTTCATCTTCATTATTTCTCCTGTTCCCATCTACATGATGAATTTCCAATCTACCTTCTTTCCCACAATTTTTACAAATTCCAAATCCACCGTTTTTCTCTTTAAAAGATTCAAATTTAGAAGATTCCCCATTTGTTTTTACAAAACCCATATGTCCTTTTTTGGAGTTTAAAGATTCCGGATTGTATTTACTCCAATTTTTACCTCTCATATCGGTAAAATTGTATCGCTGACTATCCGTTTTCTCATATGGCATTTGCACGTACAAACTATCTTCTCCTACTCTCAAATCCTTACACATAACCTTACCTCTTTGAGTAGGGAATTTATGGTTGTCTGTTACGGATACAAAACGACCATCCTCTAAAGTTATTTTATAAGTTTGCTTTACCCCAGCAAATCTAATATCTTTAATTTTTCGATCTCTTATACGTCCATCTTCACACATAGTAAGACAGCTTCCGTAACCAACTCTCAAATATTTGCCCCTAAGAGGAATCCAATTGTTTGCTTTCGCAAATGCAAGATCATTCTTAACCAAATACATTTCCTCGATAGTAGGCTGTCTTTTGTTTTTGGGACAAGAATTTCTTAAAATTCTGTAACTACCTGATATACAGCGGTTAAAAGCATACAAACCAAATTTTTCCATCTGTTTCCAGAGTGCTTCTGCGCTTTCTTTCGTTACCCCTTTTGAAGAAAATCTCTTTACATACCCATCCACAAATTTAGGATGAATTTTCTCTACTTTGTCCTTCTTTTTTTTTGCAATTGCAGCACGAGCAACATCTGCTTCTTCTTCCGAAAAACCAGCAAGAACTTGCACCATTTTAACGATCTGTTCTTGGTATACTTGCACAGAATAAGTATTTTTCAGAATTTCTTCCGCTCCAATAGGGTATTCCGGCTCTTTTTCTCCGTTTTTCAAAGCAATGTAGTCCATGTGAAAACCATTTTCCATTGGCCCGGGACGGAACAAGGAAAGTGCTGCCACTACATCATCCATATTCTTAGGTTTCAATTTTTGTGTATAAGCGCACAGTCCCTTTGCTGAAAATTGAAATATATCGCTAAGCCAACCGTTTGCAAAATACCTGTAAACCTCCGGGTCATCATATTCTATATCAGAATAGAGATTGATCTTCCTACCCGTATTCTTTTCAATCAGGTTCAGAATATCAGTGAATTTGTCCAATTGCTCAATGCCAAGAATATCCTCTTTCAAAAAGCCGGCTTCGTCCATCTCTCCGCCTTCCCATTCGCTGACAACCAAATCGCCCGATTTTCTAACCGGACACCACTCATACATTGTCTTTTCTTTTGGAAAGATCATCATAGCACAAGCATGAATAGAAGCTGCCTTTTGTTGTCCAAGAAGAAGGAAAACAATATTCATCATTTCTGGATATTTATTCAGAAATTGATTTATTTCTGACCTCTTGCAAGCAAGTTTCAAAAAATCTTCTTCCGTCTTTACATCTTCTATCATTTTGGTAAGCCTCCTAAGAGTAGGAATTGAAGCTCCATAAATCTTTCCTACATCATTTATAGCCTGTTTTATCTGCAAAGTGGTATATGTACCCACAGAACAAACTTGCGAAGCTCCAAAACGATTTTCCATGTATTGTTTTACTGCCGGTCGGTATTCTCCCGGCACATCCGTATCAATATCTAACGCTCCCCCTTGTCCGAAAACAAGGGGGAAATTGATCAGGGAGCGATCCTGGTACAAATCGCTCCACCTCTATTTCTTTAATTTTTTCTATTTTCATATTCTTGTTACTTGATATTAGACTAAAATATCATCTCCTACTTTCAATGCTTTAGTTGTTATATTGATAGGAAGGACTTTCTTTGTTCCATCTTCAAGAGTTACTTCGTACATCTTTTTCTTTTCGAAATGTCCTAAACGTCCTCTTGTCAAAAATCTTTCAAAAAGTAAGTTAAACTTCAAAGGATGTGTATTTATGATACCAAAAAGGTAAGAAATCAAAGAACCGCTTGCACTTCCGCGACCAGCACCTAACAAAATGTTATTTTCTTTACACCAATTTACAATATCGCGCAAGATCAAAAAGTAATCCACAACATCGCCAAACTTAATGATCTTAGATTCTCTTTCGATTCTTTCTACAAGCACATCCTCCGAGTAATCTTCCAAAAGTTCCGGTTTGTTTTCCAATCCTTCATAAATCAAAGAATCAAACATATCTTCATTGGAAGCGTACTTTTTCTTTTCTTCTTTCGTCATTTCATAACGGGGAAGATGTCGACTGTCAGTAGGAATTTCAAAGTTACAGCTTTCTGCAATCATATCAGCATTGCTTCTTGCTATCATATAAAATTCCTCTCCCTTTTCACTATCCCCAAATAAAGAAAGAAGTTCTTCCATATAAGTCGCTTCATCTTTGAAATACTGATTGCCGGATTTGTAGTTTACTTTCCCGTCAATCTTATTTACGACTTCCCGAAGTATAGCGTATTCCGGCTCAATGTAGTAAGCATCAAAAATGGCTACGGGCTTCATTTTGGACTTATAGAACTTTTCAAAGTTCATCAAGTAGGAAGTGTCCCTATCATTTTTTGTGTATTCCACAGTATCAACCTGCCAAAACACATTAGGTTTGCTTCTTAAAAGAATAGGGACATCTTCAAACTGTATCGTTTTCGGGTCAAATACGATATACACATCTGAAACGTGTTCCGACATGTCTTTGGGAGAAACAAACTTTCCATTATCACCACAGTTCAAAATCTTGTTTAATGCAAGTAGATGCTGCCAGCCTTTTTCATTCTTTGCATAGATTTTGTAAGTATAGGTGATGTCTTTCTTTTCATCCTTTACCGGGACTTCCAGACCAAACACAGGGATAATTCCTTCTGCCTTGCAAGCGTTTTGAAATTTGAGTGCACCTGCCAAAGTTGCTTTTTCAACAATCCCCAATCTTTCTATTCCTAAGAATTTGGCTTTCTTTGCCCAATCTGGATACAATCCCGTACCATTCAAAAGTTCAAACGATCCGTGCACTCCCAAGAAATTAGTAGAAAGACCTGCCATTTCGCTTTGCCCTCTCCATTTTACCCGGTTCAATTTAGGCTCGTTCTCTTTTCCTTTGTCCAATGTGTACCATACACCGCCAAGGCGGAAGATATAACCATCTTCTTCGGTGCGTTCACAATCCCAACGAAAATCCTCTGAAAAGAAATATCCGTCCTCGTTAGGTTCAAAGACTTCGTATGATTTCCCCTCAAAGGAAACAATGTAATTTTCCTTATCGAGAGAGTATTGTATAGTATTGGAAGAAAGGTATTCTTCCAACTCATTTAAAAGTCGATCCATCGTATTTTCTTCTTTTCGTTTTCACAGACAAACATACAACTTTTGTATGCAACAATTGTATGTTTTTACAATCCTTAACCCTACATTTAACCTAAGTTTATTCGTGTATTCAAAACACTTTTGATAAACTTCAATCGGTTAAAAGGGGTATCATTTGGTATCACTTCATAAGGCAATTTTCTTTCTATCAAAAACTTCCTTATTTCTGCATCCCAACATTTTCTTCTCTCTGCATCTGCCATTCTTTCCCCATCATTTTCTACATCCCAATAAATAGGGAAATAAAAAATAATAGGAAGAAAATATCCACTGACGTTTATAAAATCCAATTGTCTTTTCAATTCTGCGTCTCTTTGAATAGAAGCAGGAATTGTTTTCGTAAACGTATGCACATCTATTATGCTTCTATCGGAAACATAGCAATCTGTGTTTAATAGTTCCGCATACTTATCAAAAATCAGTTTTTGATTCTGGACGGAAGTAAAGGAAGGCTCTATCTTCCCTTCCTTTACCAACTGTCTTGTTATGCTATCTATTTTGTCGAACCGGTCAAACAATCTGTCTTTCTTTAAAAGCTCAAACACAGAAGTCTTTCCAACACACGAAGCTCCCAAAAAAGTTATAGCCCTAACCATTACCGATTATCTCCGTCACCGTGAATTTTGTTTTCTGCTTTTCTCTTTGCCAGCTTTTTCACATTCTGCTTTGCAATGGATACCAAAGACTGATTCAGTTCCTTTCCTTCAATGAAAGTAACAAGATTCCGTAGTCCTACAAGAATCTGTTCCAACGCCGTATGACAAAGTTCTTTTCTCTTTTCAGGGAAAGGTTTACTGTAATCATCGTCCCGGAAGTATTTCTTCACCTGTCCGTTAATGATACCTACTTGTTGAAGCAAATAGGAAGGGCTTAATCTGTACACATCCGTATCGTCCAATTTGTGTAACTCTTCGGGGAACTCAACCGGCGGCAATTGCAATTCCTGTCTTGTCATTGCGACATACCAAAGGACATCTCCTATTTCCTTCATGATTTCCTTTGCTTCGGCAGCATTATCCACCTTTTCAAAAACTTCTGCCAATTCATTAGTAAGTCCCATTACCACATACGAGATAGCTACCTCTTTTGCATAACACGCTGTCGAAGCCGCGTGCGCTTCATACTCTTTAAAAGTCATAATACGAAATTTAAATTAATTGATTTACAACAACTTACCATCAAAACACATGATAAGCCTTTTTATTTTGATGTTTGAATATTCCACATCTTTTTTCTTTCCGTTCACCTTAATGGTAACTGTTTGGTTCTTTATATCGTTCTTCAAAATCCGACATTCCTTATCATCATAAATGACAACCTGATCCTTCCCAAGTAAATAGATCATATCCCAAAACCACTGTGAGTTTCTTTTCTGCTCATTGGTGGAATACTGGAAATTGGGAATACCAGTAGGATTCAAAAATTCTTTCTCATAGAAAGAAAAGTATTCTTCTACTGAAAAGAAAATAGACCGTTTGAAATGCTTCTTTGCCAACAATTCAATCCGTTCTTTCTTAAACTCTGCAATATCATTTGCCATCTTGATAAATTCCGGTTTATCAAAGATAAGGCTCCTTGCCTTATGGGTAAAGTATTCCAATTGGAGCACTTTCAAATATTCGTCTATCGACAATTCTCTACTTCTATCCATCTGATCTTATGATTTGTAGTTTTCAACAAAAGTAGGAATAACCTACCACATTTTCTTGATTTTAGAGACGTAAAAATTAATAGGATCATACAAGTTACTTAACACATCGTCCAGATAATCCATATCCATATCTCCCGGATCAATACCGGGCTTATAAAGATAAGCTATCTTAGTATTGAATGTTTTTGCAAGCATTAGTCCTGCACTTTTGGATTCTTCAACAGTTGCATCATCATACATTAGGATCACGTTCTCTACCCCTTTTCTTTCCAAATAGGATATTTGTTCCTTGCTTATACTGTTTCCAAAAGTAAACACACACTTCAAATCCCTGCAATCCCAAAGTTTCAAAAGATTGTCTATACCTACCTTGTCAAACAATCCTTCTACTATTATCACATCCTTTACAGTAGGAGAAAGCTCATTGTAACCACCTAATATTTTTGTAAAGTTCGTACCTATGCTGTTCTCGTACCGTAAATGCGGCTTAGAGCCGGTTTCTTTTGCTCTTTCCAAATCTCTTTTATGCCACTCTTTAGAATACCTGCTTCTACCGAGCCACCCTACCAACTTATCATCCATTTTCATTTTGAAAATGATGTAGTTTTTCAAATCCTTCTCTAAAATAGATTTGGTTTCAGAAGGCTCAAAAAGTGCATAATGATACGCCCTAAACCCTCTTTCATCCAAATAAGGGTCAGATTTCAATCTTTCAAGACGAAGGGGAAGTTTTGCTTCTGGCAGTTCTTCGGATACATCTTCGTCCACATCATCTTTCAAAGGTGTAAGTTTTACACTTAATGAATTTTGATATTCCATTCGTATAAGGTCTTTCCTTCCTATCTTGTCCAGAAAATCCTTCAATGGTTTTTTACTACCACATTTCCAACAATGGAATACTCCCCCATGAGGATTTAAAAGAATACCCCATTTCTTCGACTTCCCACAATAGGGACAATCCATGTTTTTATTGGAGAGCCACCCTTGCGAACCAAATAATCGAAGCCCAATCGCTGCCTTTACTTCTTCTTCGTCTATCCGTATCATAATCCTAAATACTTTCCATTTTTTCTGCTTCCGCCTTTTTCTTACGTGCCTGTTTTTTTATCTCTTTCCTTTCGGAAATTTGATTGTACATTTCCATCGTCCGCCCTCTGTGATAGAATCGTCTTTTATCATAATTGGTAGCAATTGTAATCACTTCTTGACTTTCCTTGTAATCACGGAGCTTATCGACATAAATACGGGCTGTTGCGTTTGCCTTTTCTTCTATTGTCATATTCAAAGTAAACACAAAAGAAAAAGGCTTTACAAGTGTTTTATCACCTTCTGTATAAGAACGGTCAATTACCTTATCAGGATTGTTCCATACTTCAAACGGAACATCACTTGTCTGTGTGGCCGTAATAATAGGAGCACCTATTTCATCAGCTAAATTCTTTAATAACTGGGCACAAGTTTGTAGTTTTTCTTTCTTGTGGTCAGGATCAGAATCTATCTTTTTGGATATGCCGGTCTTTACCAAATCCAGAGAATCGAGTATTACCAATCCGGGGAACTTGCCATGTGTATTAAAATAGTCATAACAAAGCTGCCGGACATCCCCCATAGAAGCCTGTCCGAACTTTTTGAATCCATACACTTCAATGTCAGAACTAAGCTCTTTTACTTCTTTAATAGCCTGTTCTATCTTCTTTCTGTCCTTTGGACTGATATTGCCGGATTTGATATCGGAATAGGATTGAGCAGACCATAACTGGTCATATATTTGCATACAGGCTTTAACCCCTCCTTCCAATTGAATATGAAGAACCGGCACACCTCTAATAGCAGCAGAATACCCATGCCATTTTAATATGGTCGACTTACCCTTACCCGATTGAGCTATCCACATTGTTGTATCCCCCATCTCCATACCACCAAAAGAGACATCATCCAACCTATCTATTCCAAAAGGTACTTTTATAGGCTTTTCAACAATCATATCGTTTTCCATGCGTCTTTCTACCATTCGTTCATGAAAACCCCCAAAAACAGACTGAAAACCGCCTGATTTGGAACGAAACGACATTTCCAATATCCTTTGGGATTCTTCGGCGTTGACACGTATTGCTTCTTCCTTCTTTCCTTCTTCGTACAAGTCATGCACTTTTCTTGAAAGAAGTTCAAATTCTGTTTCTTTGACAAAAGACTGCAATTGGTCAATTGCAATTTCCCTGTCTATCAAAGCCGCCTTCTTTATTTCCTTTGCCGCATCTTGTACGACATCTTCATCAGCAAATTTCTGACAAATAGCACCAATAGAAGGCAATTTGTTCTTTTCTGTATATTGTATGATCGCTTCCCTAAGAATGAATTTATAGCCCGACCATTCTTTAGGAATCAATTCATATTTCAAATATTCCGAAGCTATACGCATTATGACTTCATCAGAAAACATCAATTTAAAGATTTCTGCCATGAAGCCGGGATTCAGTTTGCCCATTTCCTATATATTGTTTTACACCATATTTATACTAAAACTATTGCCTGATCCATTTTCTTCACGAAGGGTATGTATAGATAAAAAATTTGACATCACTATATCATCGTGTCCTGAACTCGCTTCCAATTTCCCTTTATCACTTCTAAAAGTAACGGACGCAAACTCACTAAACATCAACTCTACTTTTTGTCTTGTTTCCCCTTCCTTATAAGGAACTTTAATCTGTCCTCTTTCAAACATAGCAGATAAGGACGGCAGACCAGAATAGAGATCTTTCTTGTTCCCTTCTGTTGTTGTAAACTGTTCGATATTGGAAAGACCTCTTTCCCTTGCAAGTGCAGACAAAATTCCCTGAAAACCATTTGATTCACACACTATTTTATCCGGCTTATACAATCGGTTAAAAAGAACAATCTTATCTACCTGTTCGTTATGAGACATCCCCTTTGCACGGAAATAGTTTATCAAATAAAAATTATTCGAATAGTCGATACCCCAAACAGAATAAACAGTGTAGTCCGCACCAATATTACCGGATACAGCAAAGTCACATCCTACCACTACCCTTTGAAGCTCAAACGGGAAAAATTCTATACTGTCAGCAAAAGAAACTTTGTCCATCCCCACAGTTGACCTTCTTAAATACTCATAAGGGAAAATAGTTGAGTTATCAGAAATAGGGATAACCAAATACTCACGAGCAAATACAATAGAACCAAGTTCCGTTCTTTTTGCCTTTATATCTTCAAAGGTGTATCTATCCGGTGCAAGAGGTCTACCATCCGGGAAAACAATAGGGTATTCAAACGAATAGAAGCGTTTGTCTCCTTTTATCACATTGTACAGTTCATTCGGAGCAGTTGAGTAAGGCGTACCAGACACAATCAAATACCCGTATGGTTCTACAATAGGTGTAATCGTACCTCTAAAAACTTCTTTTAGTTTTTCCCTTTGCTCGTCACTATATAAAGAACTCTCGTCCGGCATATCGTCTATGATTGCCGCGCCAACGTGAAGTCCTCGGATAAACCCGTCCTTACCGCGAACATGAAGGATGGCTCCATTCTCACCTTCTATTGCCGTTTCGCCCAATTTCGCTTTTCCATTTGGATCAATCTTTTCCTTTAGAATATCATTAGTAGTGATTTCTTCTATGATCTTGTTCACATGCACTTTTGCAAGTGTCATAGTGTTTGTGATCATAGCCGTCTCTTTCCGATTCTTATTATCAACCGTATCACCTCCATAAAGCATAGGCCTCGTGTAAGAATACAATCGCCACAAAGGGAAAGAATAACACCACATATAGCTGTTGTGACAAACCGTACCGTCCGCAAGCAAGAACCTATGGTCTCCGTCACAGGCAAAGCCGTAATAATCATCTTCACCGACCAAAGACACATAAATTTCCGTCTCTTTTAACCCGTTCTTAGTAGACCTGTAACCTTTATAGGAAAAACCCTTTCTAAGGTTCATTTCCGCCACTTCTACAGGAACAATACTCCTATCGGATAGGCAAAGCAGGTGTCCTTCGCTTACGGTATAATCCATACCACCTATTTGCCTTACTTCATACATAGGACATCTTCCTCTGTGAAGTTCTAAAACTTTTCGAGATTTAAAGTCCTGCCCCATCACCTTATCCCCAACTTTAATATTTTGGACTTTTTCTATCGATCCATCAGCCATAACTACTAAAGTGTTGATACTCAGACATTTGCCTGCACCCCTCGCGCACAGATAACTACTCCAAGGAAATAGCTGGGTAAGGTTTCCCCATTCCAAGTTTCTCCATCCTAAATTAAAATTGGAAAGGACTGTCGCATTGAAATAGTTATACGAAAGGATTCTTAGGTTTTCATCCATCGAAGCAAACAAATTGTCCACATATCCCAATTTTTCAGTATCGAGAGATCGTCCAAAATTCATTGCATACTCTGTCTGATCTATAATAGTTTCAAGCATCTTGTCCATATCCCTTTTATATCCACCCGAAAAGAGTTGAGATATGGTAGGAGAAGGAAGCCTGTCTATTATATCGTCCACAGTAGTAAACAACCTCTTTGCTTGCAAATCGGTCAGAATCCCACCTTTTGAATTATATACTATCGCCATGCTTTACAAAGCAAATTTTTCCCGGAAAGGATTCTTGACCAGCATACCGTCTTGTCCGGCAGTTGTTCCTTCCCCTCGAAGTTTCTTTACGAAATTTATCATGAGTAATGCATTCGCATAGGTATCGTCACCGGCACGGTGCGCGTTTACAAGATCAATACCTTCCTTGTCACAAATAGTATGCAGTTGATAATTTTCAGCTTCTCCGTAAGCCATGTGAGCCAATTGCATCGTATCCAACGAAAACTTTACATACTTGCTTAGATCATCTCCCATGAACTTAAAAAAGTTCTCCAAAAAGGCATTATCAAACCCTACTATGTTGTGTCCGCAAAGTGTACATAATTGACGCGGATTCTTGTATTTTTTGAAAATATCCAGACACTTTTTATAAGCCTCTTTCAATGAAATTGCCTTTTCATTCTGGATAGATTCAGTGATGCCATGTACCGCTTCCGCTTCTGCACTATAAATCAATCCTTCTTTATAGTCATGCGGAAGAATCATGGATACTTCTTCACATATCTCCAATTTCTCCATATCTATGACCGCAAATGCAATTTCTATAAGTGCAATCGTATCAAAAGCCGGTTTGTCTTTTGAAGGAATAGAACCGGTTTCACAATCGTAGCATATCAAATACTTACTTGATGATTTCATTTCCTTTACATTAAAATTTTCTTTCCATAAATTCTTGCCAACTCAAACTCTGCCATGCAACCCTTTGATTCTTGCCAATCTGGTGTAAAGAAAACAGCATCACATTCCAAAAGTGCTTCAATGTCCCTACCCATGTAATAGGAATAGGACTTACCTTCTTCATCGCAAACATCAAATGGAGCAATAACTTCATCGCATTTTTCTTCAAGAAACTTCTTAACCTTTTCTGCGTATTCTTTCGTTTCTTCTATATCATGCCCAGAAATAGGCAAACTTACATACATTTTCATTTTATTTCCCTTTCTATTTTGTTTCCCTTACAAGTTTCCATAACCTTACATTGCTTCCTATCGGCACACAAGGGACAATGCTCAATCCTTCTCCTAAATAGGAAGGAACTTTGCCCATTACCGCATAAGCTCTGATGTTCCAATATGAAAACTTTCCGCCATCTTTCTTTTTGTAATGCTCATTGAAATAGTCTGTCATTCCAACGAGATTTAAATTCTTTACTATAACTTCCTTAGCCATAGATTATTAATTCAACACTAATTTCAACCTGTCGAAGTCACGGGAACAGTTTTCCTCGCTTTCGTATCGAACATGAATGTTTTTGTAAGGGTTGTCCTTTAACGTCACATCGTCCGGCATTCTATTTATGATTATTTCCGATACACCTTCATCCGTGTAACCCATTTCTGCGGAAACAATAAATATTCTTGTCAAAGCCAATTTTCCATCAGAAAACACGAACATACGTTGCTTCTTCGTATATCCCCTTTCCGACCACTTAATACATTCTTCGGTAAAGTCAGCAATACTTTCCGTATCTTGAAGTGCTATCACATCTTCCAGCTTTCCTTTCAGAACGTTTAACTTCAAATCCCCAAATAAATTTGCAATGGATTGAAGTAGTATCTCTATATTTTCGTCTATTCGCATACATCCAATTCAATTAAATGATCATTTTCTCTAAGAACTTCCCTTGTTCGTCCGTTCTGTACTTTCACTACCAACATAGTACCGTCTTCCGTTTGATAAGAATCGGTTACTTCGCCTTCAAAGTAGTAACATCCTTCTGTCCAACATACTGTCATGATGTTTTTTGATTTAAAGATTACACATTTCCTGTTTTACTTTCCTAATGTAAGACTTGACTTTCTTTCCCCTATGGAGAACAATCGCCTTGTCTATGTCTTTGGTAGGATTGTGATGAGATTGATAAATCTCAAACATCTCTCTTGACTTTACAGGATCGAATCTGTCCTTATAGGAATAGAGACGTTTGCCTTTTATCCGGTTCACCTCATCCACATAGACCTTCAACATCTGAAACCTGCCGGAAGCGGAGCTTACCTTGTTCTTTGCTTTATCGTCACAACCGGATTCAACTATGCAAATAGCATGAACCAACCTTTCCCATACAACCTTGTCCCTATCTTCTTTCGTAGTAAGAAGAACTTTTACATCAGAAACAAGAAGGGGAACAAACGACAATACCGTCATTGCAAGAATCCTTTTCATAAAACCTCCCTTTCGTTAAATTCATGTAGTCTATGACAAGCGGAACAAAGAAGCTCGATATTATTCTTATCCATCTTCAAATCCGGTCTTGCACCTCTTGATCTGATATGTGAAAAGAAAATAGCTTTTGGTTCATCCCCCAAAGGTTTTCCGCATTTCACGCAAACATGTGGTCTTTCTTCCCATATCTCCATAAATAGAGATTGAAGATCGCCCCTGCGTCCTTTGCTTGTTTCTATGTCGCAATCTTTGCAGAGCCACTTCATCCTGTTATAGATGTAATGGTTTTCGCCACATCTTTTACAAGGACGGTATTCGTATTTCTCCTTCTTTTTCAGCACGTTACTCAAACTTATAGCTTTTAATTCTTTCAATCTGATTTTCAAGATACAGAACTCTCTTGTCAATCGTTGCATTAACGGCTTTCTTTGCTTCTTCTCTTGTGAAGAACACATCTCTACCAATTTTCGCCATTTCACGCTCTCCTTCCGGGATGATATACTCCTTACCTCTGAAAGTAGTTGTCTCCCATTTTTTCACTTCTTTGATTTCACCTGTCATAAGTGCTGAACGCACATCATACATTACTTTTTGCTCCATAATTATTAAAACTTTGTATTCTGTTAAACCTGTCTACCAATTCACATACATAATCCATCTTTTCTTCACTTTCCTTGCTCGAAAGATAGATAAACCCAAAACTCCTTACAAACTTTGGATTTCCAAACCACCCGTACCTTACGACCAAAAGTTCTGCTCTTTTCGTATCGTAAAAACAAGGGACGATTTTAACTTCAAGTTCCTTTCTTTTCTTCTTCATTTATCCTTTGTATTTTTCTTCACACAATTTTATGTACCTGCATCCTTTGCATTTTTCATCATGATATAAAAACCCATCGTAGCTTTCACAAAGGATATATCCCCTTGGTGTATCAAAGTAAAGCCGTCTTTCTTTATCCAAATAGGAATCAGACAAGACTTCCTCTTTCTGGATAGGGTTTCTAAGATCGTATTCCATAACGAATTTAGAGGTAAACCACATATCCTTTTGCGTTCGTTTTCTCCATCTTTCAATAGCTGCTTTACCTATTACATTTGGAAGTGGCACAATACTCAATTTCGACACCGACAAAAGAAAAACCTGTCTGTTGAACTGGAAGGTAAGATAGTTCCAAAGATTCCCCACTATTTCATTTTCAAGAAAATCTTTTATCCTTTCTCTGTCTTTTCTTTTTGCATGAAACTCGTACTTCGGGTTATTTGTCAATTTACCCTGTAAGTATTCATAAATCGTTTCAAATTCTTCTCGTCTTGTCATTGCTATCGAAATTAAATTATAAAAATCATTGCATACAAAAGTTGTATGTTTTAAGTGATAAAAGAAGGGGAAGTTTCTGTTCCCCTATCTCGTCAGCAAAACTACAACTTTTGTAATTATTCCCAAACCAAATTAATGTTAAAAATCTCGTCAGTCTCTTTTTCGACCTTCTTATAGCGGTTTTGAGTATTTGTATCTCTCTCTGCCACATTGTTATAACCTTCTCGGATAATTTTTCCGTCAAGTACCCGTGAAAACCACAAACAAATTTCTGCGTCCGGTTCAAGATCACCCAATGTAACCTTATCTTCTTCCGTAGCATCATAGAATTGAATCCAATAGGGTTTCTCATAAATAGAAGATGTTCTTGGCGTAACAGGATTGTTGTTTTCATCCTTGTTCATCCCTATTGCTCCTACCATGATTTTCCCATACGGATTCTCCGTTACGGCAGAAAACCACATATTGACATTTTTAAGCGTTTCTGCGCCCTCATTTTTTAAAATGACAGCAATGTATTGATTAAGTGGATTCGCTGCCAAATTAAGGCTTATTTCATCAAATAAATTGCTGAACATATCATTAGGTACAGGGGTGGATGATTTGTATCCACCCAAAGAATCAGAAATCTTAGTTTGCTGATTGTTATACCCTGCGCTTGTTGTATAATAAAACTTCAACATAACCTTTAGCTTTTAGGAGTTGACATAAAGATGTTTCCCAGTGACCAATATTCGCTTTTCACTTCATTGGAAACGGAAACTATACCGCCGGAATTTTGAACACGAGCAATGTAATATTCATCCGCTTCTTTTTCAGGTGGTGTAGAAACGCTTACTTCCGGCACTAAAGAAATAACATAATCGTCATAGGTGTATAACCCGTTTCTTTGTTCAGAAGTTAAAACACCACCCAAAGGAAGTGTACCCAATACAATTACTCGAAGATTGGATTCTGCAACAAAAGTAGAAGCAGATGTAAGCAACAAGTTCTGATTGTCAATTACGTTTACGATTTGATAAACCCCATTATTGATAGGAACGGAGCCATCTTGTTTTTCAAACCGGATAGAAACGGGTGTTGATGAAGATTGTCCCCTTACCTTGCCTGAAAAGTTTACAGAACCCGAAACAACGCCTTGTGAGTTTACGCTTACATATCCCTTTTCGTAATTTCTTGTTTTATATGCAATCTTCACCCAATAGAAATTGCTGTTATTCGGCACAACGATGTTGTCTTCTACATTGATATCTATAAAGTTCCCGGCACTGGTAAGAGCCATCCCAGGAAGTACCTTAATAGTGCCAGAGTTTGTTCCTGTTTCCACTTTAAAAGGTTCTACAAGATTTTCGTTTTCTTCCGGTTTATTGACTGTATTAGGATTGATCTTAGACGGGTCATTCGTAATCATCCCAAAAGAATAAGATGCCTGTAGCACCGCCTTCATAAGCGGTGCTGTAGCAAAGAAAGAAATCATATTTGAAAGTTCTTCTTTCTCTAAAAAAACATTTCTGCTAACATTTAACTTGCTCATTCTCAGTATATTTTAAAATTTTCAACTTATTTCCATCCACTTGGAACACCCTCGCAATTTGTACCTGTGAAAGTCTGACTATGACTTGTTACATTATTGTTCCCAGATTCCGTTATCTTCACATAATTAGACGATCCGGAAAGAATTTGAATAACAGGGACAGTTCCAAGTTTCGAGCAACCATAAAACATTCTGTCCATATTAACCTTTCCTACCCCTGCAACAGAACGATCATATAAAGATGTGTAGGAAACTGCATAGGTCTGTTCTGTTCCTAAAGAAAGATTTGTACAGCCTGAAAACATTTCGGTACAATTCAAGCTATTGCCAATATTCTCAAAATTGGTATTATTAAACTGATTTCCTATATCCACATTCACAGGTCGTGCAGATGTTCCTGGTTGTCCTACATAATTCCCTGTTCTTCCAAAAGAAGTAAGTGACGTGCATCCTGCAAAGCATCTCCTAAGATTAGTAAGTGTCGTAAGATCATTAAAGAACTTAGCGGGAATTTGTTTCACACCCGTGTTCTCAAACATACTTTCTGCATTCTGCAACTTTCCATTCTTCATATCAAAAGAAGATATATCAGATAAATTCCTACAATTCGCAAACATTCTTGAAGCGTTTGTTACACTTGACGGAAGTCCCTGTCCATAAGGAATAGACAAATAAGTACAATCCTCAAACAATGACTGCATATTTGTTGCCTTCGAAGAGTAAGAAAACATAGCGGTAGACCAACCGTCAACAAGACTTGTGCAACCAACAAAGCAACCAACAAAAGAAACAATGTTTGTACAATATTTGAACCACAATACCGGAAGTTCGGTTATGGCTGTGCAGCCTTGAAATGTATATTGCATATACTGTGCATTCGTTGAATTGCTAAATGGAGAACTTGTAGCTGATTGACCTCCTGTATTTTTCAAAGCCGTACATTCAAAAAATACAGCATGGAAATCTTCTGTGCCACCTCCCCTTCCAAAAGTACCATTGCCAACGCATGAAGTCAAACTCTTACAACTTCTAAACAAGGAAGAATGATAAACACATGAAGTAGGAACAAGTTGACCACTCGGGAGACTTGTAATCCCACTACCCCAGAAAGCACCCGCACAAGAATTACCTGTCATTTTGGTAAACAAACCAGAAGGAATAGACCTAAGACTTGTGCAATCTCTAAACCAACAGATAACACCCCCTGAAATAGAAGGAATTGTGTTTGTTGCAATCGATGAAAGACTTGTACATCCTCTAAAGGCAGAATGGTTGCCGCCGGCAGCGTCCACATTATAAGTGCCAGAGCTTCCCTGAATAGAAAATGATTCGGGCCACTGTTTGATTGCAGTAGCTCTTGTATGATTTCTGAAATTGGCATACACAGTAGAAGGGTTACTTGTATTTCTACTTCCACCTTGTACCCTTACTTCTCTTCCCACTATTTCATAAACGCCATTTGATACAGATGGCGTTTGAGGCGATCCGCTATAAGAAACGATAAGAGCTTTCCAAAGATAAAGGTAAATACTGCTCCCTCCTGCGTTCGTTGATTCATCCCCTGTCCCTACACATTCCGAATCCGTAGCGGAAGCATACACATAACCTCCAGAAGGAGAAGAAATCGTTATCCTACCACTTCCATTTGTCTGATCTGTACCACTGTAATAAGACGATCCGTCAGGCGCGGTAGTTCTTATATTCACGGAAGCATAAGGTTGCAATACATTTTCCTTTCTAAGATAAATATAAGTTGTCGTAAGCTCATAGTCAAGAGTGAAATCTATATACGTGTCAGCTCCCGATATTGCAATATTGTTTTTCGTTTGGGATTGATAATTGTCTGCCGTACAAGTGGCATTATATAACCCTGATTGTATTCCAGTAAGTGTAAGTTGTCCTTGTGAATTGGTGTATCCACTCTTTCCTCCATAAGTTACGTAAGCTCGATTAATGTTATATCCATTTCGGGATTTCACTGTAATATGAGCACTGTAAGTCTTATTAGAAACACCCACCCTTTGTTGCGGCATTGATTCCTGATTAACTGTGACAGAACCTTCCGTAGGCTGATAGTCATAAACGGAAACTTCATATCTGTAAGTTTTCCCCATCTGCATCGTAAAGGTCGTTGTACCGTCCGACCCTGTATTTTGCGTACTAAGCCCTTCAGGTTTTACAGAAGCTCCTGAAACTGGAAGCCCTGTATCGGAATTATAAACATAGAACTGCACTCTCGTTTCTTTTCTTGGCATTGCAACATTCACCGTCTTTGGAAGATCGTTCGGTTGAACTACCCCTACTTGATTTTCAAAATACTGTTTGCTTGCAACCCAATTGTACAGATTTCTTGAAACTTGGAAAATGACTTGTCCATTGTTTGTCAAACCTTCCTGCTCGCCACTGTTCAAACTGATTCTTGTCCCATTCGAAACAGAACCATTATCTTCTGTTACCACAAAAGTAAGGTTGTATAAAATTTGAGACATATCAATAGTGACAGTCTGCGCGGCTCTATTTACAGTAAAAGACTGCTCCTTGTCGTTGTATTCTTCATAAGAAGCTACCGCCTTATATATACCATTTGGAAGGTCTAACACAATACCAGAAGAATCTTTTTGAATATAAGTATGCGTTTCGTCCACTATAACAGTAGCACCTGTCAAAGCTACACCACCTGCTCCGATCACTTTAATAGTGGTTTTGTAAGTCAGCCTTGCCAAATCAATAGTCAAATTGGCGTCCCCATAAAACTCATAGTTCTCTACAGTCACTCTTTGATAGTCGTTCGTATAGCGAATATCATAAGTATATTTACCACCTAAGACACCTTCAAAAAAAGCCTGACCACTACTATCTGTTACCTTTGTAAGTCCGGCAAAAGAAACTGTAACACCCTGTAAAAGAACTTTTTCGCCAGTAAAAGTATTGTAGTCATTTACAGTAAACATCATGTTGTAAGTAGGCATAGGATTAAAGTCAATCGCCACTTCCTTATCGCTATCCAAAGTAACGTTTCCATTTACAGGAATCCAATTCTGTTTTTCAACCAAATAAGAATATTTACCTCCCAGCAAATCATTGAAAACAGCCTTACCGTCTGTTCCTGTTCTTCTGCTTTGCGAAACTGCCAGTGCGTTTTCATCCGATTTTTCAGTTGATACCAGTGTGACATTTGCACCTTCTACCACACCAGTAGAAGCATTTGTTACCGTAAACGTCAAATCATAAAGCGGAATCAAAATCATTTCAACCGGTTCAGATTGATCATCCTGTACATTGATATTCTTGTTTATAGTATAATATCCATCTTTCGTGACAGTGTAAGGATAAAGACCGGGGAAAGCATAAAACACCGCATTACCATAAGAATCCGTATTTTTAAACTCTCCATTAAAAACTATCTGTGCACCGGAAATAGGAAGTCCTTGTTCATTCCTTACAATGAAAGTGATTTTTCTTTCGTAAATATCACCTTGCAGCAAGATATATTCGATTTGAGTATCTTCTTCATCTTCCAAAACCGATAAAAGATAATCTTTTATCGGTAAGAACAAGTTTTTCTCCACATCAACAGAATAATCACCGGGGAACAAAACTATATCAGCTTCCCCGTTTCTATTGGTTGTAAGAACATCTTCCAGAATGGAAATTTTTGCTTCCTCGATATAAGAACCCCTATCAGAAATAACCTTGAAAATAACTTTCTTTTGAACCAAAGGACGTATTTCGTTATCGCCTATTATATTTTTGTAAGCAACCAAATAGGTTTCCATAAAGTCTTTTACACCTTCATTACTTACCAAAGAATTGTTTTTGTAATAGGCAGCTATCACATCCTTTTCTCCCAAATGTCCTTGATAAAACGGCAAGAAAATAGGTTTTATCTTGATATCATAGATATAAACACTACTTGATGCTTGCGATCTGTCTTGGGTGAGAGAAAGCGACAAATAAGAAGTTCCTTCTTTCATTTGAAGCCCTCTACCGTATAGGAAGTTCAAATCTACAGGACTTGCATAAGCTCTGTCTTTTCTTGACAAAATACCTCTACATTCATAATAAACGCCCGCAAACGGCAATCTTAGAATACCATCTGTTACAGGAGCCTGTGAAGTTGTAATTTTACTTACTTCATTTATATACAAAACCCAACTGTCATAACTACTGGTAGAAGTAGATGTAACTTCGATATATTCCATAAATACCATGCCGGCAGGTATGTCGTATTTTGTATCATACAAAGTCATTTCTACAGGGATATTTTCGCCTTCGATCGTTACAGTTTCGATTGTTGTTTCTTGTGTTTGGAATCTTACCTTTCTTGTTAATGTAATAGGATAACTGAAAAAGGAAATCCAAAAAGAATAAGTTACCGGCATAGGTTCGGCAGTAGAAGCTATCATTTCCGGCGGAAGCCCTTCATCCGTAATATTAGCAAGAACTCTCATAAGGATTCCGTCAATAATGGCTCCCGTTGTGTATCGCTCATACTTTAATGAAACAAAATTTCTTACCATTGGCGAATAAATTTCAACGGTTTGTCCGTCTTTTGGTGTACCCAAAGCATCTGACAATAAATTGCCCGGATTCTCCAAACTTCCTGCATAAAATTCATTCATTACAATAGGAAGGGAAGCCTCTGAATCTGCAACAACCGATAAAGTGGCTGTAGTCGGATATGTCGTAATCGTATCAGGCTTTTTGGTATAAAGTCCAATCAAAACGGCTCCTGTAAAATTAGGCAAATCCAAAGAGAAAGGATTGGTATCAATATAATGCATATACCGATACCTTGTTGTAGTAGTTATAAACAAAAACGCTCCATAATTACTTGGATCAAACCCACCTAATTGAAAAACACCTTTAGGACTAATAACATGGCTTGCGTCCATATTAGTAAAAACAATCATAGGTATGCTTTGGGAAGCATACTCTTTAGAGGGGATAGGGAATGGCGATCCATCCATCAACAAACTAAAATTCTCTATTTTTAGTTCATGGTCTGTGGCCGTAAAATCCCCGTTTACAACAATACTCTCCATTTCTTCCCCTCCAATGGGTGTCCCATCTTGTTGGAAGAAGAAAAACATATTGTTAAATCCGTACCCGCTATCACCCTCCAAAGTAGGATTATCGACATTAGGAAATTGTTCTATTAAATCCGTACTGAAAGAATAATCGTATTGTGGTTCGTCACCTCCTTCCGGTATGAAATTAGTGCTTTCTACATTTCCATAAGATTCTTTACAAACTATCCCCTGTTTGTCTTTGTTAAAGACTTCAACACCAAACTTCAAATTTTGATTATTAACAGAAGATAATTTTACTTTAAAAGAAAGCTGATAAGTCAAATTTTCAGACACAGGAAGTAACTTTGATTTGTCCTCTGCCGAAGATATACCCACCAAGCTATTTCCCACAAAAGTCATAACTTGAATAGGATTTCCATCATTGTCAATATCGCTTACCACAACCACACCGGTAGGATTGACCAAAGGATAAGCATTCAAATCAGTTATATTTGTAGTTGTCTCATATCCTTTGGTAACGTTTAAAACAGTATCGGTTCTGTTCCATGTGGGAGAACTGTATCCCATTGTCCAGCCCGTATCACGCGCCATCAAAAGGGCAAAAATAAATTCTTCTTCCGTTTTGTATCGGATAAGGCGAAGAAGCTCACCAAGTATTGTGCCTTCTTTATTTACAATATCAATTGTTCCTCTTTTTCGGTATTCCTTTACATAGTTGTCAAACAGATATTGCATCTGTTCAAGCGTATCGACTTCATCCGTCACAAGTCCTCTGTTCTCAATAAACAATTCAAACAGAATCTTATTCGTATCAATCTCATTGTATTGTTTTGCATACAATACAACAAGGGCAAATATGTGACAGACTGTTTCCCAATATGCCTTAAAATCCTCACCGTCTTTCTTTATGAAAGTAGGAAGAATACCGGGCGAAGATACTTTTTCAAGTACATTCTCCGCCCATTCCATTACGGCAGGATCGTTTTCTTCAAAGAACCGTTTGAATACGGTTTTATTGTAGATTTCCTGTGACATTCCTTAAAATTTGAATTGTTTTGTTATACCGTTTCTATATACGTCCCCACAAGGTCTTTTAAATCATGTGAGAGCGGTGTTCCGCTATCTCGGGTACATTTATACTTCACACCGTCTTGCGTGTAAAATTTGCCATTAAAAAGCTCCATAGGTGGTGTATAAGGAATAGGATCATCCTCTGTACCTTCGTGATCTTCTACAACAACCTTCCAAAGAGAAGCCGTAGCAAGAGATGGTTTCCAATTTTCCTGTGTTTTATGATCCTTAATACATTCCCAAAGAATATCATCACACTGATATCGTTCTTCTACTTTCACATCAATTCCAACCGTCCATTCAGGATAACGATCTTTTACCTTCAATGCTTCCGAAGGAGTGAGTTTATAGGTGTTGATTTCCTCTGTCGCTTCCTTATCCAATTCGTCCAGAGCAAGCAATCTGCTGAACTGCCTATTGATTACGGGTTGTTCTCCTTCTGGATAAGTCCATTCTTCACTATTCAGTAGTTCGACAAAAGACGGATCGCTAAAACTATAGCGAGGAAAATCTTCATCATCGAAGGATGCAAGGTATTCCTCATGCAAGATTACCTTGCTCTGATCTACACTTGTCCTCATTTCGGGCAGTATTTCAATACCATGTGATTTTGCCCATAATAAATCTACAATTGCGTATTTCACGTCACTAAAATTTTAAAATTTTATTTATCAAATTCACATTATAAAATGTTTACTCTAATAGGGTTAAACGCTAACCCACTATCGATTATCCTACTTACATAAGAATCACCGAATACTTTTCTTCCAATTCCAATAGCTCCGTTTATATCTGCATTAATCAGTTTATTTACAGAGCTTTGAAACAATCCACGTTTCTTTCTTTTACCTAAGTAAACATCATGTTTTTCTAATCCTTCAAAAGCCAAATGATCAACTTTTGATGTATAGGATTCTTCGCTAAGATAAAAACTAATTCCAACTAATTTACATTTATAGGAGATTTTATCTATAAGTCTTGAAAAAGAAATTTCTACAAACTGTTGAGAAATTGCAGTCGGAAGATTTCTAAAATCAAATTGGTTTTCTTTGCAAAGTTTGGTTGAAAATTCATATTCTTTCAGATACTCTTCGTTGAAAATTCCTTGACGTACATTATATAAGACATAATTATACAACAGACCTGATTTGAAACAAATATCTTCAAATCGGTTATCTTTAACAATATGCTTTTCAACCAATTTCATTTTACTTTGCTTTTAGAGTTTGTAAATAGTTATATGCTTTGATACAGTCGTCTTTGGAAAATACCTTATTCATATACAAAGCCATATTTTTAAAAATCATATGACAAAACTCCGTACCTCCTTGTCCTCCGATGCTTACTCCAGATGGTCCTTTATTTCCATCACCATATAATAAATCAACTTCATTCCAATTTTCATCATAAGCCTTACCTTTAGACGTTATAGCTTTAAATGTCATATAGTCGGTGATATTTTTCTTGTTTTCAAAAGTTGAATTTATCATTACAGTAGCACCTCTATTGTATCTATTTTGTATATATAAATGAGATATACTATTTATACCAGCCACAGTATCATCCTTTTGAATGAATTTCCATTCACCTATAAATGTAAAATCTGCTTCGTAAACGACAGTATTGGAAGATGCTATATCATCCACCCCATCAGTAACCAGGTATCCTTCGTATTCGGGGATTTGCTCGATGGTGATGTCACAGGTTTCTTGTACCTTATTGAACTGAAATCCATACCATGATCCCATGCCTGCGAAATCAAATCCAGGTAATATATATATACCATCTTGTGTTATAGGATAAGAAATGCCTCCCGATACCCTATAATTAACCGTTTGACCATCTGTAAGACCTGTAACTTTTATAGTATAAGAAGGAACGGTGTAGGGAGATTGTGATGGTTCTGCGATATATTGAATCTGAACTGCAACTTGATTGATAGAAGTAACATTAAATGTATCACTCTTTTTTGTAGCCGTAATACTTTTATTGATAAACCATCTTGAATTAGAATAATTCTCAGCATACAACCCATACCCACTCCCTTCTGCAAACCCAAAGTTCGACAGCACAAGATCATTACCATTGCCTGTAATGTTGGCAATAGTAGCACGATCTTCGTCCTCGTTGGTTTTGCCGGTGACTGTCCATGCTTGGTCGGGGAAAAGCCAGGGATAGGTTTTAACGAAGTAGTCTTTGATCTTGGTCAGCTCTTCTTCGGTGGCATCGTGATCGAGAAATACAAGTTCCCAGATAGCGACATTAGAACAATTTCCGATGATGTTATTTAATTTTCCAACAAAAAGCGAGTTTGTCCCTTTAAAAGAACCTGTTGTTATAGGTACTCCTTTATAACTTTTAGATGTTTGATAGGTAAAATTATTTGGCAAATCCATCTTTATATTAACATTTCCGAAAGATACAGGTCTATTAACAAACTTATTAGTTGCATTATTACTGTTGTATTCTAAAACGAAAGCACCATCATTGAACCAATTCTTTACATTAGATACTAATCCAGAGATTCCTTCACCCATTGAAATCCACTGTCTCAACGCCACAACCGTATATCCCTTTTCCTTAGTCAAAATAGGGAAATTCTCACAAACACCATAATCGTCTACTCCGTCAAAAACGAGTGCGCCTGGGTAGAGAGGTAGTTGTTCGATGGTAATATTGCAATCTATAGGATAGGTTTGGGACATCACTTTCCACTTCATATTATATCTACTATCGTAATCATACGACGGCAAAGTATATATACCATCGTTCTTTATTTCTGTCCATAATTCTTCCCCATCATTAAATACACCATAACGCAAATATATATCATCCGTTAATCCTTTTATCAATACTTTGTACTCAACAGATTTAAGGCTTGCCCTTGTTTCAAATAACGCATTATTTGTTTTAGCACTTGTAATATGGATTGTATTATCAGTAACTTCACCTGTACCAAATGTCCCTTGAGTAATATAATTTGCCCAAATGCTAGAATCACCCCAGTTTAATTTATATCCACCTACTCCGGACATCCCACCCCAAAGGAAGTTCTTCATTTGCAAGTCATGTCCATTACCTGTCTTATCTACCCACACAGGATTTTCTTTCATCTGCTCATTAGTAAGACCGGAAGCGGAATATCTTGCAATCATACCAGGAATAGATGGGAAGGATGTACCGCCACCTCCCCCAAACCTTCTTCTAAAAGGGATTGCATTTATGTTTCCTAATAACATCATACCGCCACCTCCCCTTTTTAAATCCCAATACTCAAAGAAGAAACGGTCGTACCCTCTTTCACAATTTTCTGAACCATGTACATAAGAGGTGACCCCAAATTTGCGCTCACTTCCGCTTCTGAAATGGTGTATTCCATTCCACCTGAAAGAACCACTTTGATATCTCCTTCCGAAAGAGGAATGATTACAAACGGAACTTTTTGTCCGTTTTGATCGGTCAGAACAATATCTTCTTCGATTGTAGCAAAGTTCCATGCACTGCTGATTAAAGAAGGTGCAGCTTCACCATTTGTTGTAACAAGTTTATTTGAATTAGCTGTTACTGTTCTTTTGATTATATCCATTGCAATGATTTTTAATTGTTTGTTTTATCTAAGTAATTACTTGTCACAAAGATAATCTTTTCCGAACAAACATGATAAACTTGCACTTCTTTCTTTTTTCCTTTACCAATCTTCTTACCAATTAGATACATCATACAAATACGTTTCAATGTTACTTGTAGGAAGGGGAGGCTATGGTAAAGATACCGACAATACTCCAAATGCACCTGATTGGCATGGAGGATGTATGGGTGGAGATAGTGCAATTGTTGCCTATCATAAAAATTTTGAGATAGGTTCATCTGTAACCGGGATGTGGGGATTTAACATTATATCTTTCAGAGAATCAACATCAAACGGCACAGGACTTTATGTGAAATTTACATACCATAGCTTCGTATATGAAGTATTTTTGGGTGATCAAAAAAATGGACAAGAGCATAGAGATACATATTGGTCTTTCAAAGTGAATGGTGAAGAAAATAGTTCAGCGTTTGTTTATGGCAGGAATGAAGGAGGTCTTGCGGCACCTGGTTTAGTTGCCGGAGCAGGCGGAAGTTATGGTAATGGACAATATGACGAATCTGTAAGTTCAGGAACAAAATATGGTGGATCAGGTGGAGACGGTAGATATGGTAATCAAGGACCTGAATACAATACAGGTCTAAAAGCTAATTCTGTCATTCCTGTACAGTCCATTTTTGGAGGAACAGGAGAAGGTGCGGGAAGCTATTTTGATATAATTACCAACTGTAAGGCTGGCGGTGCTGGAGGATATGGAGACGGCAATATGAACGGCAAAGCCGGGTATGGTGCTGGTGGCACGGCTTTCAAAACATCTTCATCTTCAACTGATTTATATGATGAAGGTGACGGTATCATTTGTTTGTATTACCGCAACACCCCAATTTAAAAACAAATGAAGGGAGAGTGTCTTTTACTCTCCCTTTTGAATGTCAAATAGTTAGGGGATCATTATGATAGTATAGACAGACAATACCGCTACCTTCAACGTTGGTATTACCTGCATCAACATCTCCCGGATTAGCGCATTGTCCAGAACCATATCCTGCCGTTCGTACCGTGCCGACAATAGTTTCATTCGAATCGCCATATCCTGCACCTCCCCAACATGCCGCTCCGGTTCTTAATCCGCTGTTCGTGTTCAAATACCCTGCCCACCCCTCGCTTGTTCCTCCAAAAATAGATCGTACAGGAATGGAAACGGCTGACGTGATAGGATTGGTTTCACCTGCAAAATTCTCGCCACGAGGCGTGCTGTATCCATACGTTCCATCTCCGCCTGGTGCTCCGCTTGGCTGCATACGTCCGTAGCTGCTGCTTGTTGTAAGCAGTTCTTCTGCATTCTGACTTCCGTAGCTTCCTGTAACATAGTAATTAGCAACAACATGTGTACATACGCCGCCTGAACTTTTAGCACTGTATGTGGGGTATGTTCCCATAGTAAAAGAAGAATTGAATGATGAATCCTGTTCTGGGGTTAGTTGCCCGTTATAAGCAATCAAAGTATAAAGTACATTGGCAACCTTTATGTTCATGACCGTACCTACCTCCCAACTTCCTGAATTATAAGCTGTTTGGAAGGTAATTGCTTGTATTTTGTTATCAGTTAAATCAGACATTCTTATATTGGGGATATATCTAAAAAGTCCTGTTGTTCCACCTTGCATTCTAAAGCTGTTCCAGCTATCCCAAATAATGCTGCATCCACCTCCCCTTCCTACAAGTAACATTGAAACGTATTTGTATGATGTATCTAATTGGTAAGAAGATTGGTCACTTGTTATCTGCACCAACTTGTTCGGTTTGGTTAGGGTGTATTCCAAATTCACAGTTTGATCGGCTGTTTGTTCGATTACGCCTGTTGTATTGATAGGTTCAAACCCGGCATCTCCTGTAACATTAATAGAATAATTTCCAGCAGGAATCTTGTAAAACGCTGCATTGTTTGAAACATTTGTCGAAGCCTGTTTTTGAACACCATCCGAACCAGTGAAAGTAACGTTACCACCAGAAGGCAATACCTTTACAACCAGATCATAAAGAGGGATAAGATTCATTTGTATTTGCATTCCTTCACTGTTTACAGTTATTTCCTGCCTCATTTCTTTTGCATTGTTGCTTTCTGCAACATATAGGACATACTTACCATAAACAAGATTTGTAAAGTTACCAGAACCATTTCCACCTATATTAGCTGTTTGCAAAACGGTTGTTCCATCAGACTGTCTCAATTCCAATATAGAAGGTAAAAAGTTTATCGAGCCAACTCTTCTTACCTGAACATTAATAGTATTGTATATCTGCAAAAGGAAGGTGTTAAGCGCAGTTTTCCCGCTTACTTCAACCGTTTCCTCTTTGCTTTCAAATCCATCTTTAGAAAAAGCTACTTTATAGCTTCCGTCTGATACAAATAAAACGACTGTCCCGTTTTGTGAAGTTGTACCGGAAGCCATCTGCACCCCTCCTTCCTTATTTTCAGTCACAACAACCTGTACGCCGGAAATGTCAGTTGCCCCGTCTAATGTGTTCCTATGGACAACTACTGTAAGCTCACTTGCAGGTTGCAAAGTAACCTCAATTGTTTTCGCTTCATTTAATACACCGACTTTCCCGTTCTGCGTTGCATAACCATCAGCACTGACCTCATAATCATAATCAACGCCTAATGCAGCAGAAATAACAGCTTCTCCATTGTTATTTGTATTCTGCTGATAATTGTTTGATGCAGATGTCATTTTTACAAGAGCGTTCTCGATAGGAATTGCTGGATTAGGCAAAGGAAGAAGAGTAAAAGGTAAAACTGTATACCTGTCATTTTTACCTGGTCCAAAATAAATCCCGTTTGTCCAATTAAGATTTGCATTATTTGAAGTCCCATACTGGGTGCAAGTTTGAATAGATGCACTTCCCCATAAAGAAAGATCCAACATGCGCAAAATCTCTTCCACTTGTGTTTTGTAAGAATACAGAGTGGTCACCTCGCCATATGAAGGTAAATAGCCATTCTGTCCATTCCCAAACATATATGTCTTGGCGTATTCTGCCGCAGGTGCATTGCCAGTTCTCAATTGAGATATTATCGTGTCGGTATAAATGAAACCATGCGTTGCTCTATATAAGTCTGAGGCTGCTACATTGATATCTAATATTGGTGTATTGCTAATCAAAGTGCCTTTTCCCCCAAAAGCGTAGTTTTGGGCACTTATGGCTGTCGATACCATAAACGAATCAGTATCGGTTGAAATTCCTATGCCGCATACATCAGATATTCCCTTACCAGATGATGCCCATTCTTCTTTTGTGTAACGATTATTATCTTTATCATAGATGTACACACCATTTGGAACAGGATTGTATTCATAGGTACAGAAAGGACGAACTGTATATGAATTATTTTTGGTCGTTCCCCTTTTTGCGCCATTAACCCAACCAAAAATCCAAGCATCATTTGAATTGTATTGTGTCGAAGTCCAATATGAACCACTACTCAATGGATCTGAACCGATTGTCGCACTTATTGAAGTGTCGATCTTAACTCTGTTTAATTGAGCTACACCCCACTGCCCACAAGAAGGCAAAAACCAAGAACCCGCACCAAATCCTTCTGTAGAATAAGCTGCGCACTTATGTGCCGCCGTGCTTTCCGTTGGTTTCGCAAGTATGATGTTTTGAGAATTTGTCTTACCTGCAAAATCACAAAGAGCTAAAGATTCATTTGTTTCGGTGATTACATTAGGAATAATGCCTAATGAATTTGTCCAAAAACTGGCAGTCAGATTTTCCAAACCTATGAAGTCAAAATCCTTACTTCTTACATCGGTAATAACACCAACACAAGTTTTAGCACTATCCAATTCAGTTGACCATGTTTTGTCACCATACACAAAATCACCAACTTTGGGACGGGAAATAAGTGATGAATCTTGTTTTGAAGTTACCTTAAATGTTACATCTACATTATTTGCAATCAAAATTTCTTTGTTGATGGCAGGTGCGTTTACATTCAACATGCCTGATTGTGCTTCCAAAGGAGAAGGCGGGGTAACTGTATAATCATAGTTCCCATAAAGAACCTTGTTAACTGGAATATCCGAACTTTTTGCCTTCTTTCCATAAAAAGAAAATGTAATATTCAGATTTTTCAAATCATCTGTAGATAATGTGCTTCCGTCAGAAGATTGTACGGCTACTTGCCATAAAGTCGAATTAGTCATTGTTTCTTCCAATAAAAGGTCAGAAAGCTGAAATCTTTGAATTACATCATTCTCCATTTCCGCTGCAAATTCTTCATTTGCAGAACCATAGTTTACGACTATCTTCAAATTGGACGGCACGCCACTTACCTTGAAACCAAAATCTAAAGACTTATGGTAATCCACCGTTCCTCCTGTTCCGAATGTAAGAAGTCCAAGTGCTACCATCAAAAATCCAGCATCCACATTAAACAAAATATAACCCTCTGTAAGTGTGGGTGTTGATTCTTTGATTACACTCGTTAAGGTGAAATTCTTTTTTGTTTCATCCCAACTTCCTTTCCAACCGTTTATTTTTTGGCTGCTATACATATAAGCGAAAGAAACGACTTGACTGGGGTCACTTTCATTGTGTTTAACTGTTATCGGGGGAACAACTACACCATTGGGGAAATAAGTTTTTATTTGATCTGTTGTAATATTGTCTGGGAAAAGATAATTCTCATCCTCTTTGAATACAGGGCAGCCGGAAAAGTCCGCGTCACTGTCTTGCGACCATTCAAACTCTCCGCCATTAAACGTCATAGTAGCCACACCAGACGAATTGGTCGTCCCTTTGTATTTGTTAGATGAATCGCTTTGATCCACCATTTCAACGACAGCGTTCTCAATAGGAGAACTATCATTTTGACTTTTTACAGTAAATGTAACCGTTGAAGTTTGAAGCATCTCGACCGTTATGTTCTGATCTCCACCTGCAATTGTAAATTCACCTGTTACATCTTTATAACCGGATTTCTTTACTGTATAGATATACTGTCCGTTCTTATAAGCCAAAGTAAGAATACCATCAGAAGCAGTAGCTCCACTTGCAACAGGTGTGTCTGGAGATTCTGCCTTGGCAAAACTTATAGCTACATCTTGTGTGGATGGAACAGTCTGGAAAGTAACATTGTATTTTACATAATCAGTCAAATCCAATTCAATGGCGCTTGCGGCGGTTGCCACACTAAATGTTCCGCTTGGCACTTCCACCAGATTAGGATTATCCGTACTTGTAGTAGGAATCTGATATTGATAATCCCCTGTAGGAAGATCAATTGCCGCGATACCCTGACTGTTTGTTACAATGGTTTCAGGAAGTGCCCTTGCGCTACTTTGCCCTACAATTATCTTTACATCCGCCAAAGCAGAATTTCCTACCTTTGTATGGAATGTAACTGTCGCTCCAGGAACAAGTGTTATCTGTACACTTTTTTCAGCTTCTTCGATTCGCACATTTCCTGTCCCGTTTAAAAAACCTGTTTTTGAATAAGCGTAAGTATGCGTTCCTGTGGAAAGATTTATTGTTGCTATACCGTCTTGCCCCGTTGTGATTGTATCATTACCATCAATAGTAATTTCAACGCCTTGTGTGGCTGGTGAAGTTGTAAATGTAGTTTCAAATCCATAAGTCAATTCTATCACTTTCTCCTGATCGGCATCCTGAACACTTCCCACTCCTTCTTCCGGCGAATATCCTGTGAGTGACGCATTCCAATCATAAGCACCGTTTACAACCTGTACTGGATCGGTTGTGCCATCTTCCTTTGTTGTAAGCGTAGTAGAACCATCCACAAGAGCCTCACCACTTACGTTAATAGTAACACCTTGTAAAACCGTTTTTTCTGCCGCACTGACTTTGAAAGACAAATTCCAGATTTTCTTTAATATCTGGGTAAAAGTTTCTTCACCGGAAACTTCAAAAGATAATTCTTCACCTTTATAACCGTCTTTCGCAAAAGTAGCATTGTAACTTCCTGCTTTCAAACTGGCTGTAGCTTCACCGCTTGCATTTGTTGTAAGAGCATCTTCCCTACCGTATATCTGAATTTCAACATCCTGTAAAAGATTAGGAGAAGCCATATTGTCCTTTACAACAAACGTAACATCATAAGACATTGCTGTAACCGTAACCGCTACATTCTTGTCTGCGTTTGACACTGTAACACTACTTTCTGTCGACACATAGCCAGCTTTAGCGACTGTATAAGAATAAGTGCCATTAGAAAGGGGAATTGTTACCAAACCACCTTGTGAAGTCTGATAATCGTTATCATTAATATGAATATTTGCATTACCGACTGCAATACCTTCATCTGTTGTTACCGCAAAAGTAATATTATACTTTCTGTACTCCATGCTTATACCAAGCAACGGTATGTCCACACTTGCTACCGTCAAATCATCGGAATAATCTTCCATTCCGGTAGCTGTAACGGTAAACGGATATATACCGTTCTTTAACTGCAAAGATACCTGTCCGTTTGATTGCGTCTGATAAGTATTGTTATTGATAGTTACCGTAGCGTTTCCGATAGGCTGTTGTTCTGGGTCTCTTACAGACATGATCACATTATATAACCTTGCCTGTAAATTGACAACAGAACTGTTATCACTATCCAGAACAGTAACCGAAGAATTGCCGTCATAATAGCCGGATTTTGTAACAGTATAAGGGTACGTGCCGTTTTGCAGACTTACAGTAACTTGACCGTTATCGTCAGTAGGATAGGAATTGCTATTAATATTTACTGCCGCACCCTGAACCGGTTCGTTGTTATCACTATCCAGAACAGTAATAACAACATTATAATGTTTCAATACAAGGGTTCTTTCGACATTAACATTCTGTCCCTGTACATTAAACGAACCAGTCAAATCATCGTATCCTCTTTTTGTAATAGTATAATTGTATTCACCGTTCTTCAATTTTGTAGTTGCTTGCCCTAAACTGTTTACAGGTAGTGCAGACGGTTGTCCTTGTATTGTTACAAGTGCACCTTCTGCCGGCGTACCTTGATTTACTTGATAAATATTAAACAAAACATCGTACAAGAAATAATCCAATTCAAATGTTACATCTGCATTTGAATTATTAACTGTAATTGACCCGTTCAATGTGTCGTATCCGACTTTTTCAATCGTCACAGGGTATTGACCGTTTACAAGCGGAATTTCCGCTTCTCCCTGTTGATTAGTAAGATATTGACCGTTATTTACTCTAACAACAGCATTAACAATAGGAACGTTTTCTGTATCTTTTACAATAACTGTAATCGTCCATACGGTAAACTCCATTTCTACATTTACCTGTGCGTTACTATCCTGTACGACTACATTGTTGGAATAATCATCGTATCCCAACTTTGAAATCAAATAAGGATAATTCCCGTTTCTTGCCGACAAAGTAGCAACACCCTCTATATTGGTAGTGGTTGTTCTATTGTCCATTGTCACATTTGCATAAGGCACTGCTTCACCCCTTTCATCTCGTACACGGAAAGTAACCGTATAAGGTGCTCTAACCATTTCCACATCAATGGAAACAGTGCCATTCAGAACAACAAATGTTCCTTCTACCGGAATATACCCTTGCAAAGAAGCAATATATGAGTATTGCCCATTTGCAAGCTGTAAAGAAGCCTGTCCCTGTTCGTTTGTAATAATACCGTTATTACCAATAGAAATATTTACACCTTCTACCGGGTTCCCATCTGAATCTTTTACATTGAAAAATGCTGTCTGATAAAGATTCAAAGAGCTGTCATTAATACCGACAAACAAATCTTCTGATTCCGCCGGATAGAACAAAGGTGAAAGATTACTGTCAGAATCATACAGAATATTGCCATCCTGATCGCGCATAATAAATCCTTTGATGCGCGGCAATTGATTTGCCGGGACTTGCTGATCGTAATACGGGGAAAAGTATTCATCCGGCACATATTTCACGCCTTCTGTCTTTTTCACAATATCCAACAAATCGTCCCATTCAACAACATCGCCCGGTGTCCAAAAACGGAAATCCAAATACTTAGTAAGATTTACTTGAATATTCTGGCGCACCGTAGCTACATCATAATCCGGCTGTAATTGCACACGGAAATCCAATCCTCTTTCAGAACCGACATAAAACCAATCTATATTTTTAAGAGAAATCCCTACAGCTTTCCCCTCTATATTCAAATCCGAAAGACTGAAATACCCTTGTACCTGTTCAAGCAATGTTCCTAATTCATCCTCCGTAAAGAAAATACCATTTTGTGATACGATATAAAGGTTATAAATGCCTTGTTCGTTTAATCCAGCAGCCATCACCTTTAAAACACGATCATCAATACCGTTCAATACTTGTGTCCAGTATTCTACAGTATTCTTACTTAGAACATTCAGATTGTTTTTGATACGAATACGAAAAGTTTCGTCATCTTCACTATCCCGTCCACCAATAGCATAATACTCATTCGTACATTCAATATGTCCTTGTGGTTGTGGGTTGACATTCGTAATACTATTAGGCGCAACATTGGTGGTATAGCCCGCATTCACGCTCCTTACCTTTACATAACCATAACCGCTTTCGCCCACTGTAAGAGATTCATCCACCTGAAAACGAATACCATTCTTACTTACAAAAGTAACAGTGGTATCATACACAGTGCCCGGATCAGCAGACACCCTAATGTAAGTTGAAGAACCGAGTGCTCCCTTTCGAGGACTTACCCCATACAAAGCAGCCGCCTTATCCAAATAAACGCCGGTTGCCGTGTCTGGGAATATCTGCGCTTCTTTTATGGCAATATCTTTCATTGCCTTTTGAGCCACTTTAGCTACACCGAATGCAGTTGCGTTCACAACCGAACCGTCTGCCACATTGCTTACTTTGGCAGTTTTATCCAAAAACATCTCTATAAAGAGATTTTTCAAATTGGTTATCGTTGCACTTGTTTTCGTTATCATCTGAATATCAATTATATAGGAACATTAACTAAATAATCTTTCTTTGTTACGGTTTTACATTGCAAAGAAAGGAATACCGCATCATCCTCTCTTTTTACGTCCATAAGTTCCACAGAATCCCATCTCGAATCTCTTTGGAACATATTCATAACGTTCTTAAAAATAGACGGATATTGAATGGCGTTTACTGTCGTACCAATAAACTCATTCGCAATACCATAATCCTTAAATTCAGGTATTGCACCCTTTTGTGCAGACAAGATGGCATCAAGAGCTTGCCGTATAGCATCATCTCCTACCACTATCTTCAAATCGTCATTTTCAAACACAAAATTAAGGTCAATATCCCGTCCCAATATATTGTCGCCTACCAATACGTCTACTACCGTGTCAAGATAATTGTTGCCGATATTTTTAAGGTTGACATAAAAAATACCTCCACCATCGGTAAATGAATAATCAGTTTCCTCTATATATTGAGGAATTGTAATATTCATCCAATCATCTTCCGGGTTTTCACTATTAAGTTGTCTTGCCACATCTTCAAACCGCTCTCCCGTTCTCAAATGTTTTTCAAGCTGCAAAGTATTGTTTCTCTCCAAAGAAGAACTACGGAGCCACCTTGCAGAACTTTTTATAGTAGAAAGTTTGGTTTGCGTTTCTGTAAAATTATCCAATATCTCCCACATGGAAATATCGTCCAAAGTATTCTCATGTAAAATAAATAGAGGTTCAATTGTTTCGGATTCTCTTACCAACTCAACCAAACGCAAAAAAGAATCCTTATCAAGCTCACCACCATTACTATAATAGTCAGCAATCAAAGGATAATCGTTAGTACAAAAATCCACAAACTTCTGAAAGTAGGATTTTATATCGTACCCGGTTATTCTGAAAAATTTATCGAACATATCCTCAACCATTGCCCAATAATCCTTTTGAAAGTGAACTTGCAAACTCGTTTATCCCCTTTTGTATGACATTAGAGGAACACATTGATACAAGGGAACTCTTTTCTCCTTTCGTTGCGGAAACAGCCTCCAAAGGAGCTATAACCGTCATTTCAAGACTATATTCCCATATCATATTTTTAGAAACATTCTGACTGAACGTTACCCCTCTTGGCGGAATAGTAACCAAATAACTTTCTCCTAATGCCATATTATAAAAATACAACTTCATAGGAAATCCTAATTCATCCACCCCGTTACTTTTGTCTATAATAGACTGCAATATCTTAATACAACCATATCCGGTTTTTATACCAGCATTAAAAGAAGGCATTGTAAGCGAACTTGTACTTTTCCCTTGCAATTGGTAAAGATAGCGTTTTCCTGCTGCTATACTAAAAGCTGCACCGGTTAAAGAAACGCTATCTGAACCGGATAAAAGAATTTTGAATGTTCGTCCAAAATTCCCTTTTATGGATATAGATTGCGGCATAAATACCGGAGAAGTCAAAACAGTAACACCCCCTGCTGTATTAACCACAGTTGTTCTTTTTGGCTCGCTCTTGTCAATACTTTCCGGGCTAATAGGAAAAGTGAAGACATCAATCGTATTATCCTTAGAATCTGCCAATTCCAAAGAGCACATATACACCTCAAAATCATTCGGGAATTGCGTTGCCATCATGGAACGCCCCAAATTTTTAAGCGTTGATTTTGCTGTCTTTACTACTGAATCCAAAACTGCCACGGCTATAGATATTTAAATTATTCTCAAAAGTACAAACTTTTTTCATAACACACTATCCCTGTGTTATTTTTTCGTTCTCATAATCAGAAGCATTAAAAGATTGTGCCGACTGCATAGGGGACGTAACGGGTACTGGAGCTGGACTTGGTACGCCTGCCGTTGCTCCGACAAGGAAAGAGCCAGCCGGCACATTGTGGGTATGAGAATTGAAAGTATTCACAAACGCATTCAACTTGCTTGTAAGATTGTCCAATTCAACCAAACCTTTCAGTCCTCCTCCATTGAACTCAATTATTTCATTGTTCATCTTCAATGTGGATTCACCTGTTTTCAAATCCAATTGCTCTTTGGTTATTGTACTTTGTACATTATCCCCTATCTTCACTGCAACCCCTGTGTTGTCCACTTGCAAGGATTGTTCCAATTCTTCCGTTTTCCAATGGAAAGTAATCTTTTCCAAATCCATAGCAACCCTTCTTTCTTCTTCTTCGGGCTTTTCTGGATTAACTATCTTTGCTTCGATCTGCGTATATCCCTTTATGGATACATTTTCCCCTCCTGTCACGTTCACGTTCCCGGTAGATTCTACGTTCACTTCCGATTCTATCGAACCGGTTGCTTTCACATTTACAGAAGCCTTTTCAGGGGAATTGATAGAAACAGAAATTGTATTGTCTGTCGGATCGACCATCAAAGAAGCAGTCACATTTCCTATTGTTTTTCTAAACCGAAAGGTATTCTCTTTCCACATAGGAGATTGATCATTTCTACAATAGCTTCCTACTACAATAGGAATACCATCATACGGATTAGTAGCTATCACCACTGCCGACCCTTGCTCATTTTCTTTTAAAGGAAACTCTATATTCGCCAACACTTCGTTTGTGATATATATATCCCTAAAGAAAACGCCGCCATTTCCCATAACAGAAACACGTCCGGTACGAAAGCAAGTCTCTACATACAAATCCCTGTCCACTCCATTAGGAATGACTATAAACCCGAATGAAATAGGTTCAGAAGAACCGTTTAATTTTCTTACCTTTCCCCCTGCCATGATTAACTAAACATTTTTCTATTAAGAAAATAATCAAACTGATCTTTATCTACTTTAGGCATGACAAGTGTTGTTATTTTATCCGCTTCCGCTTGCTTTGCCGCATTTCTTATTTCTGTCAAATCAATCAGTTTGAAATAATCCGGTTTGACATCTTTATTTTCTTCTCCAGCATTATCCTGCCGGTTCTTTACATTCGAGAAAGAGTTAGAAAGAATCGGCATATACATACCTCTTTCTACTTGTAAAATCGTTTGTCTTTGCAAATTACCATCCAAAAACGAAACATTATTTACAACCGAAGAAACATAGAAGAACTCATTTGTCGGCTCAAAATAAATAAACGTCCCAACCTTTATTCTTCTATCCCCATTGATCGTAATAGTTCCTGTCCTTGTAAACGGCAAATAAGCTGTTGATTCCATAATGTAAATCAAATCGTTTGTTGCGGCTGCCTGAAAATTTGCAAGAGATCGAGTTGCTTCCGTACCCTCCAAATCCTTGTAATTCAAATACTGATCCGTAAAGGACATTTTCTTGTTACCAAAAACTTCTGCATACTCATTCAAATATACAATAGGAACAAAAGCAAGACTTGTTGTATTTGTCTGTCCGGCATGATTACTCATTACTTTTAGCTGATACCAAGAATAACTTCTTGTATCATAAGACAAATCATACCCGTGCATGTTTTCAGACTTAACTGTAATGTATTGTCCATTCTTATACGCACCCAAAATAGCATCCTTGTTGAACGGTGGCTGTCTTACCACAAGGTCTATTGTATTGACATAAGTATCAAAATAAAACTCAACCAAAGGGAATTGGCAAACCCTGTTCATATACTCCAAAAGTGTACCGTTTGGATTGGCAATAGAAGAATCTATGAGTACCCTTTTTTCAAGCACATCTTCCACAAATACTTTGAATATTTGCCAAATTCCATTTACAGATTGTTTTTCGTCTACACCTATATCGTAACTTTCCGTTCTTTTATCTTGCCATGAATCAAACACACTATTCTTTGTTATACCTATGTTTGACATCACATTCACAATAAACCAAATACATTCCCGGATAGGCTTCATTTGATACGACCACAAAAGATTGGAGAATGCACCTGTAAGGACGTTTCTTTTAAACCAAATACTGTCTTCGCTCATTTCATACCAATGAGAAAATGTATCGGTTGCATTAAGTAAAGGGATAAAATAGCAACCATCATCTGAAAACAATTTGTTTATGTCCCGTCCTTCTATTGTAATGGATTTTATGTTTCCTTGTGCTTCGTAAGATGTGGTACAAGTATCTACAAACCCTATCATATCCCAAATATTGTCCTTAGCTACTTTAGAAACAGGAATTTCCAAATCGACACGTTTGCCAAAATCCACATCTCCTTTATTGTTTTCTTTTTGTAAACGTTCAAACCGTATAAAGACAATATCGTTGTTTTGTATAAATTTCTCTTGGAAGGACTTGACTTGCGCACCGGTAATAGAAACTGTATTAAATTGTTCCAAAACAGAATCCCCAAACTTAAATGAGCTTCCATTAAAATAAAAAGGTGCTAACAAAATGCTAAACTCTCCTGTTTGTTTAGATTTAGTTGTAACCGTCTGCAACACATAAGGAGATAGATCAATCACTTTGCCAATTGATTTTATGTACATCCATACCCGAATGTTCATAGATATTATTTTGGCGTTTATCCCGGCTCCTTCCAATGCAGAAGTTACATTTGTATCAGGCAAATATTCAGGATCACTTATCAGTTCTTCATAGTTATCTCCCCAATATGCTTTAAAACTTCCTTGTGAAACAAACTGCCCTTCTTTTGCGGCTTTCACAAGAGAAATAGGTGTATCTCCTTTAGGACACCACAAAACCGTCCCCTGCTTTATATAAGGCAACGTGCCGGAATCATAGTCACTTTTGTATTTGACTTGTTCTTCTTTATCATACGTTCCCCAAATGATATCCAGATTTGTGATACCCTTACCATTTTCAACCTTCATCAATTCAGAGGGTGTAAATTTCTTTTTCCCAGACGGAAGAATTTTTTGCCAATAATTTATAAAGTCCTCCGGTTTTGCTTGTTGATAGCTTTCCAGAGGATAAATAGGTGGATTTTTTAATTCTTTATTTTTTTCTTCTGTCATAGATTACTCCTCCTCTTTTTTTGAGCCTTTAAGAAAACCATACATCAAAAGAGATGGAAAATTATGAAATGCAGTAGATAGCTGCTGCATAGTTGATCCATCATTCTTTTTGTACGCTTCCATAAAACGTGTATAATAACTTTCCACCAAAGACGATGTATCTGAAATGGACGTATAAATACCATTTATAGCATTCAATATCTTACCCAATCTATCTATATTCGTTTCCCCAATACCAATCATCCTATTTTCATAAGCCGACATCATCTTTTCTCCTGTCGTAACAGTTCTTTCGGCAGCAGTAGGTTCATATCTATTTGTCGGATCGTTACGTTGCTGTAAGGCTTGTTCCGCTTGACGAACCGTTTCAAATATCTTCTCGTAATCAAAATTACCACCTGCCGTAAGTTCATTAACATCTGTCCATGTAAGGTTTGTGAAAGCTCCCTTCATAAGATTACGCATCATTTCAAGGCTTCCGCCTGAATATTGCTGTAAAATCTGCAAAAATTCTCTCATAATATCAGGGTCTTTCGTCAAATCGTCCATTTTTGCAAACGCTTCCGAAGGTGTGCTGGCTCCTGTTGCCTGTTGTACCGCTCTAAGAAGTAGGGTTTGTGTTACTTCATCCTGTGAAATTCCTTTGCCCATAAAAGCCTCTTGAACCCGTTCAAGCTGTCTACCTTCCATTCCTGTTTGCAGACGAACGGCACGCATAATAGCAGCTATGTTTGCCGCATCTATCTCACCTGTTCGAGAAAGGATATCATCAACAGACCGAACAAAAGTAGTCATACTTTCATCCATAGTAGAAGCAATTTCACTAAGCGGAATTTGAAGTTGCTTCATGGTTTGTTCAAAAGACCGGATAATAGCAGATGAAGAAGCTGTTTGTCCTTCTTCTGTACGAGCGAAACGCATTGCTCCTTGCATTCCCATTACCGACTGATCGCTAAGCCCGTATAAACGCTGTACAGCCATCAAACTTTGTGTTTCCGGTACAGGTGCTACAGTTACTTCTTTTCCGCCGGCGGCACGAATAAGTTCAGCACGTCTTTGAATGTATTCACCTACATTCATTCCCAAAGCAGAAGAAGCGTAGCTACCCTCTCTGAAAGCCGTAGCCATAGATTGTCCGGCAGTTGTTCCCATTGTTTGAGAATAGGCTATAGTTCTTTTTTGAGCTTCCATAGCTTTTTCTACAGAAGTCGTAAAAATACCAGCAACCACATTTGCAATAGCCGTTGTAACTCCGCCTAAAAATCCTCCTACACCGGGGATTAAAGGAAGCCCTTCCCCTAAAATTCCGCCTAAAGAAGGAATAATCCCGCCACCCATAGCAGCCGGACTTTGGAAAGTGGCTCCTACGCCGGAAATAACCCTTGTTGCGATATTGGTAGCAGTGCTTCTATCGCTGCCTCTTTCCACATTTTCTTGTCTTTCCCTTGTAATAGTAGTTGGCTCTCTGTCTACCGGTGTCGGGGTGGGAACCAGAATAGGTTGTATTCCTGAACCTCCGCCAGATGTACCCCTTCCGTTGTACAAAGTTTCATCTATAGAAAAAATACCTTCCTGTATGGCTTCTAAAGCTCTTGTGCCGGCTTGTACTTGTTGAAGTATTTGTCCGGCTATACCGGAAATATCGCCATTCCCAGAAGCGATCGCCTCCACCACAGAAGCAAAACCTTCTTTATTGATACCCAAAAGTGCATTCAAATCTATAGCCCTTGCACCACCGGTTTGATAAACGTCAAGTTGTCCTCTAAGACTATCTATTTCGTCTTGCTTCGTTCTTCTCTTTCTTCGAGTAGGAGTTGGTTGTTCTGTTTCTCCTTCTTCCGGTTGTGGGGTTGGTTGAGTGGGACGAACAGGAGAAACAGGTTGCCTTCCTCTTTCGGAATTTTGTCGTCCCAAAAGATTCAATTGTTCCCTAAGCTGATTGATAGCATCATTTTGCTGACGAAGAATATTGTCGTTGTTTTCAACGATCCTTCGCTGAATACTTTCCATTTCCCCACCTATAGCCCTAAGTTGAGAAGTGTCTACCGAAACTCTAAGCCTTTTCTCCGCGTTCGCCATTTTCCTTTATCTCTTTTGCTTTCTGTTCAAACTCGATCATCTTAAACATCTGATCTTCATAGAAAGCAGTATCTTGTTCCGAAATTCCACCTTCCGGTGCTTTTAGCCAATCTCCAATATTAGGAATATATTCTTGTTTTTCTTTTTCTTCTTTTTCCTGTTGCAGTTCATAAAAAACTTTGTCTTCTTCAAATTCCATAAGTTCTGCAAAAAAATCACATTTCTTATGTTCTTCTGAAAGAAACGGGATTTTATGTTTATTCCTATACCATCTATCAATAGGAAACATATTGTCCCATCTTATGACAAAATTTTTATATTCTTCCCGATTCATCAGTCTACAGATGAAAGAATTTTTTCAGCCTCCTTCAAGAACGGGAAAATATCGTGCATATAAATATCACAAATTTCTTTGTAATCTTTCAGTCCCAATTCAGAGAAACTTTTCACTTTCAAATCGGACATCAATTGTGGGCACAAAACAGAAAGTGCAGCTTCCACATCTATCATATCCAAAGCACGCTGCGCAGAAATGGTAGGGTTGCCAATCATAGAGTTGTAACTCCCTTTACCCAATCTCTGTTTATTTACCTCAATTTGGTAATACTGTCCAACATTCGGGAAACTGATCTCGTACTTTCTTCCTTTCACTGTAATCTCTTTCGATTCCATACTATATGATTTTTAATTGATTGATATATGCAAAGATAATGATAAAAGAGAAAAAGCGGAATTTTCATCCCGCTTTCTAAAAAGATTATCTATTCTTTTCAACATCCTTTAAAACGATTTCTTCTTTAATCCCTAATTCGTCTCTTATAAAATCTACTAATTCCTGCGACCCTTCTATTAATCTATCTTTTTTCTTTATATTTAGCTTACCCCACAAAGGCTGTAAATTCATCCAATTAAAGCAAACTCTTTGGTGGATTGGGTTCATTAAATCAAAAGCAGAACAAGGAACTATATGATCAATGTGCCAAGTTTTATGATTATAATTATCCCAGCTCATACCTTCACAAAATTGTGATTCAATGTGTTTTTTTAAATCTTGGACAGAGCATCCAACAAGTTCTATAGTAGAAGCAGCTTTAGAGCCATTTTTTATCGCTAATCTAACTCTATTTCTTAAAGCAGTCTCTAATTTATATTCAGGACTTTCATTCCAAAGCCTCTTTCTATATTGTCTTTTTGTTTCCTTTCCATGTTCAGATTCTCTATATTTTTTTGAAGATTGTTTAAATGATTCCGATTTTCTGTATTCAGAAAAATATTCTTTCCCTTTTTCTGAATTTCTAAATTTTGCCATCTTTTTTCTGTTTTTCTCTCTATATTCTTCTGTATGCGATTTTTCTCTACGATAAGCGTTATAGCAATCTTTACATGAAAAATGAATACCAAGTCTATTGGTATTGTCTTTTGGGAACATCTCTATAGGAAGTTTTTTACCACAAGTAGTACATTCAAAAATTTCATTTCCATTTTCGTCTATTTCAATTTCTTTTAATTTCTTTGGATGTGCCAAGTTTTTATGATAATACTCGTGTGATTTTTGCCTATTTTTCTCTTTATATTCAGGATCATTTCTCTTTCGCTCATTCTGTCTTTTCCTACTTTCTTCTCCTTTTTCAGACAAACGATATTTTTTATGGATTTGCTTTCTTCTTTTCTTTTCCTCATCTGTCATATTTTTATGAGAAAGACATTCTTTACATCTACAAGTAAATCCATCAGAAGAATAGCTGTTCTTTTGAAAATTCTCAATAGGGAGTTCTCTCTTGCACTTAGAGCAAATTTTTGTACCTTTGTCAAAATTAGCTTTCATAACCAAAACCAATTTAAGTTCAATTTATCGAAATCTGCCCATACATTGACTGCAATCTTTGTATGGGCATTTATTGTTATACACAACAAAGGTAAGAACTTTAGATATAACATCTTCAATTCTTACCTTTAAAAATGACGTTAATAAAAGCTAATTGCCTCAATATTCGGCAGTTACGACGGGGTTAAGATACCTAATATTGACATTATAGGAAGCAACAGATTGCTCCTGCAACTGCCAATTCTGATTCTCAATGAAACAAGGTGTCAAAAGGGCAATTGTCTGCCCTGTCGGATCAACACTTGTTACCATCTTACGGGCATCATCAAAGTTCTGTACCAATTTCTTGTAGATCATGATAGAGAACCCTTGTTCTGCAAATGTAAGAGTGTCCAAAACCTCCTGCAACGTACCCAAACGATGAATCATCGCTTCCACCACCGGAGCTTTGAAAGATAAGAAGAACTGATCTACCGTTGCCGAGCATCTATAAGAAACCGGTGGGATTTCCTGAATAGGCAAACTACCCAATCCCTGTACGTCCACACGATTGATTTGTTCCTGTACGGTTATATTTCTAACAAAACCGGCTGTTTCGTTGCCGATCTTGATATATGCCATAGGTGCACTGAATGTCTGCATAATATCTATATTTTAGAATTATTATCCACGAATTAAGAAGCCTGTGAAGAACAACTTGTTGATTTCATTGTTCACAACGATCTTATAGGTTACAAACCAGGCATCTTCTTGTCTTGTAACAAGAACATCTTTGAACGAAAGTAATAGGTTGTCTTGTGCCTCATTTGCCACTCTTGATTGCAAATAAGCAACCGTCCAGTCTTTCACCGCACCGGCAGACAATGTATTGACGTTTACACCGTTTTCTTGTCCCAACAGATCAATAGAAGCATTTACAACCAATTCCTTGTTGATTTGAGCAACGATACGCATAAACTGAATGCTGTGGCTCTGTCCGTTTGAATTGAACAACACTTTGTTGTCCTGTAAAGTGTTTACACCTTGTAATACGACAAAGTTATTCGTATAGTCATTGTAAACCGTCACAAGCATACCGGCATTCAAAGCCTTAGTTTTTTCCGTATCATTCAAAGTGTGCTTCAACTTGTCGATACCGATTGTCTTGTTTGTAACCGGGATATAAGGCGGTTTTCCTGCCGTTCTACCCAAAATACAACACAAGTTATACATTACTCCCCACCAGCGTGTTTTGATACCTGTAATACCGGAAGTCATACCTGCACCGCCATGTACCAACTGAACCAGCTCGCTGTTGAATCCTTTCGCCAAATCAAGTGATTTAGAGAAATTGGCGGCATCGTCATAACCTCCCACAAACAAGAAGTGGGTGTACTTAGCTTGACTATTCATATGAGCAATGTACTGTTTCTGCAATGCGGAATCAGCATTTGTACCGAACTGATCCATAAGAGCAAAGCTATAGTCCAAACCTGTAATTGCTTCCATAACTTTCGCCATGTTGTCAATATTGTAAGTTTCAGTACCGCCCTTTGCCAAGAAATAGGATTTACCAGCCAGTGCAGTAGTAACGTCACTCTCAGATACCGTTCCTTCTCCTTGTACTTCCGCGTTTTCTGTCAATACAAACAGGTTAGCAAAATTAGAATCGGATTTAGCCCATTCAAGCAAAGTTCCAATATTGTCAAATTCCGGTGACTGCAATACCAATGTAGGTGCTGCTTGATCTTCCGGCGTTTCTCCAATAGGGTAACCATCTTCTGCATATCCTGTGAAAGAACCGACATAGAATTTCATGATCCATTTTGCCGGATCGTCTACGCCTTTCACAATGGATACACCATAACCGGCAATCAAATTACCAGCTTCGGAAAGTTTGCCATTTGCTCCCAAACCTTCATCCAGTGTCTTTACTTCAAACGTGCCACCTGCTGTAGTAACAAAAGTAATAGTTGCAGAAGTAGTCTTAGCTGCCCTTACATACAAAAGTTGAGAGATACCTGTAGAAGCCGGGTTTGTATAATCCGGTGTAAAAAGACCTTCTGCAATCTTCCAGAACATACCTCCCTTTACAAAAGAACGGAACTCTGCAAGGGTGTCAAACGTATAGACTGAATCCAATCCTTGAAAGTTTTCTCCATCTATACCAGAACCACCACCCCAATTTGCACCATAAACGCCACTATCTATGACCAAAACCTTCGAATAATCTAATGTTCTGGCTGGGCTTGTTTCTCCAGATACGATCCGACTATACGCACCCGGTAAGGTTATTTGTTTATTACCAAAAATATACGATGTAGCCATAATTTATTGATTTTCAATTTGTTATCGAATTATTATTTGATTTTATTTAAAAACACATTCAAAAATTAAATCAATTAATTTGCCAAAAACTTCAAAACAATTATTTTAAGTAATTACGACAAAAATCTAATAATTAAATGTATTAATTAATTCTTACACATAAATCAAACTACCTCAAAGGTAATCATTTTTCAATCAACGAACTATCTGAACCCCACAATTTCTGATTCTACACCTGGAAGTCCGTCAATAGAAGTCGGGTCACCAAGAGCAATGCTATCCACTTGATTCACTTTCCCAAAGATGATCTTTCCGAGTAAAGACGTATCCACCAATCCCGGTACTATTTCTTCTGACGATAAATCAAGTCCGATAGAACGAATGAAAATAGGTGTCGGCATCAGATTGTTTTGCATCATAAGCTCCTTCATGGTAAATTCTATTTTAAGGAACTGTGAAGCCAAAGTATCCCAAGAGCCAAGTAGTAATGCGTACAGAATCTCTGACATCAGGATTGATTCATTCATGTTTACAGAAAAGCACATGATTTCCAATCCGTACTGTCTTGTGTCCCTGTACATAGGAACGCCACCCATAAAAGATTCTATTTTACCTATGGAATTGGCAATGCCACCTGTTTTCCCGGGTTCACGAATAATGTATGCCGGCAGCCCTGTTTTATCTTTCGGATATTCCAAAGCTACCTTTATGTTGTTCGGATTTGTTTCCTTTCTTAGAAAGATATTTTTTGCCTGTTCATAGTAGTTGAAAGAGCCGTCCTGTGTATCTCCCAACACTTTGTACAAGAAAGAATCCTTTTCGTTTTCCTTGCTTTCAAAGTCCGTTTGTACGTATTCCAAACAGGCTTCCACTATCTTTTTTATTTTGACTATCTGTAGCATCGTTACATCGCATTTAAAAATTCGTCAATCACCCTATCCGCAACAGCATCTATCTTTGCTTGTTCAAGAGCTTTGTTCATAAGTTTATATGGAACAATACCGCCATTCCACCAACTATTAGGATCAGAGTTTTCACTTACCCTTCTCCATGTAAAGTAACCGCTTCTCTTTTCATTTTGAGTAGAAGCAATGTTTACTTTAGTTAGTCCTTCATAAATAGGTGCTTTGTGTATGTAAGCCGGTTTGTTTACACCCAGCCTATTTATTGCTTTTCTCTGCCCTTTTTCAGAAAAACTTTCTGGTAAATTACCACTTCCTAATCTTCCTGTCTTCTGAACTGCGTTGTAAATTTGTTGCGGCATTATAGAAGCAAACAATCCCGAATCCGCTACAGCTTCCGGCGTTGCATGTCTAAAGGGAATATCTATATACCAACCTCCATCCTGTGCAATCTTTCTTTTTGGGGAATTTCTAAAACCTTCCTTCTCGTCAAAAGGCGGTTGTCCTTCTTCTATCATCAAAGGAATAGAAGAAGCTCTGTTCGTCAGCCCGAATATAACGGACAAAGGGGATTCCCTTTCAATGAAAACTCCCCTTTTATACTCATTCCTTGTAGTACGAAGCTCCCTATTTATCAGATTTTCCCACCTAAGCTGATATTCAGTTATAACGGCATCTATAATAGAAGAACCTAAAAACGTAGATTGATCCTGTGAAAGATCAAATTCTTCCACCAGATCACTTAAATCTATGTTGATAGGCACTACCATTACTCACTAATTTTCATTTGAATATTATCATTCAAAATAACTCCCGATCCATCAAAATTAGGTTTTTCAGACACAATCAAATGTGTTCTTCTTGCCACCGCTTGAATAGGAAGTCTTGTTCTTTCCAATTGTCCCGTTTCCTTGTTTTTCTTCCAAGAAGCCCGGACTTCATGGGGAAAGTCCAATACATGAAATTCCAATTGATGTTGATAATAAATACTTACAACCGGATTTAAAGACATATTAGCCGTCAAAATTACGCAATAAGGGTTCGCATCACTTATCTTGTAATCTGTCGGAGAAAGTTGTCTCAAAGGCTCTGTAGACGATTCAAACACATGTATGCTATAAATGCTTAACGGTTTATAAGTCGTGAATACAAAAGAGTTCTCTCCGTCCGTCCTTACAGGCAAATTTTCGCTAAAGTAAGAGAACTCTTTTAAAATTGTGATCCGGTCAAAATATCCTAAATTGGGTTTATCAACGTCTGTTACCGTTACGTTAATTGTTCCTATCAGTTCTTCTGACCAACGTTTGTAACTGTTATCCCCGTTTATACCGGTTATAAGAGCATGAGTGTTTGTAGGATTGATATAAAAATAACCTGTACCAAAACAATTCTGGCAATCCACTAAAGGCGCATCCGGTGCATTACAAGGACATCTTAACGCCTTTTCCAATATCACCTCATACCCTTTCAAATAAACGGCAGAATCAAACTCTGAACGTATAAATTCAGGACTTGCATTACTCAAAGGCGGAACCGGTGTTTGTAAAATACTCTTTGCCACGTTACTAAAATTTTAAATTTCATTTATCAAATTTCCACACTATGCAATGTTTACTTTGACCGGGGTAAACGCTAACCCACTATCAATTATCCTACTTACATAAGAATCACTGAATACTTTTCTACCTATTCCAATAGCTCCATTGATATCTGCGTTAATCAATTTATTTACAGAACTTTGGAACAACCCACGTTTCTTTCTTTTGCCTAAGTAAGCGTCATGTTTTCCTAATTCTTCAAAAGCTAAATGATCAACCTTTGATGTGTATGATTCTTCACTAAGATAAAAACTAATTCCAACTAATTTGCATTTATAGGAAATTTTATCTATAAGCCTTGAAAAAGGAATCTCAACAAATTTCTGGTTTGTTTTCTTTCCAAGATTAATTTTCTGTTTCCATCCTTTATTCAGTCCTACTACAAGACTACCGATATTATTGTCAATACAATAGTTTATAATAAATCTACTAACCTTATGGATATGATCTTCTATCCAAAAATTCCTATAATTGTTAAGTTGTCTAAGTCTTTTTGAAGTCCCTTTGTCTCCTGCAAAAGACATTAATTTAGCTTTTCTCTTATTGTACCACTGATTAAAAGATTTGATAATATGTCCGTTTACAATGAAAGGTTGTTTTCCTGCATTGTTAATACATGAACATAAATTATTCAATCCCAAATCAATCGAAAGAACATTATCTTTGTTTAAATTCAAATCCTGTTCTTTCTTTTCGTAAATCACTTCAACTACATAACAAGTAGCTTGTGGTATAATTCTAACTTGACATAGTTTATTGTTTCCTATTTTAGTTTTAATTGGTTGAATGATATTTTTAACGAAGTAAATATATCCATCTTTGATTCTACAAGCAGAAGTTGTAAAGACTACCATATTCTGTTTCTTTCCTTTCTTGTAAGAAGGAAGGTGAGGCTTACGATTGTTGTGTTTAGCTGGATTCTTTCCAAAATCCTTTTTCAACTTTATCCAAGAATTGATAGACTTGAATACTTGTCCAACTACTTGCTGAGAAATAGATGATGGCAAATTTCTAAAATCAAATTGATTTTCTTTGCAAAGTTTAGTAGAAAGATCATATTCTTTCAGATATTCTTTATTGAAGATACCTTGACGCACATTATACAGGACATAATTATATAGCAATCCTGATTTGAGGCAAATATCTTCAAATCGGTTATCTTTAACAATATGTTTTTCAACCAATCTCATCAATCAATTTTACTATTTGAAATTTCAATAAAAACAAAATAAACAAATTACCCTCCTTATAATACTAAAAACCTAAATTCATCGTACACGAGTTTTATCCGCCCTACAGTTTCCTCTATTTCTTTTTGATACTGTTTCAAGCGTGCCCCGTAACCTGCATTTTCAGCAGAAGCGGTAGAGTTGATAGATTGTCTTAATCCATCTATTTCCAAGTGCATAGAAGCTATACCGGGTAAACTGAATATCATATCTCCGGCAATATTAAGCGGGCCGAACGAAGCAAGTTTACCAACAAGATTAATCAAATCGGCAGGCATTTTATCCAAATCAAAACCGGTTATATATTGAATGTCCCAATAGTCCGGTATGTTTGTGAACCGTTGAAAGCCTATCTGCGTAGTCATTCCAGTAAGAATAACATCTGCATTTGCATTAACCGAATTTGCACCGGTAGGAACGACACTCATTCTTCGTTTCCCTATCCCGTCCATATCTTTCTCACAACTAAGCCAACCTTGCGGGTAAATAATCTGCTCCATCTTATTAAGCATACCTGTAAGCGCAAGCGGAACCCTTACTGGACAGTTAGTTTGAATGATAGGAAATTGCTGGAAATAATCTGTTCTGTAATAAGAATGTGTTTCCGATTCAACTAATTGCTTTACAAATTTGAGATTAAAATAATTCTCGATCTCTCTCTGTGCAGCACTCAAATAAGTTCTAAGTGATTCATCAGAAAAAGAAGTCCCCGTACCGGCTTGTATGGTAATACCGTACAGGTAATTGTTCCACATCTCCGCAACGGAAATAACAGAACCCGTATTTTTCTTATACTTTACTGTAAAAATCAGTTGTCCCGGCATAACTTAAATGTCTTTTTTACTTTTTAGGTAACGCAATTATAGCATCAATCAGTTCGTCTTTCTGACTTTCTTCTTTGAATCTTCCGGCTTTCTGTTTACTCATTCCGTTTTCAATAGCAAGTGCCTTCAAATCCTCAAAAGTCATTTTAGACATATCTTCCTTTAAAGAAGCAATTTCTTCTTCTGTTGCGCCGGCTTCTTCTTTAACCGGTTCTTCCACAGTTTCTTTCGGCTGACCACCGTTAGACAGTCTTTCAACCTCTTTTTTCCAAACGTCAATAGACTGCTCCAATTGTTCGATTTTCTTGTTCTTATCTTTGATAATACCGTTCAAACGAGCAATTTCAAACTCGTATTCTTCTTTCAGAACTTTCAGAGCTTCATCAGTATCTTTTTCAGATTCAGATTTTTCCTTTTCAAGCGTATTAGCTTCTTCTTCCAAAGCAATACCGGAGAAACCGCCATTTTTGATGTATTCCCAAGTTTCGTCCTTTACTTCGGCTTTCCCGTTTTCAAACTCCACAAGCTCATTCAAAAACTGAATGGTAGTGTTTTTATATACTGTTGATACAATCTTTTTCATACGAAATATGATTTATTGATAAATAAAATAGGGAGAGGAAGGTGTTTCAAAAACCTTTCCCTCCCTTTATAAAATTCCGAGACTAAATACGTCTTAGTTATGCACCCAAACCTTCATCACCGATATTGATAATACGGCAAATCTTAGCCGGCTGATACAGAACTGGAGTACCGTAGTTCAAGATAGCGAATCTGCGAGACGGAGCGGTGATTGCAAAGTCAAGTTTGCGAGTGTCACCAAACTGCAAGTATTCGTTGATCTGGCTGTCGTTATAGTAAATCAGAGCAGACTTCGTACCTGCAATGATACGGTTACGGTCACGTACTTTTGTTGCAGCAGCACCATCATATCCAGCAGCCAGCATAGAAGCCGGAATAGTGAAGATAGGATAGTATTCTGTCGTATCTGTCAAAGCAGTTACTTTCTTAGTACGATAAACAACGTAGCAAGTAGGAGCATAAGCACCTCCAACTGGAGCTGTCCACTGCAAATCTACAGACTGATTAGCTGCAACTGCCAGAGCAGTATCCGTCAATTTCAAAGGAGCAGATTCACCATAACGGTTCTTAGCTGTTACCAAGTAGCCATAAGAGCCGGCATGTAATACGAAGTTGGTTTTTGTATCGGCAACAACAGCAGACTTAGTTCCACCAGCAACAGGAATACCCGGAGCCTTCGGAGAAGAAGCTGTAGCAGAAGCCTTGATCGGACGGCGAACGTCAAAGAACTTGTCTGTTTTAACAGCAACCTTACCGAACTGCGTCATGATGTCGTTTACAGACTGTCCCATTGTTGCGCCTACAACGCTGTTAGACATGCCAACAACAACGCGTTTTGATTCATGGAATTTCTTCACATAGTTGTTGAACACAACCGGTGCAGAAACGATACGGTCGATATAACCGTTGTAAACGTTTACAACGCGATCAGCAGCATCTTCAACCAAAGCATCAGTCAAGATACCATTCTGTGCATCAATCACAGCCTGTGAGCCATAGTAAGCATCCAAAATCTGTTCTGTGCTCATACCTTCCGTAGAACCACGGTCAGTAGCAGCTACACCCATCATGTGCTGACGGAAGATGCCATCAAACTGTTCTGCGATACAAGTAGAATCAGCATCCGTCAAACGAGTGTCAATCAAAGTCAAAAGCAAAGTGGTCTTATTCTGTACCTCACGAGTGTACATGTTCATACCACCGGCAAGTTTAGCAAGCATAGCCGGATCAGTTACCTGTCCTGTAACGCCCATAAACTTAGAGATGATTGACTTACGGATGTATTGAGTATCTGTTTCTTCCGGTGTTTCACCTTCAAGATTGAAAATACCAATTTCTTCACCATATTTGTACAACTGGTTGTACTGGTGAACCGTATTCTCAATTCTCTGTTTCGGCATTTCGTTGTAAACAACCAACTGGTTCAAGCGGTTAGCCAAAACCTTGATGTAAGCATCCAAAGATTCAACTTTCAGACCACCACCATTGTTGATCTGATTGTCGTACTGCATACCGGTTTGTAAACCGGCTTCCATTGCTTTCAACACATCGGCAACATTACCAGCACCGCCAAAAGCAGCTAAATCATTATAGTTATACAAGTCCATCTTTCTATAATCTTTATATTTATTCGATCGAATTACTTCTTACTTCTGGAACTTGATGTTGTACTTTTCGTACATGAATTTTGCCAAATCCTGTCCAATGGTTTCAGCCTGACTGTCTGCCAAGAAAATCAGAGCATCATCACCAATCGACTTTTCAAGTTCTTCACCGGCGTTTTCAACAGCCTTGTTGATAGCTGCCATCACCAAAGGACGTTGTTTTGTGACAGAAAGAAGTGTCTTACCATCTTCGTCCACTTCCGGCTTCATGGATTTTTCCAAAACAGCAGAAGTCTGCACTCCCTTAAAAGAAGGTGTCTGTGCGCCAAAAGATTCCAAAGACTTTTCGATGTTACCAAAACGTTCGTTCATGACTTCTGTCATACCCTTAACGATATTAGCTGCCAAAGAAGCACCGAAAGCCTTCATATCATCCATAGAGAAAGATTTCTCAACTTTATCTTCTTTCTCTTTAATGTCCTCTTTCAAGTCCTTCTTGTCTTTTTTATCCTCTTTTTCGTCCTTCTTCAAATCGTCAATGTGCTTTTCGTCATTGCCGATATTCTTGTCCTCCTTTTTTTCGGATTCTTTCATTTCGGCGACACTTTTCGATTTTTCAAAAGTTACATCTCCGTTTGCTACCATAGTAGCAATATCTTCTGCACTGAAACCAGAATTTTCAAGTGCCTTGTATAACGGATCATCTTTAAATTCTTTTACGTCTACCATAACATTATGTATAAAAATTATTGTCGAACTTTTTCTACGAATGTATCTAAAACACTTTTTTCAACCCTACCTTCTTGAACTGCACGATAAATCTCCCAAAAAGAATCAACATCAAAAGAATGTGATTTTTGAAAATTCACCTTGAAATTATTGTCAATCTGGACAAGTCCGTTTTCTGTACAATATTCAAAAAGAATAGTTGATTTTTGTATTTCCAATAAATCATTCACACTACCACCCTTACTTTTTTCAATATCCAAATAGGTCTTAGTGTTGACCGGTGTCATTGTAAGGGCAATGTTTGTAATAAGAGCTTTTGTCACTCTTTTGGGATTTTTCTTATCCCGTTCCAACGCCTTACCTTCTACGCTCATACCCGGTTTTCTTGTCGAACCCGATTCTTGCATTTCAATTGCCTTATCCCAAAAAGCACGGGCTTCCGGCGACTTTTCCCACAATTTACCTTTTACAAAAAACTTATTGTCTTTCACATAGGCTTCAATAGGTTCACCAATCCAAAAACGACTTTTGTTAATAGGTGAACGTGTGGGCAAATGATCGAGGTTAAACAAACCGGATTTCAAAAATCTATCATATATAAACCCGGACGGCTCTAAGACTTCTTCTTCATCATCTTTTGAAGAATCGGAAGCGACACCGGAAAATACCATGTTTGCGTATGGAGATTGTTGCTCTGATACCGCGCTTTTGGCTTTCTCCAAATCCAAATCTACATATAATTTAAAACTATCAAACATTTTGATTGGTTGAAATTGAAATAAACGTATTTATAACACTCAAAAATACTGCAAAATTAGAATTAAATCACAATAACTCAATATTTTAACTTTTATTAATTATTATCGTAATTTATCTCCAAACTCCTTAATGCAATTGCAATCTATATTTAGACTGTTTGAGTGTTGCAAGAAAATCATCAATCCAGCTTACCTCGCCAATGTATTCATCCTTTTCAGCAAGTTCTTTTCTGAACTCAATCGTTTTGTCGAATATCATTTGGCAAATAGCAACCGGATCATCCTCTTTCACTTCATCCCCTTGGATTTCCCCGTCTTTGAATCGTCCGAATCCCGATTGCCCGGCTTCCGCAATCTTATCCTCAAATTCTGAAACTTCTTCTGAAAGTTCATCGAGATAGACATGCTTGGAATTATCTTCCTCACCCCAATGAATATTTTTAAGACGTGTTTTAGTTCCTTCCAGAAAATTGAGATAAGTGTTGAAAATACTCTTATCGGTCTTTTTGGACTTTTCGATTTCTTCGGTATTTCCATTTTCAACAGACAATTCATCTTCTGTCGATTTTCGGATGTTTTCTGTTTTGGTAGTGCCTTCAATGCGAAACTTACCATTCCATTTCCATTCTTGTTCCCCATTTTCTTCTGTCTTAATAACAATAGAAAAAGGTTTACCAAGACAAGTTACCTTTTGAAGTATGCCTAAAAAATCAGCAAACTTATCTCCTTTTCCACCATCATTATCAGAGAAATTCATATGAAACTCACCGTAAGTGTATTTGTTCGGCTCTTCTACCACTTCGACTTCTTTTTCTTCATAGATAGTTCTCTTGAAAGTAATAGCCTTTTCAATACCTTCGCCTACACCATCCTCTGTACGAACAATATTTTTGGTTTCACCATCCAAAGATTCACGCTGCAATACATGTGCGTCTGCTGTATCCATAGTTTTTTCTACTTTCCAGTCTTCCGGCAATTCGTCTTCCAGATTAAGCTCCTTTGCCCGTTTCTTGATCCATTTCTTTACTTCTTCTTTCGACATAGAAGAACTACCGGACAAACGAATAGCATCTTTCAAATCCTGCCGATTGCGAATAGGATATTTGCCATTGGGCATTGCTTCACCTTTCTTTGCCAAATCCTTTCTTTCTTCATGCGTAAAAGAAGTTTTGTTTGCCGACTTTTCAAGTTTTTCAGGATTCTTTTCACAATAGGAGGTGAATACATCCTTTGAAATTTTGCCCTCTTTGAAAGATTTCATTACCAACTGAAACTCATCCTGTACCTCAATACCAAGAATACGTTTGATATTATCTTTCATATCAAAGATAAAATTATATTGGTCAAGTTCAGTGTGAGGATTGATCCATTCACTACCTGTTTCTTCTTCTCCGTCCACAAGAATGTTGACAGGAGCATCAGGATCAACAAAGCACATGAAATAGTGAATTTCAATACCTTTTCTCTTTGGAATGTATTTACCGACCGGCATCAAAAGTTCTTCCGACATATCAATACCTGTTTCCTCAAACAGTTCTCTTTTTGCAGCTTGCAAGAAAGTTTCTCCCGGGTCAACATGTCCACCCGGAATACACCAATCATTTGAAACCGCGCCCTTTTCTCCCACACGATTCAAAATAAGAAGTTTGTCTCCTCTAAAAACAAGCACGTCCGCAAACTGAACTTTCCCTTGCTTCGCCTTAAACAAATCAAAGTAAACAGATTTCTTGATCAAGCCCTGTCTCCATAACTCACGACAGCTTTCAAGTTGACGAATGTCTTTTGCCATTTCAGCAAATTCTTCATCATTTTCCAACTTTGCAATGGATTTATGGATAGAATTTCTTCTCTTGTACACATCCATCAAATCCTTAGACTGTTGCTTTAAAAACTCATTAAAACAACTTTCTGCCTTTGCAACTGCATCAGCATCTTCACTTCCTTTCAGTTCATCGTACTGCGACTTCTGAATGGAATAGATTTCACCAAGGGAGCTTATCTCTTGGCTTACCTCTTTTCCTTTTTTAAGAAGTCTTCTATATTCAGCTATTTTTTCATTTTGCGTCTGCAATCCGAGCAACGCTTTCAAGTTTAAACCCATATCAGAAATTATTTTGTTTTGTCTTTACAAATTGTCGCATCCGGCACACAGACATTGTCTGCAAAATAAAAGTCCGGTTTATCAAGTTCAAAGGTATAGAAATATTGCGAAACATTTGCAATAGGTATCTGTATAATGTTGGTTACTTTACCTTTACATCCATTTTTAAGCATAAGAACATCGCCCGGCTTTATCTTATCCACTCTTTTTGTTTTATTATGGCACAAAACGTAAGAGCCGTCTACCACTCTATGTAAAGCATCTTCACGGTATCCCTTTTCAAGAGTTTCATCTTCCGTAACGTAGCATATATCAAAAATACGAGGAACAGAAGACAGTTCAGACTGGATAACCTTTGTCGCCCTTCTGTAACCGGAAACGGTTTTTATCACATTTCCTACTTGGATGTCCTTTATCCATTTTGAACCATCTATAGTAAGAATACTGATAAAACCGGAATTAAAAATCGTTCTTTGTTTCATTACACTTCGAAATATTTTGTACCTACAGTTATTTTTACCTTTGATTTTCTCTGAACCCGCTTACTTTCATCTACTTTTTTAGGTTCAAATGACTGTGTTTTGTCATCCCATTCATATCCATCTGGAACATGTCTTAACATACACCTGCAAAAAGGGTGAATATTTGTTAAAACAGGCTTCCAGTCTTTTGACTTTTTACCTATGTTAGTACCGTTGGCAATCAATTCGGACAAATCAAAAATAACGGGCTTAGAGCCTGCACCAGCCGTTGTGTAAGCATTAAGGCACATCCGGCAAGCACCGGGAAACACTTCCTTATATACTTTTGCATGGATACCGTGCTCTTTCATGATCGTCTGCGCTATCCCTATCTGAAAGATGTTCTCCATTTCAGTGGCAACAATACGACCCCAATCCCGGTTCCATTCATCCAACCTATGTCCCAATGAGCTAACAATGGATTGTACCGATTTCCTTTTCAGGACACCTTCCGTCAATTCTTCTCTAATAGCTGTTTCCACCTCCCTTTCCCGTTCTGCCACCGCTATTTTCATTTCTTCTTCTGAAATGGTAGAAGAAAGAGAATCTTTTATACGTGTCCCCATTCCTTTTATATAAGAATAAGAACGCATAGCCGCAGCATTATATTCTGCTTTTTCTCTTGAAGTTAGTTCCGGGTATTGCTCTTTTTCGACATATTGCCGAAGGTCGTTGAAGTTAAGAGAGGATAATTGTGCAGGTGTAAGAATTGCCGCCAAACGTCCAAATATGAATGCTTGCCAATAAGGTGGTATTTTCAGAACTTCTGTCTTTAAATCAAAGCCAAATCTTTTCAGCATATCTATGTCTTCTTGGGAAAGATATTCCTTACCCAGCACATCGGCAATTACACGAGCAATACGATAATCGACAATGAAAAACAACTGCTGTATTTCTTCCGGTGTGAATAGCATACTTACTTAGATTTTTGTTCTACTATTTTCTTCGTCAAATCCATCAACATATTATTTATCTGTGTCGAAAAGATAACTTGCGCCATACCTTCATATCCTTCCTGTACTTTTGGGTAACGCATAGGATCAACATGATGGTGTACATTTGACACTAAAGGCATCTTTTCGACCTTGATATTTTTGACATATCTCACATTCATAAGTTACTTCTCTCCCCAGTTCTTTTCAATGTAAGACATCGCAGCACTCATAATAGGATTGGAATCGAACGATTTCTGTGTATCTTCTTTGTCTTCTGACGCAATTTGTCGATCCACTTCTTCGTTCATCGCATCACCTCCGTACATAGCTTGCTGCATCTGATATTGTTTTTGAAGCTGGTAGGATTGATTCAAGATGGTATCGGTTTCTGGATTGAATTTACGTCCAGAGTATTTTTCAAAAATATCTTCCAAACAAACCATACCGTTTTGAATTTTCTTAGCATCAATCTCAACCTGTCTTCCTTCATCTTCTGCATCCACACCTGTAAAGACAAATTCAAAATCTTCATCCAGTTCTGATACAAGATAGTAATTGATTACTTCTTGTAAGAACACAAGGATAGGTTTCAAACCTTTGTCTTTTGAATGCTGCAAACGTTCCTTTTGTCCAGCTTGTCCAAAGATATTTGTTTGATCTTTGAATTGGAAGCCAAGCTCTGACGGGTCGATGCGATAAACCGCACAAGTCATAACAAGTAGGAATTTTACCCACTCGCTAAACTCCATATCCCGGTTGGTGTTTTTAGACAGATCAACCCATTGAAGGTCTAAACCGTTGATAATCGGCGTTCTATGTGAATTTTGAACCCCCACCATTGTCTGTTGCCATGCCTGCCTAAATTCACTCAAAGAAGCCTGTGATATGTTTGGATTCTTAACATTGATAATTCCTTTAGGGTTAGACCCTTTAGAAAAATACAGGCCGTTGTATTCAAATCCCCACAAAATCCATGTCATAACACTGGACAATGTTTCCAGTTCAGATGTTCCGTACCCGTTTTTATAGATGTTGGTCGATTTGTTTCGGATACCAATACCAAGCTCCCAAGGATAGAAGATAACGCTTTCGTGTGTGACCGGGTGCTGCATGATCTGACCCTGCCAGCACATGCAATATTTCGGTAAATATCCTTTGAATCGATACTGCTCAAATTCTTCATGGAACTTCGGATCGATACTGTCAAGAAAACGTACCAAAGAAGCATCTACGGCTCGATAACGAGCCAGATTCCATGATCTGTCCCTTACTATTTCAAAAGCAAGCTGATCAAGAGTAAGACTGTCAAATACAACTTTTCTCCCAAAGTCTTGAAATGTGTCAAACGATTCCCACTTGTCATGAAAACCGCCTTCTTCCAAAAACTTTCTGATATAATTGATTTTTATCTGATCTTCCCTTGAACGCTCCGCGCTTACCTTTTCAAAAGGATTCCGCTTTCTTCTGATAGTGTACCCTTCTTTCTGTTCATCAGTGCTGAAATGAAGAAAATTCTGAACCTGCTCAACACGAGTATTGACAACGGCCCGAACGACAAAGATGTCTCCCATTCTCCGAAGCACCTCAAAGGGCATAGAACCGTAAAAGTTAGGGTCTTTGTATCCCCTACCCGTATCGCTCGCTTCGTCTGGATTAAAAAATACAGCCTTTACGCTGTCTTGTCTCTGATTAGCATTATCCATATAGAGATTGGCTTTCACCAAATCCCCTAAATCGTCTGATCGAGACATCTGTTGTAATTTAGATTGGAGTATAGTAGGAAGTGTTTTTTGCAATCCTACAATATCTTCCAAAGAAAGGCTTGCCAGACTTTTGGTAAAGTCCGGCTTCCCTCCTTTATTATTTTTCTGCCTTTTCCTACTCATACTAAAATCAAAAATTATACTACTGACGATGCTACCTGTGCCAAAGTAACGCTAACCGTCTTGTTTCCTTCTGACTGCGTAATCACCAATGTTCCATTTCTGGCTGCTTCTGTAGGATTTTCTGACGCAACCACTTCCAAATCAGAATTACCTTTTGAAAAACCATCTCCATTAACGGCTGTTGTGTAAGGAACGTTCGTAGGCTTACCAACAGGAACATTATCTACATGAATTTGTTTTACAGAAGTGATAGAAGTCAATTTTTGTGTCCCGCCTTCTGCCTGGAAACTCAAAGATGTAGGGTCTACTGACAAAGAATAAACCACTTCCATGTCCGCATCATCCACCAACACCATAGCTTCCTCTTGCAAACCTTCTGGATAAGCTACCACTTTCAAAAGATTTGTCCATGCCCATTCTTTAAAAGTGCCCAGATTGTACGTCACACCTGCCTCTATAGAGATACCCAGACTTTTAAAATAGTCAATATCTCCAATAGGTGTTTCTGTAGCAAAAATGTTCATCTGACTGTCAATACCATCAGTTATAACAGTCAAACTTTTGCTACTATCTGAATTTGTAAATAAAATCCGCATCATAAGGCTTAATCGGCAGAAGCCACAAGATTAAAGGATTGAACACCGCCATTTGCAAACAAAACAATCTCCAATTCTTCTTTAGCATCCAAACCAAGATCAGCCAAAGTTAACGTCCAAGAATTTAAGATTTTACCCTTGATAGAGTGTCCGCCATTTGTGATCTCACCAAAACGAGTAGCCGATTCAGCCAAATCTACAGTATTGAGGAATACAGCTTCCACCTCTTTGGACTGATTAAGTTCCGATACAGCAGTAATAACCAAATTGTTTTCCGCATCCCATTCAGCAGAGGCAGTAACAATATCGTTAATTTCCTGCGGTTCAATGGTAAGTGTCAAACCATTTTCTTCCGCAAAGTCAACCAAATCTTCGTGCTGAACCGTTTCGCCTACATTCCACTTCCAACCCAAAGCAAGAAAAGAATCACTTCCTTCTTTTTGATCGTCTGTAGCACCAGTCTGACCGGGAACCACCACACCTCGCGGCGATTCAGTAATAAACACTCTTTTCTGTCCGCAAGAACCATCAGTAGCAACCACTACATCAATTTTATCATCTGTCTTTACAAATCTATACAGTCTCATATCTCAAAAAATTTAGTTTCTATACATCTAAATAGAAGGAGTATTATTATTCATCCTTTCCTTCATTTTCAAGAACCCATTCTCGTCAAAGTCCCTTAAATATTTTCTTATCCATGAAGGCACAAGATTGGGGTTTATCTTACCTGAATTTTCCACAATAGAAACAGCCTCTCTTACAATAAGAGCTGTACACATCAAAGACCGAAACCAAGTGAATGTTTCTGTAGATTGCCCATTGATTGTATATCCACCCAATACATGTGCTACAATCAGCAAGCAAGCATATACAAAAAGTTTAGTAAAAATCATTCCAATTCCTTTAGAAGAAAAATCCTTCTGTTTCAAATGGAATACCCAACTAACAAGTGTATCTACTACAATTAAAACTACAAGGAATTTCAAAAACTCCCAATCTTTGAATATGTATTTTTCTATTAAATCCACAATAGGAGAAAGGGGAATAGCGACAAGCAATGGATAACAGAAGCTACCCAAATAAGCCTTTAAACAATGTACTCTTTGTTTTCTTCCCATCACTCAATAAGGCTTACTCTTTCTTGTCAGTTTTATCGGATTCTGATTTCTTCTTATATTCGGTATCTTTTTTATAAGGCATTCCCACAATTCCTTTTCGGCGGTTTGCTGGAGTGTCTTTATAGAAACCCAATTTGTTTTTTACAGGAAGTCCGGTTGCTCCGGCTTTTTCGATTGTTTCTTGGTCGGCATCCTTCCACTCAATCTGTGGTTCTCTATAATATACAACAGATTTGTTGAAGTTTTCGTCAACCACAACAACACGATTCAGAGACACAAAGTCTATAGCTCCATGTTCCCTTTCAGTAGGATCAATACTTTTCACAACGTCAGAAGCAAAGTTTTTCACCTGTTCCAACGTATAAACCTCCCAGCCATTCTTTTCTGCAAGGCTTAAAAATTCGTTTATAGGAAATTCTTGTACACTCATGGACGTAATTATTTATAATTCAACACATACAAAAGTATAACTTTTTTCCTATAAAAGAACACTTTATAAAGAAAAACTTGTAAGCGATACTTTCTATGTTGGTGCGGCAACCGTACTTGTATCGCTTGCAAGTGCCGATCTCCCTCCGCACAGGGATCAAAGGTAACGGCAAAGCCTTTAAAAGAAGGAGCTTACAGCTACGTTCAAAGACGCGGTGAACAGTGTTACTTCAAAAGAAGCCTTTCTCACAAGAAACCATTATCTCACGACATCCTATAGGAAGCCTTAATGCCAGTGTTTCAGGACTTATCGTATCGGTTTATACTTCTATAGGGGAGCCGGCACTTCCATACTTCACATCCGAATATGTAGCATTAACTCCTCAATTTTGGGAAACATTAAGGTCGTTCCCCATCAACCTCACATAGCCTTCAAAAAAGAAGGAGGGAAGCTATCGCGAATCACTTCCCAACTTCAACTTTTTAAGCTATCTCATCTCGACTGCAAACATACAACTTTTGTATTCAATAATTGCAATTTTTGATGTTAAATATTGTTAATATTTATCCCACATGCAGAAGCTATCAGTAGAGATATTTCACGTTCCTTTTTCGACATCTTCTCAATAGAAGCCTTGTATCCTTCTGGATTGCCGTTATAACTCTCTATAATCGCCTTCTTTTGCTCTTCTGAAACGTTATAGAAAGCCAATACTGCTTTCTTTGCTTCTTCTGATAGATTGTTTCTATCCTTGATAGATAATGCTTTCTTTTCCATGCTATCTATGGGTTTTCTTGTTCTTATTTTTCTTTCTCCGCTTAGCGACATCCTTTTTATTACATCCCTTCTTAATGGAAGAACAAGGTTCAACCATTCTATTCAATTCATCGTCATCTTCCCCGATAAATATTTTTACACCATCCGCATCATAAACCATCATAATTTACGCAGCTTTATATAGTTTTCGATAATATTCCTTGACAATAGGTTGTGGTACACGCTTTCTGTAAGTAAGCGGACGTTTATCAAATATAAGAGATTTTAAAAAGTCGGCAGTAACTTCCTTCTTTTCCTGTAAATAAGACCTTATTGTACTCGCAAGACTACATAATCGCTCATATTCTTTATTGCTGTTATTCATAAAATTTTCTGCATAGCAATCATACCATTTTGTCCTACGTTGAGCATAAACAAGATAACGATAGGCTTCAAGAGGAAAACGCTTTTTTAGAGCAGAATCCCCTACGTTTTTTGTGTACATAACAATTTTCTTAGCAACAATAGCGTTCCATTTACGCATAGGAGGAAGGTTAATCTGAAAATTCCAACAACCTTTTATTTTACGGGAATCTAATTCTTTTTTTGTGGGCTCTCTAAAGAAATCCCTTCCAAAATAGGGTTTCAGTTTTTTCATACTATATCTGACTTGATCTATCGTCCAACCAAGTTCTCGTGCAATAGTCTTTTGACTAAAAAATAAAGAAGGTTCCCATTTGAGAGAAGGGTCGTTTTTCTTTTCGGACAGCCACACATGATAAATGGTTCTTCTTTTTAGTTCAAGATAGACCAAAAGAACACGTTCATTAAAACCAAGTCTTAATTCTCGATTATTAAATCTTTGAGTATCTTTAAATGCCTTAAAGGGACGTAAAAGACAAGCAGGGATCAAATTCATATCTTTAGAATAGAAGGATTTGTCTTTTATCACGAAACGATAAGTTGAAACGATTTTTGTTTTTCCGCAAGAAGGATCAAAAAATTTTTCCACCTTATGTTCAATCTTCATGCCACCAGCATACTTATTAAATATCGTCAATGCTTGATTTTCAGATTCGCATCCTATTGCATCTTTTAGAAAAGACAAAAGAGATTTTTTTGAATAAAAAACCTTTGAAGTGATACCCTTGTTTTTTCGTTTAGGAGTGACATCTTTCCCTTTTTTAGTAAATCTTCTTCTACCCGAAAATTTACCTTCACTCTCATCGAACAACAAATGCCGTTCTAAATCAGAACGAATCAAAAAGGCTGCTATATTTTTATAGTCCATAAATGGAATTTTTAATGGTTGTTATCAAATCGTTTTAATTCTCACAGTACAAAGAAAGCAAAAAAAACAATAACAAGCAAACTAACATAAAAAAACTACGTTTCGCAACGTAGTTTCCCGTTTCATTTATAGAATATAAAAATATATCACTTTTGCCACAAAGGTACAACAAAAAACCGACAAAAACAAAGAACGGCGCGAAAAAGCACCACAGGGCGCATCGCCACAGCACCCGTCTCGCGCGCGCCCGTAGGGTTTCCTCCCCACCCTCCATCCCTAAGTCTTGTTTTCCGATTTTCCCATTCAAGCGCGTATGCGCGTGTTTTCCTTTCCCTCTTTTCTTTAATAGGAGTAATCCTGTTTTTGTTCTTTTCTTTTCACTTCTTTTTCTTTCTTAATAGGAGTATTCCTACTAAAAGAGAAATTTGTTCAGCAAATCGGAAAATTCGAAATAATGAGGGAATACTCCTATTCCCGAATTTTCGATTTTCCAAGGATTATTATATACTACTTTTTTAAAAGTATGTATATATATAATCATGTTAATTATGTCGGGAAAATCCGGCATTGAACGTAGTGTAAACGAGTGAAAATGAAGAGATTTTCTAAATCGACAAAGAACCCCCGTAGGGGGTGTGGGGTTCTTGAAATGGGGTGTGAAGCTTGTCAAAAAGAGGTAGTGGAGATAAAGAAAAATGGGTAGCAAATCAAATGACTGCTACCCACCCATCGAATAGTAAAATAAGAATTTTGAAGAAACCGTTGAGGCTTTGGTGAAGATTATGATTTAACACACTATGTCAGTTTTTGAATTTTGGGTAGGAAGGTATTTCTCAATAGTTCCTACCCTTTTTGATGATCAGAACTTAATCTTATACATATACCATGATTAAAATTCTTGGTCTTTTGTTTCGTTTTCTACTCTTTTGCCCAAAGGTAGTAAAGATTTTACAAAAGATTCATCGAATTTTATAATCCCTTTTTCTTTTTGTTCTTCTATGTATCGTATCTTTTCTTCGTCTGTTACTTCCACAAGACCGGGAAAAGGATTTTGATCCCTGCCATATTCTCTTCTCATTCGTCTAGCAGCTCTCCAATTAGGATCACGTAGAATACCATCACCTATTCTTAATAGGAATCTCTTTCCTGGAGCAAACCCTACCATCAATAAATCTTCATTTGATCTGTTTTGTTCTTTGGGAATGACTTCCACATCCATACCTCGCAGAAAGAAGTTCGACAAGAACGCTTTCATCACATCTCCATCCCATTCGTAATATAAATACAAAAGCCTTCTTCTTTTGCTTATAAAGTATTTTATTTTCCTTTCCATATTCCTATTTCTTTTTCTGTTTGTTCATGTCGTAATAGTTGATAAAGATAATATCAAATCCAATTACTCCGTTTTGTTTCATTTCAATTGAACTGAATCCACCGTCCCAAATAAGGGCAATAAGTTTGTAATCTGGTTTATCTACAACCTCGGATATCCCTTCTTTCTTTAACCTTTTCTTTTCTTTCAGATAATCCAGAATCCCATCTATAAAGGTTTTTGTATCTTCCATATCATAAATATCGAACTTTGCTTCGAGACTTGTATAAGGAACTATCCCTGATTTTTCATCAAAAACCTCGTTTACACTTAATTTATAACCTGTATTGAGGCTATATTTTATAGCTTTTCCTCCAGTCTCTATAGCAACCCTTTCGCTGTAGGCTTCTTTTGGAATGAGTTTATCAGCTTCTTCAACCAAAAAATCTTTAGAAGAAGCATCCAATATTTTAAATTGAATATCCATAATTTGATAGATGTTCAATTCTTTGGAGGTTTCTTGCTCTTTGGTAATTTCTGATTCTTTAGAGGCTTCCTGCTTGCATCCACACATCGAAATAAGTGTAAATAATACACTGATAAAAATTACTCTTTTCATGTTATTTGTTGTTTTTAATGATTTCACGTTTGATATTGTTGTTTGTATCCTTTGCCAAAGGAACCGCTATCAGGATTGAGAAAATCCAAAATCCGGTAAACCAAAGTAGGTGTTCAACACAGTTCACCAAATCGACCTTAAATAAGGTGATTGCAGCTCCTAAAAGATTGTACAGGGTACAAATGGTCAGGATGGATGCGATAATAGGTTTACCAGTATAATAAAGCCCAAATCCACCCCACATACAGGTCATGATAAAAGCCCTGAATGGCTTTTTCTTCCTTGTTTCGTAAAGCAACTCTTGCCTCTCCGTCATTTTCGTTTCCATACTCCTATTAGTTTTTGATTGTGTAATTGATTATCGTGTTTTCTTCTGTGCAAGATTGTGTCCAGAGTGAAGGGATTCTTATTTCCGTTTCACCTTCTGCCATCATTAAATCTACTCCAAATTCTCTATTATCATTAAAGAAGTATCCTTCTTGGTTATAACAAAGATCAATGTAATCGATATTATATGAAAATACTCTCGCTAAAATAGGATAAACACTATTCGGGTTTTCAAAAGAAATGATTTCTACTCTCTTACCATCTCTTGTACAGACGGGTTTGCCAGCTTTTGCTTCTTCTAAATTGAAAGGTTTCATAATTCTATTTGTTTTTGTTACTTGAATATGCTGCAAAAGTAATATCATTTTGTACAAAAACGAGGCTTTTATTGTTAATTTACGTGAAAATGTAATAGTATATTCTTACACTTTTGTAAATGGAAATAAAAATCCCTGCCTCTCACGAAGAAAGACAGGGACAAAACACTGTATGGCTAAGATTTTAAGCAATTGATTGTTTGGACAACTTCAAGTAACAGTACAAAGTTAGAAATTTCACTGGTGATTCAAGTGATTTTTCGTCAAATTCATACTTATTCAGCCATTTTTCTATTTCTTCCAGGTTCAGATATTGCCATTTTTCTTGTTTCATGCACTCTGCAAGCGCGGGAAAGGTATATTCCTTATCCTTGTTGAATTTCTTGCATACCCTTTTGAGATAACTTTTCCTACCTGAATACCAAACATCACCCGCAGATGACATGCAGTAATAGGAATTGTCCTTTCTTTTCACTCCAAACCGTGTCACAATAGGAAAATACACCCTATCAGCAAGGAAAATGAAAGGAATGTACCAGACACCGTACAAAAAGGTCATAAATCCATTCAATTTTGCTTCTGGAATGAATTTTTTGAGCGTTTTTCTGAATCCATAAGCAAAATACCAGTTGTTAGCACCTCTTTTTACTTTGATTGTGTATTTCAAATGAATGTTCCTATCATACACCCTATCCCATGGTTTTACTTTTTCTGTGTTCATAGAAGGAAGGTACGTCCAAAAATGTTTCAATGCACTGAAATAGGGATTGTAAATGGTATGTCCGTGATCAGAAACATAGGAAAGGATGTTTTTCAGTATTTCTTTTGCTAAAATGCCTGTTTTGTGATCTTCCATCCCCTCCGCTATTAATGTAAGAGATGGAAGTAAGTTCCAAATTTGGTCTTGCGAGACAAAAGGAGAAAAACAGGGGTCTTCATTTTCAAGTTCGATACCGTTCGAGTAACCGCTTTCCACTTTGAAAGCGTCAAAAAGGTCTTTTGAATTTACCGATATGTCGTCTCTAAGGAAGAATCCAGGCTCGTATTTAAAATATACTTTTGGATTCTTCATCTTTTCATCCTCATAGGCACTCAAAGAAAGTCTTTCTATTGATTTCAGACACCAGTAAATTTTATCTACACAAGATTTATCCCCCAGCACAGCTTCTACATATAAATAATGTAGGTATTCTGCCATGTTGATCGTTCCGTCTCCCCAATATAAGATTTTCAGCCCTGTTGTGTTACTCTTTGTCACTTTACTTGCTGGGATATTAGTTCCTCGGCAATTGTAGTTCTCTGTCACTACTACAAAATCTTTAAAGAAAATGCTTTTCAGCTTCGTATATTTTTCGTCTATCGTCATAACTATAAATATAAATGTATAATAAAGGCGGAACTTTCGCTCCGCCCAAAACCAATAAAAACAAAAAAGTGTGATGAAGAAGATTATTCCTTTTTCTTAGTGAATAACCCAAACAACCATTCGATAAGTCCACTATCAAAAACGCCGTTCGAAGCTAATCCTGCTCCAAATCCCCATAAGAGTGCTTGCCACCAATCCAGACCTTCAAACATTCCAAGATTGAATCCCCAGGCAAACATTCCAAGTCCGATACCGATTACCCAAGAGATAATCCGTTGTACCCATTCAGAAGGTTCTACTTTAAAAAGTTTCTTGATAAATTCGGTTACGACTGCCGTAACACCCACTACTCCTGCAAAAGTAGCGAAATTTGCAGCGTAATCAACTGTTTCTTCTGGAAGTTCCCCTTGTGCAAAAATACAGGCGACATAGGAGAACAAAAAAGCCAATGTCAATAAAATCTTGTTCATGGTGATATTTATTTTGAGTTAATTAATCGTGTCAAAGATAAAAGAAAAGGTGCACTTTCACAAGTGCACCTTTCGAGCATTCTGTTTATCGCCAATGATAAAGTATCAAATCATTCAATTGTTAATTTCTTTTCACTCCCAACTTAGCTCTATAAGCCTGTCGAAGATTTTCTACTACGATTTCCAAAGCATTTACATTCATGCTTTCGATGATTTTCACTCCCGGCACGTTTGTTCTCCAGATAGCGTTCCCATTATCGTCAATGGTTTGTTCTATTGTTGCGTTCGGATAAATCTTTTGCAGTTTTGTTTTAGCTGCTTCCAGTCTTTCTTGATATGTAGCCATAGCTGTACTTTTTGTTTTCAAAAGTAAGTCCTCTCCTATTTAAAAACAAATACTTTAACAAATGTTAATAGTGTTGTAACATTATACTGTTACATATATCTTTGCATCAACATGAGAAAAGATAGGAAAACAGAAAGCAGATTGATTAAGTCGGTAATGATATACCTTACAATAGATGGTTTAGCAAAGGTATGTGTACCCGACAATGAGATAATCATTGTTCCTATCGCAGTCATTCTTGTTAGTGTTATTTTGACACTAAAGGTTTTTGACTGAATTTCGACAAAAATGTAACATTATATTTTGTCATGTAACATTAAAGTGTTACATTTGTGGCAGAATAAAGAAAAACGATTTTAAACTTAATGAAAAAAAATGGATTAAAAATTAAAGAGATCATGCAAGGAAAAGGTATTTCCGTAGCCCAGGTGTCAGAAAAATTGGGAGTAACAAGACAATCTCTTTATAGGTGTCTGAACGGAAATCCTACCATGAACCGGTTAAAGGAAATAGCTGATATTCTTGATGTTTCTCCAAAAGACTTGTTCAACGATGAGAAGAAGGATTGATTTATTGATAGTAACAAACAATATTAAAAAGAAAAATATGGAAACAAAATTTAAAAAAGGTGACATTGTACGGATCAAAAGTCTTGATTGGTACAACAATAACAAAGACGAAAAAGGGAATGTAACTGTGACCGGTTACGCTTGCCCATTCACAAAAGTATTAAGTGAATATTGTGGGAAATGCTTTGTTATTAATGAAGTAGAAAACAAAGCTATCTATTTAAACGGTATTCCCTATGTATTTTATGAATGGATGTTTGAACTGGGAAAATACGAATTGAAACCTTTGGATATAACTAAAAATTCTATTGCAACTAACAATCCTTTTATTTTCAATTCTGCAAAGAAACCTATTTCTGTTTGTGGTGTAATTTCAGTACCTTTATATATCGCAGTAAAGATTCAGGAAACACCAAAATTCCAGCCTTTTCAAAAAGTGCTTGCAAAAGATTCTGAGAAAGGGATATTTGATACTTGGCATTGTTGTTTGTTTTCTCATACTTCAAAAGAAGGCAAATATTTTACTTCTTCCGGTATGTGGGACGAATGTATTCCTTTTGAAGGAAACGAACATTTGGTAGGAACGAAAGACGATCCTAAAGAACGATAACCCAACGTTTCCATATATTTTTTAAGTTCCCCGGCGGGATAGTTCATCATCTTTCCGCAAAGATCGGCTCCCGCCGGGTTTTATCTCATTTTTAACACTGTATCGCAATGACTTATTTTATCTTACAAAATAGAAGATTATCTAAACAAGCTGTTTCTTGTTTTAAATTCCAAGAAGGAACAGCAAATACTTCACCCTATCTTTCTATAAAGATCAGAGGGAAAGAAGAAATTATCCCCTTCAAAGACAATAAAGAAATAGTCCCGGTTAAAGAACGTTTGACAGCAACATTTCCGGATTTTGTAAAGGTAGGGAACAGTTATATCAAAAAGACTATGTTCCGAGAATACAAACCTGTTTCCCGTCCTGATGAAAATGTGTGCTATATCCTATTCAAAACTTCTTTTGGCAGTATAAAAGTTAGATTCAATAATGAAGAAGATTTGAAAAAGGAGCTTGCTTCTATGGATCAACTTTTTGATGTAGAATAATCTAATCATCTCAAAAACAATAAAATATGGAAGCAAAAGATAGAACAAAAACAGAAGTCTCTATTGAGCTAAGGGAAGTTCAAAGAGAAATCAGTAAAGCAAGAAGTACAAGGAATTGGGCAAAAATTTCTTTTCTGAATCAAAAAAGAATACGCCTGCAAGAAGAACTGGATTATCTGAAATCTAAAGACAAATTCTATTATCAAGAACAAAATTTAGAAAAATCACTTGTTTCTTGGGCAGCAAAGACACTCAATCTTTCTCTCAATATGGCTGATTTGTCTGTATATTATCTGGACTTGTATTTGCTTCATTTTAAAGAAAGAGGCTTTGTTCCTACCGATGAATGGAAAACTAAAGAAAAAGCATTTCATGAAGCTGCAAAAGAACTTGCAGAATATATGCGGTATTTCTTTAAAGGAAAATCCTCTGACGATAATTCAGAAAGCATGTCGGAACTTATGGATTTGATTGAAAGAGATTACTATACGGATAGAGAAAAAGTTCATCACAAACAATATGAAGAAAAGTTATGATAGACTGGAGTAAATTTTTGGGAAGATGCGGGATTGCGTTGTTATTCATATCGCTACCTGCAATTGGTTTTAAACTTTATTTTGGGTTGGAATGATCGTTCTTGCTATTGAAATGATTGTCGTAGCTGTTATAGTAGATGAAAATTGTTAAAGTAACTGAACATCATGGACAAATTATATTTTAAAACACGAAAAGAAGAAATTCAATCTAAGATTGATAGTTGTAAGAAAGAAATGAAAGAATTAGAGAATGAATACATAGTCTCTAATCAAAAATTCCCTATTGGGAGTAAAGTTTGTTTGACTATTCCCGCTTATGAACTCCGAGGTCTCGGTATTAATAGAATAAGAATAGTTCCAGAAGAAAAGAAATTTGCTTATGTAACTGGATATGAAATTGTGGCAAATGAAGTTGTTCCTATTCTTATGAAAGCAAAGAAGGATGGAACAATATCTAAATTAAGAGAACATATGTCATTCAGACAAGCAATAATTGAATTAGCAGAATAGATATGAAAAGAAAAGATATAACAAAAGCATCTTCTGTCTTTAAAAAGACAGAGCAAGAACGAATAGGGTACTTTCATAATGGCATAAGCCTAAGCAGTGTTGCGGTTGCTTTTAGAGAGGGTGTTGATTGGTTTATAGATTCTGTATGGTATGATAAAACAGTAAAACCCAAAATTGGTGAGTTTATTGTTTGTATTCATGAGAAAGGGAAACTGATGGGTATCCTTCAAGAAGATCAAGTTTTTATATCGTCCCGTCCAGGGTGTATTCTGTATCGTTTCAGTGAAACAATGCAATGGGCATATTTAAACGACTTGTTAGGTCTTATGGAGGGTTGAATCATGAAAAATCAAGTTTTATCAATCGACCAAATGCAACGCCTTAAAGAGTTGGGTGTTGATACAAGCAAATCCAACATATATTGGGTAAGAAGATCACATGGAAGTAGGATAAACGATTCTTCTAAAGGTAATTGGTTTTTAAGCCTGCAAAAAGAATTTATGGGTGTAGGGTTTACTGCTCATGAGGTAATTCCCACTTTCACTTTGCAAGATATTATAGACATTCTCCCTGGCTCTATAGACAATAATGTGCTGACTATTAGGAAACATGTCAATGGTGTAAGTATTTCTTATGAAGATACCTATACCCGGTCTATTCTTAGTATCTTCGAAAAAGAAGATATTATTGAGGCTGCCTATGAAATGTTGGTGTGGTGTGTTAAGAATGGATATGTAAAAAACAAATAATAAAAACAAGTCATGAAAAGAGGAATGCTGACAGCTATGTTAATGATGTCCACATTGGGTGTAAATGGAAGTACATATCCATTTAAAACGGGTAGCGGAATGAACCCCAATTACCGGAGGCCAGAGAAAAAGAAACAGGAAAAAGAGTTTTGTATAAAAGGAATAAAAGTAATGGCATATTCCAGAAAAGATGCCATTAAAAGATTAAAACATTTAAAATAAACAGAATCAAAATGGAAAAGAAAATTTTTGTATTCAAGTATGCTTTAACAAAAGGTATCATAGAGGTAGATACTGAAATAAAATAAAGTACTTATGGAGAGTATGCTAAGTCAAAAAATCAGATGAATATTATGTGGACAAACAGAGATTATGTTCACACAAAAGAAGAAGTCTTGAAAAAGGTGGAAGATATGAGACTTAGGAAAATCGAGTCTTTGAAAAAGCAGATTGTCAAACTCGAAAAAATGAAATTTTGAAATGAAGGAATTTGATTTAGAAAAAGCGAAAGTCGGACATCCGGTGTGCACAAGAGATGGTAAGGAAGCGAGAATCTTGTGTTTTGATAGAATAGGACATCATCCTATTGTGGCCTTAGTAAAAGAGGCTGGTGATGAAACTATCTTTTCTTATAACAAGAAAGGAAGATTCAGTAACGATGGAAGGGGATGTATGTGTGACCTTTTCATGAAAGCTGTAAAACGAGAAGCATGGATAAATTTGTACAAAGATAAAGATGAACGACTATTCCCAGGACTTAATCTTTTTGAATCTGAAAAAGAAGCAAAGGATAGAATGGAATCAGGTGAAAAGTCAAATCGTTTATATTACAAAACAGTAAAAATAGAATGGGAAGAATAAGGTAAAAACAAAAAAAGAATGAATATGGAAACGAAGAAAAAGATATGCCCTAAGTGTGGACAAGAAGATGGGTCGGGACAAAATAATATACATGATATGAATCCCGAAAATTTTTGCAAATGTCCTATACGGTCTATTATGGAACGAGATGGGGTTTGCTATTCTTGTGCGTTTTGGATCAGACTATATGAAGAGAATAAGAATAATCCCAATTGGTTGATTATAGATGGAGAATCATGGATAGCTCACCCGTTTGTTCCCAATACAAACAACAAAACACGAAGATTCATGGGTATGAGAGGAAAAATAATGGAGGCTATTTCAAATGATGGGAGAAAAATCATTTCCAATGATTGGTGGCATCAAGGGAAAATTCCAGAAGAATTTAAGGAGTTAATGCCTGATAATGCCAAATGGGTAGAATGAGTTTAAGAAAAATACATAGATACAAAACAAACAATATGAATATAGTTGAATTAATAAAAGAGTGTCCAAAGTACACTAAATTGTACACGATTACACATGGAGAAGTTTTGTTCGATCATGTTGAGGGCAACTGTATTGTTGTGATAACTGAAACATCAAACGGCTTTACAAAATATTTGAAATTGGATGAATTAGGCAGACTTTCAGAACACGGACAGACAGTTTTGTTTCCGTCAACATCAGGAACATGGGATGAGTTTGATATTACTAAAATAGAAATAAATTCTCCTTTTGTGCCAGGGCAAGTAGCTTACAACGAAGAATTTTGTTCATTTGGTTTTGTGGACATGAACGGCGTTTCCCTTAAAACAAATGAAGGACAAATATTGCCTATTTCCCGTTTGGCTACGGAAAGCGAAATTGATATCTGGAATCAGGAAAATCATAAAAAGCATCTGCATTATTCTCTTGCGAGAAAGAAATTCGTTTACTGTTTCTGTCCTTTTGATAAGGTTCTTGTAAGACAAGACAGAAATAAAGAATGGGTGGCAGATTGGTTTTCTCATATTATCAGTACAGAGCCAGAAGAAAGGATATATGTTACCGTAGGAGGCAAATGCTGGGCATATTGTATTCCTTTCGATAAATCAACCGCTGATCTTGTAGGGTCGGCATCTGATTTCGAAGAAAACGAATAACTTTTTAAGAAAAATAGATAAGATTATGGAACAGAAAATGGCAACAATCCCGTTTGATTTAGAAACGGCGAAAAAAATAAGAGAAGGGAAAATACCAGGTCAGATTGTGACAGAGAAAGGACGAGATAGGGCAGAAATCGTATATGAAGATGATTTGTGTAATGCATATCCTTTATTGGTTGTAATTCATTCGATTTCTGTATCGGCAGATTGGTTTTCGTCCACGGGGGAAACGTTTAACGAGGAAAATCGTCTTCTTCTTGAAGTTCCAGAATATACTACATTTAAAGATGGAGATGTACTAAGTAACAAAGATGGAGATTTTACCTTTATTCTAAGCAAGCATGGAGAATATTCAACATCTTTGTATGCGTACATTAATTTTCAAGGGATTCTTTTTATAGGAGATGGCAATATGGATGCAGCCAACAAGAATAACATAGAACGTTTTACTCTTGCTACTAAAGTTGAAAGACAAAAGCTCATTGACGCATTAAAGGCAAGCAAGGAGCCTAAAGCTAAAGAGTATCTGAAACGCTTCTTTGGGATTGAAGAAAAGCCGAAATATGAGTTTAAGCCGTTTGACAAAGTGCTGGTAAGAGACGAGGACGATAAAGAATGGCATATCAGCTTGTTTGCAAGGGAAATTGTGGACGATTCTGATGGATTGTCTTATAAGTACGAATGTTCCAATGGAACATTATGGGATTATTGTATTCATTTTGAGGGTAACGAGCATCTTTTAGGAACTGCTGAAAATCCAGAAAAATGAAATATATGGGGAATAAAAGCAGGATAAGAAACGAAATAATCCCTATTCTTCTAAAAGTTATACTACGGTAAGATAATCCATTTTATGATCAAAGATTTGTTGCTATATTTGCGATGCAATCAAATAAAAAATGAGTAGTCTTACTGTAGTAATGAGTATTGTTCCGATAACCAATACTTAAACTATATTTCAACGGCTTTGTATCTTCCAATACAGTAGGACTATTCTGCTTTATTTGATTGCAACGGGAAGGGCAAAGCCGTTTTCTTTTGCCCGTAATCAAATATTTAAAGTTATGAACGAATTAGTCAATTTCAAAAATGAAGATTTTGGAGAAATCAGAACTATGTTAGTTGATGGTGTACCTTATTTTGTCGGTAGGGATGTTGCTTTGGCTTTAGGGTATGCAAAGCCAAGAAATGCAATTTTGCAACATGTTGATAATGAGGATGCCCTAAAACAGGGCATCCCTGATTCACAAGGACTTATACAGCAGACTACTTTAATAAACGAAAGTGGCGTCTATTCTTTAATTTTTAGCAGCAAGTTGGAAACCGCCAAGTCTTTTAAGAAATGGGTTACATCAGAAGTACTACCTTCTATTAGAAAATCTGGAAGTTATTCTGTAATTCCTTCCTATCAAATAGACGATCCTATTAAAAGAGCAGAAAAGTGGATAGAGGAACAGAAAGAAAAGAAAGCACTTGAAACAAAAGTAGAAGAACTGTCTATCGAAAACAAGGAAATGGAAAAGAGAATTGAAGAAGATACTCCAAAAGTGATTTTTGCAATGGCTGTAACCGAATCCAAACGTTCCTGTCTTGTTGCCGAACTTGCAAAGATCATCTGTCAAAACGGAATGGAAGTAGGACAGAACCGGTTATTTAAGTGGCTTCGCAAAAGAGGGTATCTTGGAGTGAAAGGCGAATACTACAACCAACCAATGCAAAGATGGGTAGAAGCAGGAATGTTCGAGATTAAGAAAAGAACGATCACAAAGCCGAACGGTGATCTGATTACAGTAAGTACACCTCTTGTAACCGGCAAAGGGCAAGTGTATCTCGTGAACAAGTTCCTGAAAGAATATGTCTCAAAATGAAAATGAAAAATCATCCAATTTGTCGCAATATAATGTTACATTTTAGCTCAAAAACTTCACATGACATATTATATTGCGACAAATCCACAAAAAGTTTGTTACTTATAAACACTCTCTCCCTCTCCTACCCAAATGTTAAAATCAAAAATCCATGTTTTAAGACCAAAAATAACCCTATTTTGGGTCAAAAATATACAATAAGTAAATTCATTTTCGCCTATAGGGGAAGTCGAAAATTCAAAATTTATAAATCATTGATATTTAATAATTTAACTCAAAATCTTATCAGAAATGCACTTTTATCCCTTATTGTAAAAATATACAATAAGTCCAAGTACTGTTTTCTTGTCTCATTTTAACTCAAATGTTAAAACCAATCTGAAAAAGTAATAATAAACGGTTACATTTTAGTAGGAAAATAGTTACAGAAGGTTAAATAAGAGAAACTACCCTTCCAGAAGGCAAAATTCCATTCATTTAGGTGTAATTTATAGCAATCCAGATGTATTTGTAGTAGGAGATTTACCCTATTTTGTAACAATAAACTATTACATTTTAGCCTGTTTTTAGATATTTGTTGGTATCATTTTAATAGAGATAGCCTTTGTTTACTTTACAAATAGTCAAAATTCAAAAACAGTCGAAAAATAGAGTGATTGAAATCCGACAAAAATAACATAAGCCTGAAAATCAATAATTTAAATTTTTCGATTTTCGTCCACTCCCTTATAGCGAAAAAAGTTTTGAAAACCCGATTTTCCTGCTATCATTTTGATATAGAAATCAATTGTTTCTATATCATTTTGTCAAAATAGTGAGATTTTATGTATTGAGCGAAGCGATTGTCCCTCGGAAGGGAGAAAGAATCCGCAAGGATTCCCCTTCCGAAAGAAAATAGGATAGACCAACCCACCAAAAATCGCCAATAGGAATCCAAATCCATATTTCTGTACATATCAAGAAAGAAAAACAGGAAAGTCAAACCTATAGGAAAGGAAAAGAAATACCCCCCTCCCTATTCAAAAAGAGAAAAAGAAGATATTGCAGATAAAACAATGTTTCTACTATAATAGAAAAAGTAGGATGGTAAATTGCCAATAGGAGTGCATTTTTGAGATTTTATATACATAAGATGATGAAAATCAATAGATTGAAAATATACTTATTTTGAAAAATCCCCACCAAGAGAACTATTTGAGAACTTTTTCTTGTGGATGGAGAAAATAAATGACTGTTTGTAAAAATCGCCTATATGGAGAGCAAAATAAAACTTTTTCTTGTGACGTATTAGGCACGCCACCTCAATATGGAGAGTCCTCAAACAGTCCCTAAAGATACCCTACTAAAACAAAATGCCCCCGGATAACCTACTTTTAAGCCCGTTTCAGACACTTTCTTTTCAAAATAATATACCAATACCACCAAGATAAAAACAAAGCCTTAAAAACGATTATTTGAAATCATAGGATCAAAGCATAGGAATCGGAAAAGGACAACAACAGCTACCCCCCTATTACATGGAGATGTACACTACATCCATGTGTAAAGGGTAGAGGTAACGAAGGTCTACAGCCCTACACAAAGAAAAATTTCTTATATATGATATATCATATATAAGAAAAATGAAGAAATAAAGGAAATAACAAGGCAATGAAGGATAACGACACACGAAGGGCTGCGCCCTATCAATGAGATAATAGAAGGCTATTTGTGTCAAAAATGAAAGATTTTAGACCGAATTTTGCCTATTTTCATTGTAAAAAGTACAATAAGTAAAACTATTTTCGCCTATAGTGCGTACTCGAAAAATTGATTTATTTAAAATATTGATTTTCAGTTAATTAGCTAAATATGATTCGAAAACTCGATTTTTTAGAGTGATCAAAAAATTATACAATAAGTCAATTTGCCTATTTTAGTGTCAAAAATGAAAAGTTTTGAGGTTTTGAGGATGAAAATAGGTGTATTCCGGTATTAGTATAGCTCTCAAAATTGGGTCGTATATGGTGCGTTGCAGCGCCGTAGACCCAATTTTAAAAACAATAGATATATTGTCCCATAAAGAGATAAGGTAGTATATAGAGTATAAAAATAGATATAGAAGGTGATCAACAACTATAGGAATAGAAGAGAAAAGTAGGAAGCAAACACAATCGCAAACACTCCGAACACCGCTTGAATAGTGGAAGAGGTAGGATAATAGAGGGAATGAAGGGAAGGTGTTTTGTGTAGGGTGATGGCAGGCAGGGCGGGATAATCTCACATACATAAATCTAAAGACATAAAAACACATACATAACATACACAAAAGTCCTTTACAAAAGATAATCACATATACCCACAAATCACATTTTTACACCTACCTACTTATCTAACATTTTCATATTTACATTCCTTTGATTTCCTTCTTTTCTCTTTTTCCTATTCGTTATAACTTTTAGTTATAGGTTTTTCGACATGCTTTTTCTATTCTTTTTCTTTTATTTTGATAGGTATTTGTGTAATTTGTTGATATTCAAATAATTGTGTATCATGCTATTTAGATTAATTCTAAATAAGGTTTTCTTTATTGGTATTAAGTTATAACTATTTGTTTTAAAATTGAGGTTCCGCCCGCGCCGGCGCGCTTTCGCTTCGCCTCAATTTTGATATAAGTAACAAACAAAACAAAGAAAAATCATCAAATTAACCTTTCTTAACTATAAAACCTTTGGTATGTAACATTAAAGTGTTACATTTGTAATGTGATAAAGAACTAATAATAACAACTAATTAAATTAACAAGCATTATGAAAGCAAAGAGAATTAGTACAAAGCAAGTACAAGAATTTATTAACAACGAAGAAGAAAGATTTAACGATCATCCGGCGATAACGGATAACGGCGATAGCAAAGTAACTTCTATCTCCTACGAAGGCAAAACAATTAAAATCAATTGTTTGCTATCAAACACGAAGGCTTGCAAATGGGATAAAAAATACCCGGAAAATCATAATCACTATATAGTAACAGTGAGCTATGAAGGCAAAAGATTATCTTTTGATTGGTTTGACAGCTTCCGAAATTTTAAAATTGATAATATAGATAAAAGTAGGGAGGATATAATAGAGATGTTTTATTCATTTTTGCAAGATATTCTTTATAAAAATGAATATTCGGACAAAAACGACTTTTACAAAGGAGATGGGAATACGCCTGCTTTGTGGAATACCTTATGCAAGCAAGAAAATAAATATAATAGAGTGTTTGAAGGCGTTGACATTTACGAACTTGCAAACAATTTACAAGAAACATTTGATTTTTAACGATTTAAAGCGATAAGGATATGAAAACAAAGTATATTTATAAGGGTGAAGAAATTTTACACAGTACGTTTATTTCTCTATGTCGAAAAATTGGTGTAAATGGTGGGAGAAAATTTACTACTTTGGAGAAATTGCAGCAAGAAGTAAACAAAGGAAATGAAAAAGCGATTGAATTATTATCAAATTTGCAAATACAATGAATAGGGTGTATAAATGGATAGTTGACGGGCTGGAGTTCTCCAGCCTTCAAAAAGCAAAGCAATTTTGTAGGGAAAGTAAAACAGGTGCTAAAGGCATTTATGGAGCTGACAGGAACGGAAATAATGTAACTTTTACACCTATTGAGAGCACAAAGCGTGGCATTTCCTTTGGAAAGTCCTATAAAATAAATGTAAATAATACACTTTAATAAACAGTTAAACAACAAAGTTATGAAAATGAAGGCTATACAAGTAATATTGGAAGGGTTGAAAGTGGTATTTATTTCTTTCGTTATCGCTCTTATTGTTCTATTTGTTGATGAAAGGAACTTTTTGCATGTTATCTTATCTATCCCTATTGTTTTGTTTTTACTTTATATTTTGATTGAAAAGTCATTTATAAGTAACAAACAAAACAAAGAAAAATCATCAAATTAACCTTTCTTAACTATA